CATCCCGCATCCCGCATCCCGCATCCCGCATCCCGCATCCCGCATCCCGCATACCCCACCTCGGTGGTTCATCCCGCATACCACATCCCATCATACCCCACCTCATCCTTCCAATAACGTCCCGCATATCATCCTCCCCGAATATCCCTCATACTTCCTCACAACCATATCACCTTCCATCTCATTTAATTTGTTATATTTGCGATATAATTAAAACATAATATATTATGAATAAAGAAGTTAAATACATGATGAGGGGGGGTATTTATATCCTTCGTAAAAATTTATTCTTATGATAAGGAGGAGATTTTATTCAAGTTATAAATCCCCTGTTGATAATGGCGTTTATGCCGTTAAACAGGATGGTAGATTAATACCTTTGTCAAAGGCGGATTATCAATGTATATCCGTAGCTATTGTACATGATGATCATAAGATCATGATTGAGAAGAATGAAGATTCTAATCAAAGCTACAAAACAGCCACGTCCGGTTTGCCCGATTCTTCTAACAAGACTTACTCTTTTTATTGGGGTGAATATGGTACGGATCAGACCGGCATTACAAATTATGACAAAGTAGACGGGAGCAATGATTTTGGTTTCCTGAAACCTGAGCAAGATTCATACAAAGGTACTCCATATCTTCCGGATGATGTTAGCTCCTGGACGAATGGGGCTTTATCTGATTGGGATGGGAAAGCGAATTCCAATGTATTAAAAGGGGTGACTACCGGTGGCGGTTCTTATACTTCCTATGCGACAGCCGGTCATGTACTTAATACGTTCTTAGCTAGTGCTGACGCTAAAGGATATGATGATTGGTATATCCCATCATGTGGTCAGCTTTCATTGATATATATGTACTTGATTAGCGTCAATAACGCGTTATTGGCTATTGGTGGACAGCCGTTAGATACCAGATATTATTGGTCTAGTTCAGAGCATAGCTCCGACTCCGGATGGATCGTACTATTCAACAATGGGCGCACATTCACCCGATACAAGCGCCTAACCTCTTCTGTTCGATTTGTGCGTGACATCGAGTGATCATACACCCTACTGACCCAATAGAACGGGGCTGGCTCCCATCCCTTATAGCCTTCCCGGCGGGTATGACGCCAGCCACCCTTCCTTGGTATCTTCCCTCCCCCATCTAATATAATTTATTATATTTGTACGTAACTTACGTTATTTAATCATGTATCAATATATTACATATAACTTCGTGGGGGGGGGGTATTTTAACCCTCAGATAAGGAGGGGGTATGTTTAGGCGCAGGACTTCTTCCGGTAAGATCCACTACCATATTAATATAGACAAGAGCATGTGTCCTAATCCTGTAGATATATATATTGATGGAGATACATATCAATCTGATTTTAACGGATCTTATCTTGATATATATCGCGACAAGAAGATAGAAGTTATAAGAATAGGTGGACAGATAGCTCAAAAGGATCAACAATATGAGTACAACGTTTTATTAGGCGTAACTGGAGGTGTTTCAAAAGGGACTCTTACGTATCTATATGATTCTGGTGTGCATTGTGATTTAGCTGATACGGAGTTATACGGGGATAAGACAACTGAATTTACTCCTATAACGGAGATAACCGATCCTGAGGAGATCATCAATTTCACTTACATGCCTAAATTGTATGATCATATTACAGATAAAGCTCGTATAACTTGGCAAGGTGATCTTATAACAAGTGATTATTGTATAACAGCCAATGCTTGTGAGGAATGTCAATCTATTGCCGTTGGAACTGGCATTTACAATAATACCTATAACGTAAATATAATAATTGTAGCACCATCATGATATCTTATGAGGAGGATTTAGTACCAAAGGGAGGGAGGCCTCCCTTCATCCCTCCTGGCCTACCCATCGGGTCTTGCGCCGACTACTTCCTTTGGCATATCCCTATAATTGATTAGGCATATAATTACCTATCTTTATTATGGTGATAGGATTCCACCTATAATTAGATAGGTAGTGGTACGACCACTACCTTAATATTATAGATCTCGTATCAGTCTAATTCTTTTAGGATTTCTTTTATCCGATACGCCTACTTGACCGTAGACTGAAACCGCCCAATAATTTCTATCATTACATTCAGAGCTTGTCATATACGCCTCAGTTGAGGCTTGGAACATCTTACCTCCAATAAGATACAATATATCATTTATATCAACCATCCTCATATATATCAATGACATTTGCGGACAAGAGGGGATATACCGGTCATAGAATCCAAGGGAACGGGCTGGTTCCCATCCTTCCGGGCATCCCCCGTCCTCCCTCCGCCTCCCGTTATTTTTGGCTTCCTTCTGGTTTTATCCTCAAAATTTCATATCTTTGGGACAAGACTATAATCATGTTAGACATACTTCATAAGCTTAAGATCTTCTTCTGCGACGATGATATTGAGAAGATATATGTAAGGGACAGTACGGTCATCCGCAACAACGAGATCCATAGGATGTATAACGAGATACTGGACGAGCCGGGTGATTTGGCTACTGTCGTGTCAAGGAACTACGTATATGGCAAGATAAAGGACAGGACTGGATTAAGCATCCGTCATATCAGTAGGATAATAAACCATACTAAAGTTGAGGAGATATGATCAAGGACGTAATGGAGAGGGATATGATAAATGAGATATCAGCGTTATTCGTGATGATATTCACGGCCGGGTTGATGTTTGTCATGCCGATGTTAGATATAGAGTGCGATGATATTGCTATTATAATAGGATCAGGAATCATACTATCTTTTATACTAACCATAATACCGATCTTGCTTTCTTATGACATAAGGGATGAGATCATTGAGTTGATTGAGGATATGGATAGCCGGATCGTGATAGACACTTCGGTGTATAAAACGAACCTACCCTAGGTAATTACTAGGGTAGGTGATGTGCTATTTTCTTTTAACATATTTATCTATAAGATCTATAGATAATTTAGTTCCAAGCTCCTCCTCCAACAGATTAAGGTAGTTCCGATGCAGGCATCCGCCCCGCTCCACCTCCCTAAAGCCGGCCCCGTCCCGGATCCTGACCATCCCTTTATTTGGATCCATGTCGATCAGGTCTCGAAGCTCGTTCATATTCTTAAACCTGCCTTCTATTACCTTAAATACATCGATCTTAGGTTTCTTATCCTTATTCTTAGGCTTTATCTTAATTCTCCCGCTCATATCGATTTACATGTAATACGATTAACGTTATTATTGTTTCCGCAATAAGCGCACATAGATGTAAAAGGTGAATACACCCTCCCGCATACAGGGCATCTCCATCCATACATAACATGATTTATTTGTTTATCGATTTCTTTCAACCCCTCATTGGTTGTGGTAGACGTGTTATTATTCTCCATATCAATTATCATTTACCGGTACTACCAAACCCACCATTACCTCTCTCTGATTCTCCAAGATCCTCTAACGAATCTACTTGATCCCATACGATGCGTTCCCGTCTACGGATAAGCAATTGAGCTACCTTATCCCCTGCCGAATAAGAAGGATCACCATAACGATCTATACGTCTAGTCACTACCATAATCTCCCCTCTGTATCCCTCATCTACGGTACCCGGAGCGTTTTGGATAATGGACTTAGTTTTGGTGATGCTGCTACGAGGGCGGATCTCCATCTCATAATCATCAGGTAAGGCTACATGTACGCCAGTATGGTATATGATCCTACCACTGTCAAGTTCTATGTTCTTAACGAACAGATCCATGCAAGCGTCATCCTCATGGGCGTATTTAGGCATCTTAGCCCCTTCTTCCAGCCAGATCTTGACCTTACACGTATCTATACCATCAAGTAACTCAACCGCCTCTTTATAGCTCATAGGTTGCTCTGATGCCAATGAAATGGCTCTTGCCAATAAATCTTTAATCTTACTCATTTTATCTTGTTTTTAAATTCTTTCCCCTTCGGGCATTGTAATTTACATTCCTCTCCACAAGCGGAACAGTTGGGTCTCATTCCGGGCACCCCTCTTCCCCCGTACGGCCAGTAGGCGTAATCGCAGACGCTCCGGAACGCCTCCATCGCCTTGATCTTGGCATCGACGGTTATCTTCTCCTTCACCTTTTTCATGCTCTTCCTGAACTCATCTTTCATATCCTTCCCTTCTATCTGTCTGGCTTTACGTCTCTCGTTCCACCAATTGTAGTAGAATTTATCTGCCATCTTATAAGCTTCGGGGTCAAATTTATCACGATGCAGGATAGGGGCGTCCTTGATCTTTCTCAAATTCCTGCCACAAACATAAGCAAGCCCGGCGTACGGAGGTATGTCCTTAGGATCAACCAACCCATCCGGCACGCAGTAGTAGAAGTAATTGGGGCGGCCGTACCTAGTCCAGCCTCCGGCCTCGTACAGGGCTTGCCTTCTAACCTCGAACCAGCCTTGCATTACTTGGTGCTTTTCCTGTTTCTCGAAATCCTTGTTATAGTCAGCTAACGAGATTTTTACCTCAACTTCATAAGCGTACATAGATCTGGTTATAGCCAGATAATCGGACTCCCAGTTATATACATACAGGTTATTTATCACCCATTTAGGAGATACCAAGAACTTTCTGTTCAGGATATCCGATATCCCTCTTTCAGTGTACTCAGTACCTTTATTTGATTGCCGTGTTCCCATCTCCAGTAAGAGGATTATTCCTATATCCTACCGCCATTATAGCGTTACCTATCAACATCCTCAACTTCTCCATATCCTTATCATGGAACGAGAAAGTGGTTAGAATATGACCATTGGTCTTATCATAAGATTTTATCATCAACACAGCCACATACTCATCCATCATCTTACCATTCATGATATCAAGATCAATTATGTCGTGATCTATTAGATCAACCACATCCCATCCTAATGGCAGGTACTTTTTTATTTGATTAATGTCCATCCCAAATAGTTATTATAAATAGGAGGGTCGTGCTACCCTCCTATAGATTACACACGAAAAATAGAACTGAAAGCGATCTTAAGCACGTAAGATTTTGTTGATTCCCGTAGGCTGTCTACCGGTTATCGTTAATTACCGACCTACGGGAATATGTTTAAGAAAACACCATGTACCCCAACCACGACTCGAACGTGGATACCATCTTTAGGAGAGATGTGCTACTTTCCTCTTGAGCTATTGGGGCATATACCCTGATTCTCACGGACAAGGGTATCAAACAAAATCTAAACTCTAAATCTAATGACAAAACTCTATGCTAGTTTTTCCCCAAAAAAATAGCGTGGACCCGGCCGGGATTGAACCGACAACCTACTGGTTATGAGCCAATTGCTCTTACCGATTGAGCTACGGGTCCTAAATATACCACATCGTCTTTCACAAGAGGATGTGGTACGGAATTTCTCGAAAATTATATAGTAATATCATGAAACTATTGTCCAACATTCTAGCATATAGCACCAATCCTCGAACGGGAACGTCTCTACACCAGACCTACCCCATCCCGTCCCCCAACTGTTCTGTAGGACGAAGCCGGCCTTGTCCCAGCCGGTGAGGATAACGGCATGACCTCCCAAGTTCTGTCCTTGGCCTTGCCAGAATCGATTACCATAATTATAGCAATACAGACCTATAACCAGAGGCCCATTCAGCATCAACGCTACCTTAGCCGATACCGGATCTATGATCCTAGCGTAACTGTTTATTTTCTCCCCATCTACGCCTACGTTCTTGATAGACTTGATAGCTTCACGAAGAACCATCCCGTCTTGATCCTTATCCTCTCTCAGATCATATATATCGTAAGGAGATATCTTAGCCGGTCTTTTAATAGCCCTTATACTCTTTCTCCAGTTAAGTATCTCAGCTAAGCTTACCGCAGCGCAAATAGGAGAAGATCCTTGATCCACTACGCTATCAACGTTATTGACCTTATACTCATCAGGGACAGCCTCATGCTGCATATTCATAATAGCGTCCCTGTCATCCGCTGGTGATGGTATGTAACCTAGCCCGTATTTCATTGTTTATCTTTTTTATGATAATCTATTATCTTGATATTAAACGTATCGGATCTTTGCCTTACCTGTATCGATCCCCTAGCCTTTCCCTTGGCGTCGTACAGGGCGGTAAAGCCAAAGTTATCGACCCGGCCGTCGTCCAGCGTAAACCGCCACTCCTTCCATTGGCCCATCACGGTCCCGGAAGACACTATGGAATCCACCACATAAGATATATCAGTAGTATCATATTCCGTATAATATGTTCTTGACGTACTGCATCCGACAACCGCTAAGGTAAGGATAGTTATCAATAATAACAAGATCTTATTCATCCTTTTTAGATTTTTTACGTTTCTTAGATTTCTTCTTATCCTCCACCTTATTCTCGACATTTACATCATTACCGGCATCGGCATCAGTAACCTCAGGAGCGTTATTTTCAGGTATATCAATATGACCGGAATCAGGATCCATCTTATCCTCATCAACAACCTCATCAGGTACATCGCTATCTAAAAGCTCTGCCTCAAGATATTTGATACGATCTGACATAGCCTTATTCTGATCCTCAAGTTCCTTGTATCTTCTTCTAGCCTCATCAAGTAATTTAGATGATAGTTTATGTTTCTTATCGATATCCATATAAGCCCGTTTAAGAGTTTCTTTCTCTTTTACCGACTCATTATATAGCTCTCTTGATTTACTAAGCTCATTTCCCATCTTAACTATATGAGAATCCTTGGAATCTATATCCATGTCAAGAGAATCGACAAGCGTATCAAGATACCTTACTTTCTCTTCCAATTCCGTTATCTTCTTGCGGGAATCCTCATAATCTCTTTTTAATCTACTTGAATAGCTAATAGCCTCATCAAGATCGTGTTTTAGAGTATTTATATAGCTACTCTTTACTATCTTCAATCCGAACATCTTTATCACTGTTATAAGTTTCACGAATATCGGCTTTTATCTTGCCGACTATAATTAACTCAGCTATATGTTTGTCTTTCTCGACTATAGCCATATCTTTACGAATGTTAGTTATCCTGATCATGATATTGCCATTATCTGAGATAACGAACGGAGAACCCACCAATGTAAGGCCTGTGTCCCCGGTAAGCGACGGAAGCAACATCACCACCCCGACAGTACCATCCGGGAACGACGCCGACACACCCGTGTCTATATCGAGCATATCCCCTTGCCCTAACGGGAATGCGTTTCCTTGTTTGATAGAAATATCCTTACCTAAGGAGTTCCATGCTTTAGAGAATTTCAAGGATCTTAGTAAAATTCTTCCCTCTTTCTCCACCATCCCTACCATTGGATCGCAATTCAGGCGAACCTCATCAAGATTATCATCCGGCTTCTCCTCAAACTCGTCAAGGTCTCTGGCTGATGTAAATGACTTACTCTCCGGAAGTTTCTTAATGTCTTCAATTGTGGCCATATTATAATTTAATTATAAGATACACGATTTTCAATCCTAACTTCAAATCAGATGTCTTTTCGAACATCTCCCTAAGAGGTAAGATAGTAGCGTCAAGATCTGACGCTACCCATTCTCCGTCCTTATAATACATATTCTTTTCCTCGGAATATGCTACACAAGGTCGATGCCCTAAGTTCTTCATAACCGTATCTACCTTATTTTGGGTAGGCATCGAGACACGGTTCACTTTAGTGGATATATTAAAATTGCTTTCCATTAAATTATTCATTTTCAATTAGTTAATCAAAAAGGTAGGTCACTATCGTCTCCAAAAGGAGGATATTGAGGAGGTTGTTGCTGACCTCCAAAAGAAGGCGCTTGGGCTGTCTGAGGAGGAGTCTGCCGGTATGATGGAGGAGGCGTCTGCGGCTGGGCTTGCGGCTGATATGACGGTGGGGGCGTTTGCGTTGTAGCCTCACCAGCGTTGTTTTGGCTTTCCGAATGAGCAGGTTTCACACCATCTGTTTTAATGCTTTGAATATACTTATTAAGTACCTGATAGGCGAAAGCGTCTTGGGCGGTATAATCAAACTTCTTGTTACCCATAATATCCGTGCTCTCAACCCTGTCAGGCCATCCATTCTGTCCATTCTTATAATATTGCTGGATAAGCTCATCTTTTCCGTCTGGAGTCTCCCTAGCGTATGAGATAAAGAAATTGCCATGAGCGTATTGCTCTCCTTTTTTAGTATGCGCAGGATTGATAACAATCTTCCGTTTCAGGTCGATATTAGGCAAGTATCTTACAAGAGACTTAACATAGCTGTTAATCCCGCCTCTTGAGGTCATCAACGGAACTTTTATAACATAATTACCTTCCTCATCGCTTATCTTTATAAATAAGAAATTTGTCTTAGCGCCATTCATCTCCTGCTCTAATACAAAAATATCGGAAAGATACCCTTCTATACCGTTCCAGAAAACCCTCCAGTAGGATACGGCTCCTGTCTTATCATTTATATGTTCCTCGAAACCTTCCTTAGGATCTCTTGACGATTGATATAATACACCACCTCCACTTATATTAAAGTATTGTGTATTAGATGATAACTGATTTTCACGAACTCCCATATTATATATATTTAAACGTTAAACAATAACTGATGATGACAAGAAATACTCGTTCTTATTATCCTCCCCATAAATCTTATTGAAATGAGATTTATGATCATGCTCGATAACTATCCTATTCCACGATATGCTTTTTATGATACCCAGATATCTTCCACATAACACGTTGCATACAATATCTTCACCATAATGAGACAAAGGGGTAAGTCTTTCCTTACATGATTTACCTGAAGACGGGCTCTCTGACATAATACCGCATCCTTTATCGGTAAATATCAACTTGCAATGATCGATCTCATTTACCTTAAGATTGTTTTGGAGGGCTTGGACGAGTAGATCCTTATCAAAGACATAGGTACTTGTTTTGACAAAATGCTCGTCCACGAACCTCCAATTTGGATAATTACCCTCAAAATGGGTCTCATACATATCCATATCAGGCGTAGAGAAATAAGTCTTAGTATCGTCCACTTTTATAGACAACATATCCGATGACTTATTGATATGTTTATCAAGCAATATCGCAGATTCGTTCGACACCGGGATAAACATCTTCTCTACCTTATCCTGATTAGGGACAAAATACCTGTAAATAGTATTTCTATCCGTACTTACTATATTAATATTAATATCATCAATATCAATGACCACATTCTCGATGCATGGATAAAAATCATCTACCTCCGTATAATCGCTGGCTTTGTTAAGAACCGAAACATAATCGCTCATCTTAACCTTAATTCCTTCATCAAGTATCTTATGTACCTGAGGGAATGTATTGATATCAAAAGCCGGACAACTATACTCACCAGAAGAATAGCGGATCGTTATCTGATCTTTTTTATCTGAAAGCAGTATCGTAATCTCACAATTCTTCTGTTTTTTCATGAACTTAATAAAAGAGCTTGCCTCTACCAGGAAAGAGAAGTTAGAGTCAGCCTCTACCTTCAATCGCTCTATAACACATACCTTGGCATTTACGGAAGTGATATAAGCCAGATTATTGACAACATCTATCTTAAGATCCTTATAAAGGGAGTTGGAAACGGCGTTCTTAACCACCGTCTCCAGTTTACCCAACTTCTCATTTAATGACTTCGACAAGCACTTCAATACCATATAACATATTTTATTTGTTTATCATCCATAATTCATGTACAAGCTTTATAAAAATCATACTCCGAAACCGGAAATGATTCCGGAGTATGAATCCCGATTATGGGATAAATCAGGATAAAAATCCTGTTAGTACCCATCGCCAATGTTACCAAATGTTTCATACAAGCAGCACTGTTTTGCCGAATACGCTACTCCTGTTTAACCACTTGCCTTAGAGCCTTGGGCTTGGATAAACACCCTAGGGTAACTATACATTCTAAGGTAACGTAGTGCTCTAAGCACTTAGGCTAATAACCTGACCGTTTCCGGTATATGTAAAATATTTTTCAACATCTTACATATTATCCGAGGTTATGACATTGCAAATGTAATCATAATTATATCAATTTAAATACAACAAACGCTTAATAGTATTAAAATAACTTAAACTTGCGTCTAATATATTCGGCTATAAGTATAGCGTCACACATCCCATCTTGTATCTTAGTAGGTTGTACTCCTTTTCCTGACCATGGTTTTACGAAAGATACCAAAGGGAAAAGGCGTATGGCGCATCGGATGGAGGTAGCCTTTGTATCCAGCTTCGCCGCCGTATACACCCGATCGGCTGTCGTATGAAGTTCCTTCTGCCAGGTCTTTGGTTGCACCTCCTCGAACATGAACCTAACATCCGGGTGAGATCCGTATCGCTCCATCATCTCCACCATCATAGCGAATAGGGCGTTCGGTTCCCGGCGTCTCCCGCCAAAGGTGAAGTTGCTGGCGGCCGAGCTGTTGTGGATGCTATGGACGTCCTCGACGGCGATCGCCAGCGTCCCGCCTCCCTTTTCTTGGATCTTGTCAGCGGCATCGAGGAAGAAGCTTGATATAGCCCTAAGATCTATATCCCCCTTAACCGATATCCTTGGAGTCATAATTACCTTAACCTCGCCATTTTCTGGGATCATGGACAATCCTCCGGTGTCTATACCCGGATCTATACCTATTGATATATTCATAACTTCAACGTATATAATGAATGGAAATCCTCCGGTCTAAACACCTGTATTGAGTTATCCGGATACATACCTATATAATAACCGTAAAAAGCCCGTAGAATGCCATTTTCTAGCCTTATATCCAATGCCTTTACCTTATTCCCTTCAACCGTAACATCAACCTCATCAGTCTTGTTAGATATCTTATCGAACCATTCAGGTATAGGATCAATACCGTACCTGAATGCGTTTACCGTTGATTTTATCGAGATATATGTTCCCATATTAGATAAGATTACAATCGTCTCGTTTAACAACCTTAAAATCGCCATTTCTAAGTAATATCGCTACATCAGATCTCGTATACGTAAGAGGTGTATACGACACCAAATGATAAGAAGCCTGCCCTGTCGCTGGCCGAACTGGTCTTAATACGGCTATGGCTATATCGCCGCCAAGTTCCGTACCACCGGTAACACCCTGTAGGCACATGTATATGAATCCCTCATACTCATATCTCTTTCCGATAAACTCACTCATGGGAATACCTACGAACAGATAGTTCTTTACATCCTCTTTCTTAACCTCGACAGCGTTTTCTACACTGGATGGTATTACGTCTACAAATTTTACTCCTATTGCCATGATTACAAATTCAATTTAGTTCTTAACTCTTGACACAATTCTTGATTATCTCTCATGATACTTAACGTATTATCGACTCCGTTCCCTACACGAACATCCCCGTACCAGTACCATGATCCTTTACGGATAAAGATACCAGTTTCCTCGCATAACTTCAAAAGTTCAAGTTCCTTGTCGAACCCAACTCCATAATACAAGGCCGTCTCGGCTATCTGGAACGGTACGGCTGTCTTATTCTTCAGCACCTTTATCCTAACCTCATGACCTACTGAAGATCCGTCCTCGCCTACTATAACCTTCTTTCTCGCCATCTCCATACGGATAGATGCATAGAACTTAAGGGCGTTACCTCCGGTCGTTACCTTAGGATCGCCGTATATAACACCGATCTTCTCCCGATATTGGTTGATGAATACCAGAACGCAATCGCTTTTGTTCACGATACCAGTAAGGACTCTCATGGCCTTTGACATTAACCTAGCTTGCAATCCCATGTTACTGTCCTCCATATCACCCTCTATCTCCTTCTTCGGCACCAGATTGGCTACAGAATCTACGACAATAAATCCGACCTTCCCGGACTCGACTAACTTGGCTGTAATGTCAATAGCCAGCTCACCGTAGCTTGGTTGGGAGATCAAAAACCGGTTTATATCCAACCCCATTTTCCTAGCGTACTCAATATCGAAAGCATTCTCCACGTCTATTATAGCTACCAGCTTATCTGGATGTTTTTTCTGGAACTCGATCATACTTAACGTACACATCATAGTCTTGCCACAAGACTCCATCCCGACCAGCTCATGAATCCGACCTACCGCCCATCCGCCGCCGAGGGCCTTATCCACCACCAGCGATCCTGTGCTTTCCCTTGGTATGGATATTATAGGCTTATCGTCACCGAAGTTCATTATCGAGCCTTCTCCAAGCTCTTTATTTAAAGATGATACTAATTCATCTACGTCTGAAAAAAGTTCTTTCTTAGCCATTATAATCCGTATTGTTCGAAGTCAAATAAATCTTTTTGTTTCTTTATCATATCCTTTCCGATGTCGGAAATCTTCTCTGGATGTAATACACCCTCATTCTCATCCACCTTATCTATGAAGTCAGATATCTTATCGCTTAGCAGAACCATATCTTCTTTAGGAATTGATTTTAGATAAAGACCGTCTATGGACCTACATCTTGATAGAGCGGTATATATCTGCCCTATTTCGAAGGCTCTGCTGATGTCTACGAATATGTTATCTAAAGTCATTCCCTGAGATTTATGAACGGTTATAGCGTATCCTAACCTCAATGGATATTGTATTATATAGCCGCAAGAAATGCCTTCAAGAGAATCATCCACCTGCTTGTACTTTATCTTCTCCCACTTCTCTTTGGTTATCTCCACCTCAGTATCGTTATCTAGATGAACATATATCGTCTCATCAACAGTATCTATGCCGGTTATGATACCCATCGAACCATTGACATACTTGTTGCCGTTTCTGGTTATTATGACCTTAGCTCCTACCTTTACTATAAGCTCATCCTCACAGGGAGCTACAGGCTTTTCCCCGAATACAGTAGCATCGAACTTAAATACCTTATTATTGATCTTATCAAGATTAGTCTTATTTATCTCATAAGCTTCTTTATTAGTTGAGCATATAATTATAGTATTATCCATATTATCCGGATACTTGACCCTACTATCCAATATCTGTCTTGACTCATCGGTAATAACCCCACATCTTATATCCTCAAGTACGGAAAGAAGCTGAGGATCTTTTTGACGGAATACGTTCTCGAAGGTAATGACCGAAAATCCTGACGCTCTTAATGCCTTTGATGAGAAAAAGAACCGGCTCTCATAATACCTATCGATAAAATCATCCGCCGTCACCACAGGAGGTAGTTGCGATAGATCTCCAAACATAATCAACCTAACTCCACCGAAAGGTTCCTTGCTACGCCTGCATTGTCTAAGTACGTCAGCTACCTCATCAAGCAAATCAGGTCTTACCATACTGATCTCGTCGATAACGATAGTATCAAGGTTTCTGATCTTCTTCTTCATAAACGGACTTACATCCACCTTATTAGACAACATACCTCTCTCGATAGAAGGGATATAAGGATCGTTCTTTATAGAGAAAAACGAATGGATGGTCTGCCCTCCTGCGTTCAACGCAGCCACGCCAGTAGGAGCTACAATAACACATTTACCCAAGAACTTTACGATACGTCTCATGAACGTACTTTTACCACTACCAGCTCTACCGGTAATAAACAGATTCTCCCTAGTGGTGAAAATCTTCTTCAAGGCACGACCCTGCTCTACATTTTGATCCACCGTCATAATATGACGAAGGAGGTCGTTTTCATTTCTAAAATCCTCTTGTACCATATCTTCTAAGTTTATGGTACAAAGATACGAATAGTTATAATTAACTATTAAAAATAAATGTGAATAATATATAAATATTAAATTTTATATCTGATACTCAAATCATACAGCTTTACTCATCTCAGCCCCTTTTACCCCTAATAAAACGTCTCTTATATAATCTTCTGCGATGATTATGTGCATTATCGTTCCTCGGTATGATAGTCTTAGGTGTCCTATATTTACGTTTTTCCTATCTTTGGTATTGACTATTCCATTGTTTTTCTTTACCTCATCATATAAATCGGATATAGTCTTACAGCACATACTAAGAACTTCTTTTATCATCCGATATACCGTTCTTTGGGATATTAGCATCATACCTTCTTTTGATAGCTTTATATTCAATCTATCCATAAGATATGACACATTGAATTTGACAGTTCTTTTTTTAGTTACCTTATATATCTTATTTATATTTTTGTTTCTAGCTGAGAATATTATTTTTGATAACATCTTGACTCTATTTAATTTACGACTTTTGTTAGCCATCCTTCTTCTGGTATTCGAATCAAGATTTTTATCAAGGCAGGTATATACAGATTCTCCTTTCTTTACAAACATATCCTTTATCCTTGGGGTCTTACTAGCCTTATGCTTGTATTTTATGATATCTGATAAAGCTATCATAATCTCTCCTTCAGCCCAAGCCTTTAAGCTTATAAGCTGGTAGTTCATATCCTCATGAGAATCCCTTAACACATGGCGGTAGCAGAAATAAGCGCATCCATCTGATAGGATATCAATAAAATCTTTGGTATTGATCTCTATCTGATCTCTATTCCCGCCATGCATTCTATTTCTTAGAAACACATGTTTGAATACGTTTATGATAATAAGATATGTCATTGCCATCTTACATTCATCACTGATCTGAATACCTGATCCATGATACTCCTCATGTTTCAATGAATATTTTATAGCTGTCACTTTTTTGCCTTCCTTATTGGTAACAGGTTTAAAATCGACTGGACATATAAGTGACCCGGCTGGAAGTTTTACGCATCCTAGCTCATCTTTTTTGGCCTGAATATTACGTGGAGTATATCTTTCGGTAAGAATCTTATCGAAATTTGATTTCATTATATGTAAAATTCCTATATTTGTTCTCATATGAGATTTTATTTTTGCTGCGAATATACAAGTTTCATCAATACGAAACAAGTTATTCGGATGGATGGGTAGCCTGTGAAGGTCACCCATTTGTTGTTTATACGAAATTGTCGTAATAAAATGGGGGGGGTAAATCCCTGTGTTTGTGGAAGATCATTTTTGACACAACACTTGTTACGCGCGCGTTAATAGGTATATTTATTAAATATAATTAACTCTATAAACATATACTACTTTCTAATATCTCTATCCGTACACAGAACCTCTCCTAACGTCGAGTTCCTGTGTACTCCACTTAAAGTCTCTATTTAATAAAATATTGCTTTTTACCGCCAAGGTATAGTGCCGTCAGGCAGGATACCGCAGGCTAAACCTGGTAGAAGCCGTATCCTATACCGGAAGCCGGCACCCCGGCAGGGGGGTCGGGTGGAGCATAAGCCAAAGAAGAAAAAGCGAGGTCTTGTACGGTCGCTCACGCTCCGGCCGTCCGTATCCTATACCGGAAGCCGGCACCCCGGCAGGGGGGTCGGGTGGAGCATAAGCCAAAGAAGAAAAAGCGAGGTCTTGTACGGTCGCTCACGCTCCGGCCGTCCGTATCTTCTACGGCAGGGCCATGCCCCAAGGCTTCCCATTTCCCCTTGGCTTTATATACCATAGCCTGGGAGGAAGGAATCCAAAGGGAAAAAGGTGAGGTCGTATTCGGTCGCTCACGCTCCGGCAGGCGAATATATCTCTACCGCCGTCCATGTCAATAGCGAATCTCTGGCGGCATTGTCCGGTATGACGGCGGTAGCCTTACCTTGGGTGTCCCAGCGTGTCCCCCACCAGCCTTTCCCCTTTGGATGCCTTGGGCTATGTCATGGGACGATAAGAAGCCAAAAAGAAAAAGGAGTGGTCGCATCCCGTGAGGCAGGATAAGACTGTCCCCCTCCGTCCACGTGCGTAGCGTACGTTAACTTCACTGCCCTTGCTATTGCAGCCAGCCGTAGACATACATGGCTTCGTTCGTTCTATCCCACTAGCATTTTCCCTTTGGATTCTCGTAAATACATGTTAGTCAGCATATATTACACTGATTATATCATATTTTGTTGACAATAATATTTTTTTAAAGTATTTTTGTCGAAAACTAATTTTGTATGGCCGAGCAGAGAAAAGCTTTCGTATTCGCATTACCTTACGATACTAGACTGGATATGATCCAGCAGTTCTTAAGGATATACAACGGCTATCTGGATTCTAAAGGTAAGAGCTTGATTACCGAAAGGACGATAAACTTACTTTCTTTCTACATCAACTACGGATACTCGGATGATACCAGGGCTAAGTACATGGATTGTCATGGACAGAAGGAATCTTACGTCGCTGTCCTGAACAACGAGCTTAAACGTGGGGGTTTTCTGGTGGACAAGAAGAGCGGGAACTTCCGTACCCGTGAGCTGTCTATTGAGATGAGAAGCTTACGTAACTATTTTATTCTTGACGGGGAGGGTGATGATACCCGTGTAATGGGGTTTGTGTTCAAGAGAAACAAATTGGATATTGATGGGTAGGAATCTTATTTCATTCGATAGGGATATCGTGGATGAGGTGGTAAGAAGATCTGATGGGAAGTTTACCAAACAACAGGTAGAGTGGTGCATGAAAGCATCCGTATCTTATATCCATCATCTCGCCAGATATACCGATAATATATCTATCAGGATCCCGTTTATCGGATACGTTATCTGCAATCTTCGCGAGATGCGGGTAAGACGTGATAAGATACGTCGGATATTTGTCAAGGAAGGTAATCGTTATCCGGATGAAAGGATGCCTATTGAGCTTGATTGTCTGGATAAGAAGATTAAGGCGATAGAGGATATGGAGGGGTTGAAGAACGGAGATCCTCTTATACGTGATAACCATGAGGCCATGTATCAATGTCGGTATGGAATGACATGGGAACAATTACAGGATTTTCAACAAAAACAATTTAAGAAATAATATGCAAACAATCGGTAAAGCCCAAGTAATAGCCCAAGCTTGGGAAGACAGTTTATTGGGTAGGATTCCTAAGGATAAGAAAGATTATCCCGAATGGTATAAGAATCGTCTTGAATTATGCAAGAAATGTCCTAAGAACTCTTCTAATATTAGGCTCTTTAAATTGCCGCCTAAGGTATTATTCCATAGATTGATTGGAAGACCGGGATGCTCGTTGTGTGGTTGTTTTATCAAGGAGAAGGCTTGGATGAAGACCGAGGTATGCCCATTGAAGTTCGTGGAAGGAGAGAAAGCTAAATGGAATGCTATGGAGGTGATAACAGCCGATCATAACGATTTTAATATCGAGTGCCCTAACGATTCCTTTGATATAGGACTGACGGATGACGAGAGCGAGTTTTATCTAAATATTTTTGATCAGAAAATAGGTGATAAGATAGAAATCGTGTTATTTATCACCCATAAAGATGGTTTCCATGTCAAGGAGCATCATCTTGGATGTGGATGTATGGGAGACGTTTCATATAACAAACATCCTGACAATGAGAATAGAACTATATTTAGGATGACGTTGGATACCTCAAAATATACGGAAGGTCATTTTGAGAAACATCTATCTCTTATAGGTTATACGAAGGACGATCCTGAACGTAATTTCAAACATTTCCCGCTACGTATTATAGGGGAAGCTTATAAGTAAATACTATGCGAAGTCCCGTAAGAAGTAAGATAGATGATCGTATCCATGCCCTTATTGTCATGGAAGTCGGATGCCGTGAGTTGCCTGAATATTCGTTGGGTGATATACTTTACTCCGCTTTAAGGAGGATAGCTAGGGCTAATGGCGGTAATGTCCGCTTCTTGCGGGATGTTAGTACCATGGATTTATTGAGGTCTATAGACCAAAGCATCAGTGATGAGATTGAATTAAATAATAATGATTATAACGTGTGATTATAATGGAAGAGGATAAGGATATCAAAAAAGAGATCAGGGATTATCTTAAAGAAGAGGCGGATACTCATATAAGGCATTGGATAGCCATAAAGCGTGAGAGCAAGCGTCTGTATAGCGATATTGAAGATAGGACTAAGAAGATAGCCCTTAAATCATCTTCGTTGATAAAAGAGGAGGATTTTGTCGTTCTTCATGAGATGACCCATAAGATACAGATGTTGAATATAGAGGCTGTAAAAGTCAATTCTAGGTTGATGTTCATAATCCAGTTGGCTACCAGCTTCGGTATGGATCTGGATTTAGATACGACATATGCGTCCACCGCCAAGAGCATTATAGAAGACAGAACGTCTGGATTCGTGTTTTATGATGACAAGGAACGTCTTAGATATGCTGACAAGGAGCTTGAGGATATGTTCCATGACATGAGCGTGACGGAAGTAAGTAAGATCGGGGTTGTTCAATCTTATGAGCTTCTTATGAAACAGTATAACGAGTTTAAGGATATGAAAGCCAATGCCACAGGGAAGACGAAAGCCGACGAGTAAGGATGTCGATCGGGTGAATGATAATCTTGAGGTCATATCCAAGGCCGTGGATGACGCCAAGACGTATATCGCCAAGCATCCATGGGATAAGGAGAAACCTGAGGATATGGCTAGGGCGTTCGATTTCATATCAAAATTAATCGATAAGATAAACGCTTGGAATGACTCGTATATGGAGAAGAGTGGTATTATGGATGTATACAGGAGTGTTAGCGATGTTCAGAAGAAGGAACGTAAGGGACAGGTGTCTGGAGGTATAGAATCTGTGTTAAAAAATATGAGAAGATGAGTCTAAGCACGAGTTCAGAATTTTATGTAAACATGAAGAATCCCCCTGTATGGAACGATTTGTTCGGATGGGAGGATCAGGATGATGATGTTAAGCAGTTCTTTACGGAGGAGGCTTATAAGGTTAAGAATGGAGTGACTATAAATGGTACGTTTATTCCCCCATGGCTTTATTGGCATATTAATTTCTTCCCTGTATTTCATGATCTACCAAACGGGGAACGTATGCCAGCTATTAGCCGGTTACGTGACAATGAATGGTTTTTTGCCGAGATGTACCAACGTGCCCGTCAGGAGAAGAAAGGGTTGGGGATGTTCGGTACCCGTCGTTTTGGGAAGGCCCTTCTGGACTCGGAGCTGATATATACTCCTTATGGACCTAAGAAGATAGGGTTCGCTGATATCGGGGATATCATATATGGCGATGATGGTAAGCTTACGACTGTAGTAGGCGTATATCCTCAAGGATTCGTTGATATGTATAAGGTGACGTTTGAGGACGGGCGCAGTATAGTATGTTGTGGTCAACATCAGTGGAAGGTTAAATATAATGGTGATTATAAAGTCATGAGTACTATGGGTATCATCCACTCTGACTTCCAGAAGATGACCATAGACATAGGGGAGGCCGTGGATTTCCCCGAGCGGCGGTGGCTGATGTCGCCCCAGCTCCTTGGGTCTCTGACCGCCTCTTTCCTTTGTGGAGCTACCGACAGGATCTTCGAGTTAAGCAATAAGGAGATGGATGATATTATTTATTCATCCAAAAAACAAAAGGAGTTGTTCATAAGCTCATTTATGAAGATAGCTTGCGGTATAAGTACCGGTGACGATCGTTTTAAGGTTGTTTACAAAAGTGAGTATATTATATCCTTCGTAAGAAGAATATTCTGGTCTATGGGATATTATTGCGTCATGGATGGTGATGATATGTATATATCCAAGACTCATAACAGGCTTAGGATATCCGATATAGATTATTACGGGAAGTATAAGGCTACTTGTATTGAGGTAGATAACAAGTCCCATCAGTTCCTTACCACCAATTTTGTTGTATCCCATAATACGACTATCATGTCATCACTTCTTCAGATGAACGCTACTATGACTATCGGTCTTAGTCATTCTGTGGTAGGATTCAGTGATAATGACTTATCTTATATTGGTGAGTATTGTGAGTATGGCATGGATCATGTTCATCCCTTTTTTAGGGTTAACAGGACCAAGACTGATTGGGGTTCTGGGGTTGTCTTAGGTAAGCGCATGTCGAATGGTATCCTTGATGTTCATGCCACTATATCTATAGCCAATATTAACATGGGTAGAAAAACCTCCACTCAAAAGACAGCTGGTTTGACACCGTATACGGCTATTTTCGACGAGGTAGGTAAGGGACCTATCAAGAAACCTTACACGGCCGCCATGCCGTCCTACGACACTCCATACGGCTGGCGCCTCAGTCCTATTTTGGCTGGAACCGGTGGTGAGGTTGAGCTATCCAAGGACGCTCAGGAGATGTTTTCTGATCCTGAGACATACAATCTTTTGGTCATGGATTGGGATATTTTAAATCGTAGAGCCATGAAAGGTAAAACATGGAAAGAACGGAAATGGGCGATGTTTGTTCCAGGACAGATGTCTATATCAGGGGTTAAGAAAACCATAGGGCTAGGTGATTATCTAGGTAAACCTGACGATAAGAAGCTTAATAAGATTAAGATTGACGCTACGGATTTCGAGGCTAGTACCAATAAGCTCAACGAGGAACGGAAGAAGCTATCTACGAAAGATAGGGTAGCTTATACCTCTCATACCATGTTCTATCCTTTTACGATTGATGACTGTTTTTTAAGCTCGTCTCAGAACCTATTCCCGGTAGAGTACGCTATCAAGCATAAGAATGATCTCCTTGAATCGGGTCAATATAGCGGCATGTTGTGTGATGTTTTTCTTGAATCGGGCAATAAGCTTGGTACTACGAAATCTAATAAACAGCTAGCTGGTTTTCCGTTTAGTGGAGGTGTTATTGATGCTCCTGTCCAGATATTCGAGATGCCTCAATCTAATAGGTTTGATGATTATGTTTATGTAGCTGGTCTTGACGGGTATAAACAGGCCAAATCAGATACAGCTTCACTAGGTACGTTTTATATATTCAAGAGACGTGTAGGTATTCGTGATCCATATGCCTATAGAATAGTTGTGTCATATGCCGCTCGTCCATCATCCATAGATCAGTTTTGTCGTACGTGCGAGGTACTTCAGAAAGGATATGGTGCTATATGCCTTATGGAGAACGCTGACCAGATGTATGAGCAGTATCTTAATCGGAAGAGCGGTATGCCGGCATCTTTCTTCTTATTCGCTGGTGAGGCTATAGCCAATAAGTATGTGAAGGCCGGCTCCCGGCAGAATAGCAAGCTGGGGCTATATCCTACCCCCGGCAACCAGAACCTGCTCTTCTCCTGTGTGGTGGATTATTGCTGGCAGGATTTCGTTATTGGTTATGATGATAGTACCGGTCTTGATATAACGGTTAAAGGTATTGAGTTGATTGATGATATAGCTCTTTTGGATGAGATAATACAGTATAAGCCCGGATTGAACGTCGATAGGATAATAGCCTTCGGGCATGCGTTGGTTCTCGCTAGGTATTTTGATGATAATAACTACATGCCTAAATCGAAGATAGATGAGATGAATAACGCCCGTAAGGAAGATGCTTATAAACACCATGAGATATATGCCTCTGCATTTGGATCGGTATCTATAGGAGCTTTTAGGTAAATGAATGTCAATTAAACGCCTATCTTTGTTGTAAATAAAATTGAATAATCATGGAAGTGTTTAATAGAGATCATTCGTTTCCAGCAAAAGGAGCGTTATTAGGATTACCTCCTCAGGCTATTTCCACGAAGAAAAAGAACAGAAAATGGAAGGAGGATTGTATGGACGCTCTTGAGACGATAGGGTTGAAACAGTATGATCGTAACCAGATGTACCGTGACTATTATCTGATGGCGGATGGTAAGTTATCTTTTATGGAGATGGCGGATGTTATCCCTCAGTTAAGGAACGTGCAGAAGCTAAGGAGCGATATAAGGATACCTTCTTTCTTGAAACATTATGATATCATAGGTGGTATCGTAAACGCCTTTGAGGGATGGCTGACAAACCTACAGGATAAGTATACGGTTAATGAGGTAGGTGATATGGCTATAAGTGAGTATGAGGATACGATGTCAAACTTACTTCATCGTCATATACAAGAACAGTGGGATATTATCGTCAATCAGCGTCTTGTAGAGGCTGGTCTTGATCCTACGTACAATGAGTTTAACTCTGAGGAGGAGCGTCAGGCTTATGTTCAGCAAATCCAACAGGCCAAGACGTCTATGACCCCTGATGATATCCAGAGGTTCATGAGTACCAGATGGAAGACGCAGGCGGCTGTATGGGGAGATCATACGATCGAGGCTGATCGTAGCCGGTTTTATATGGATGAGCTTGACAGGGAGAATTACAGGGATCGTCTTCTTAGCGGAAAGATGTTCCGGAACCATTTCGTTGGCTTCGACTATTATCGTCCGGAGGTATGGAGTCCGATGGAGGTTTTCCATCCTGATGTGAAATACCCGCAATATGGATCTTATGTAGGCCGTCTTCATTATTACGAGGGTGTTGAGTTGATATCAAGATACGGCCATAAGATGACGGCCAAAGACAAGCGTCGGATTATGGGAGGTGACGATGATTATGAGGGATGGGTATCTAATGACGGTGCTAGGTATGATTGGAAGAAAAAGAAACCGTCTATTACCGGTATGTATGAGAATGAGGTTATTCCATGGAAAGGATACCATGACTATGAGTCTATAGTCGCCGCTGAGGACTATTATGGTGTGCCGATGGGAGAGCACCATACCTTAGGACCTGACGGGGAGGAACACACCCAACCCCGCTTCTTGCCCCGCTTCCATCCCTTTGGATATTTCAACTCCGGTATGGCCGATGGTAAGAGATATGAGATAGACTCTCGCCTTTTTAGGGTTATGGAAGGATATTGGGTATCCATGAAACCGGTATTCTTAATAACTTATATGACAGAGACCGGAATGGTTGATCAGGAACTTGTAACCGATGAGTTGCTCCCGGAATTCTTGGAGAAGAATGGCATAAAGAAAGTAAAGAGGGTCATGGCAGAAGCCGTCAGTGATCCTGAGGTGAACACCTATATCTTGGAGTATGTCCCTGAGGTTAGGTTTGGCGTTAAGATCACCGGAGGTAATTTAATGGATAAGCCTATATATATTGGTGGGGATCCAATACCTCATCAGATACATGGTGATAGCAGTCTGTATGATTATGTCATTCCGGTTTCTGGATTTATAGGGGCTAGTCTCGCTGATCGCATACAGCCGTTCCAGATGATGTATAACCTTGCTATGAACCAGCTATACAATAACGCCGAGAAGGAGATCGGTAAGTTCTTCTTAGGCGACTTAGGATTCCTGCCTACGGAATATAAGGATATGATGGACAAGAAGGGAGCTTTGTCTACTTTTATGCAGATCGTTAAGTCCGTCTCATTTATGGGTGTAGGTGGTAATGACACAAACAATCCTTACCAGAATCCGCAGATGAGCAACATATATAATCAGTTCGGTGTATATGATCTTACTAATACGGATCAGATAAGATCCCGTATGGAAATGGCGTCTTACGCCTATATGATGGCTTATAGGATGATAGGTATATCCGAGCAAGCGATGGGTCAGTCAACTAGATACGAGAGTTCTACGGGCGTAAAACAGGGAGTTAACGCTACTATGCTACAGACCCAGACTTACTTTAATGATTTCGATGACTTCAAGAAACGGACATTGGATATTCATCTAGCCGTGGCTCAAGTATGCCAGAAGGAAGGATACGATTGGACCGTGATGTACAGGAACAGCGATCTGTCCTTGGCTTACGTCAGTCTTACGGATAATAGCTTGTCGTTACGTCATCTTAATGTTATGGCTGTCTCTAATTCCAAGAAACGTCTGGAATTGGAGAATTTGAAGCAATATATATTACAGACGAATACTTTGGGCAATGACTTGCTTGATGTCACTAGAATGATGAATGCCAACTCGACGGCTGAGATGAATCAGATAGGAAGGGATGCCAGATCTTACGCAGATCGTGTAAGACAGGAGGAGTACCAGAATCAACAACGACTTGTACAGCAAAAAGCCGAGGCCGATCAACAGGCCCGTAATGACGAGCATGAGAAGGAGAAGGAGCTGGCTTATATCAAGGGTAACTTCGATTTACGGGGTAAGAGCATAATGGCCGCCGGTCAAGCGGCTAGGACACAAGATAACGAAGAGGGTATGGATTATGTGGAAGCTATAGCGGATCGAGCCTTGAAGGAAAGGGATCTGGATATCCGTGAGGAGGATATGAGAACCAGACAGGCTAATGCCGAGGCTGAGCGAAGATCTCGTGAGGAGATAGAGAAAAGGAAGTTGGAATTAAAGGAAAAGGAGATAGATGCTAGGAACAAACGTTCTGATACAGATAGGTTTACGTCAATGATAAACAAGAATTGATTACAAGTTTTGTAAATATTTTTACAAAATCTGTAATCATTTTGGCGTAAAATTCTGTCATATACTATAATGGGTTTGATTTAATTGGTAATTAGATTAATGATAATTTTGTAAAAAGCAAAAAAGGAAATTGTATGAATGACATGGGTGATTTCGCTAAAGGTTTTAAGACCATGAGTGTCGAGGAACTTTTTTACCGTGGTGACGGTGATGGCGATAAGAATAATATCGAGGGTAAATATGATAAGGATGGTAATCCTATAGGTGATTCCAAGGAAGAGCCTGCCGACGGCGGAGCGGCTGACGGTGGCGGGGATAAGGGCGGCGATGCTACCAGCCCAGACCCTGATTCCTTTGGCGAAGGCGGTACTGATAATAATGTAGTATCAGGATTTAATGGGAAATCTTTTTTGGAGAAGATGGCCGCTAGAGGTATTATCGATAGTATTGACAACCTTGATATTATGGTAGATGATAAACCGGTCGATCTTTCTACTATCACTAAAGAGGATGATTTACTCGATATAGTGGAGGGATTGATCAAGGATAAGGCTGATGAGTTGTTGAAGGATAAGGTTGATACCGGTTCTATGTCTGACTTTATGAAGAAGATGATAGAGGTGGATAAGGCCGGTGGTAACGTTGGCCAACTATTAAGCCAATATCAGAACATTCAGGCGCCGTTGGATAACCTTGATATGAGCAACAAGAATGATCAGCTTGCGGTTATCCAGCATTATTATAAGATGTTGGGTATGCCGGAAGACGAGATAAAGGATAATATGGAGATGATGATCGGCAAGGGCGATGAGTTTATTGAGTCCAAGGCCAATAAGTTCCATGATATCCTGAAAAAGGAGATGGATAACCTTATCGAGGAGGAGAAGAAAAAATCCGAGAAAAGGAAACAGGAGTTGATTGAGCAGATGAAGATCTATAAGAAAGGTCTTAAGACATCTATAAGCTCAGGATTCCAGTTGACTGACACTATGATAGGTAAGGCTGTCGATTTCGTTACCAAGCCGATAGACAATCAAGGTCATACGGCTATAGATAAAGCTTATTCGGAGGCTATCAAGAATCCGGACATGGCCGCTGATCTGGCTTTGTTCTTGATGAATAAGGACGAGTTCCTTAAACAGAAAACTAACAAGGTTAAGATGGAGGTCAATAAGAAGACCATCACTCTTCTTTCTGGCAATAAGGGAGGAAAGCAGAATAAAAATAATATCGATAATGATACTATAGAGGCTAACTTCCTTGATCTGAGTGGATCAAAGAGTGTATAACATTAAAAATAAATAGAAATGAATCCATTTTTGACAAAAAGTTTTCCGGCTACCGTGAATGGTGATAACGTTATTGCCTTCACCGATGCCAAGAACTATAAGACTTCGCTCGTAGAGCATAACTTAGGCTCATTGGCGAGCTGGTATTATGAGGATCCAGACAAGAATCATCTGGGTCTGTTGAATCTGTTCTCTAATATCGCTAATTACCCCGTTCCGATGTATATGGGTATGATTAATAACGGCGCTACGATCTCCGTTAACGGTATTGGAGCTTCTTTCCGTTATGATTTACCTGTTACAAAGACATTCGCTGTTGTTACAGCTGAGGATACTTCAGGTCATCATCTAAAACCGGGTATTGACGGTGGTTTGTTTGATATCGTTTTGAATACTTCTGAGTTTACGGCTTATGATGTCATTACCTATGACGCCGCTAACGGCTGTAATATCCTTATTTCAGGTGAGATTCCGTCTAAAACAGAAGGAGACTTGACACGTTATTGGTGTCGTGTTATCGGTGGTAAGGCTAAATACTTCCCTAAAGAGAAATTGCGTCCGGGTATCCGTTACTGGAAGATCGGTCATGCTCTTGGCGAGTACAGTACTCAGTTCACCAAGGTATCTGGCGCTGACAAGGCCGGTTCCATGACTTGTGAGTTCCGTTTAGGAAACCACCGTGGTGTTGAGGGTGAGACAACTATGTACGCTGGTATGAAGTCCATGCAGGCCGCCCAGAACAGCACTTCAGAGTTTGTGGAGACCGCTCTTCGTCGTATGAATGCCATGAGAAGTGAATACGAGGGTAATATTCCTGATTTGGCTATTATCGGTAGGACGGTTAATGGTAGGCTTGATTTACGTACGGCTAAGGTAGCGTCCACGATGGAGGTATTCTGTATGGCTGAGTTGGTTAAGCTGGAAGCTAGACAGTTGATGTGGCAAGAAGGTGGTATTATTATGGATCAAAATGGTCCTATCCATTTGAATGAGGGTATCTACCGTCAGCTTCGCCGTGGTTATACTATCTACTATAGTCGCCCGATGGGTATTACTAAGGATACTCTTATGGCTGCTGCCGCTTATATTTTCCGTGGTCGTCAAGATCTTCCTATTACGGAGCGTAAGATTAAGTTCAAGGTAGGAGCTATGGCTATGGTCAACTTAGAGAAGTTGATTAGAGAGGCTTTCTTTACTACGTTGAGTAATTTGAGCTGGGGTATGGGTAGTGACCGTATGTTGCCTTCTAATCCTATCTCTGGTACTAATGATGCTATGATTTTAGGTCCGGTACAGGTTAAGGGTGCTTTTCTCCCTGGTATCGGAAATGTAGAGTTCGAGCATGATCCTTCTTTGGATTACGCTGACATGACAGATCGTAGCGAGTTAGTGAATGGCATGTATCCTAGATCCTCCTATTCTTGTATTATTGAGAATATCACTGACGCTGGATCGACTAACGCATATTCCGCTATTCCTAATACGGCTAACGCTAAGTTAGGTAATATGAATAACAACGTATTTTATATCAAGCCAGAAGGCGTAAGCATGTGGTGGGGTTATGAGTACGGTCGTTGGGCGCACAAAGCTAACGGTAATGAGATCGTATCATCCTTGCCGGGCATGAAAGAGCAATTCTGGTGTCACTCAGCTTCCGCGGCTTGGGTTATGGATAACAGCAAGTTCTTGATCATCGAGCTTCAACCGAACTACTTCGGCTAAGTTTTTTTCATATGTAATTTGGTTTTTAGAGGGGAGGATATTCCTCTCCTCTTTTTTTAGGAAAGTAACGCAAAAATAAGGAAATGAAAGAGATTTTAAAATCAAAGAAGGTATTGGTCGAGGTAAACGGCTTCAATATCATGTCAGATACCTTGTATGAGGTAGTAGGTAAGCACGACGGAAGCGCTCCGCAGGCCTTCCAAGACGCCAATATAGCCAAGGCTCCGTTCCCGGAGAATGCTACTCACGTATGTTGCCCGTGGGATGATTTCTCAAAAGCCTATAATACGGGTTTTTATCCAAGATCAAGATGTTATAATGGTATGGATAAAGATGAGGTTGATAGGTTGGTTAATCAACGTGTCAATAATATAATGAAGCCTTTTGAGGATATATCTCAGAAGGATCTTTCCCAGACTAATCTAGAGTTTTGGGATGACGCTAAGGATAAGATATTCATGGGTAAGGTCTATAACACGGCTAATACCGTTGAGTTATTTTATTTATATCTGGCTGTATTTTCTGGCATGTTGACCCCTCAGGAAATGGATGGTGATCCTATTTTCATGAACTCCATGTTCTGTTTCATCGAGAAAGACAACGCCAAGGATTTCGTTCAGCAGCGTGAGATCAATAAGATGAATATCAGCTATAAGTTTATCAACGCCCTTAAGAAAGGTGGCAAGGAACGTCAGGCTGTCATTGACCTTCTTCTGTACATCGGCATCGTGACTCGTCCTGATTTCACGGAGGATGATTATTATACCGGATCACTATCAAACTGGATGAACGAGAAGAAGACCAACATCGATTATCTGCTTGATATTTGGGATCGTTCATTGGAGGGTGATTTCAAGGAAGTTCTTGAGTTCTATCGTATCATAAACGTCCTTCAACGTAACGGTCGTATTAACATGACTCCATCCGGCTTGCAATATAATGGTCAGATCATAGGCCCTGACACCCGTACGTCCGCCGAGTTTTTGGCTACCAAGAAAGATCTTATCAGTGTAAAGGCTAATGTCTTGGATGAGTACGAGGAACTTATGTCTATTTCTAATATAGACGATAAGACCAAGACCAAGAAGGTTGAGGATGTCAAGAAGAAGGAAGACGTAGGGGAAGGTGATAAGGAGGAATAACGATGACGATCCAAGAAGCGTATCTAAGGTCTTTGCAGAAGAATGAGCAGAATCTCGCCAATGGCGGGATTAAGCTTGATCCAGGAAGGTTCGTGCTTTTGTTCAATGAGGCTCAGGATAGGTTGATAAGATACTATCTTAATAGGAAGGATGATGAGACCATCCGATCTATACAAACTCTTCTGGTATACTGGAAATCGCTTAATAAGATTAATCATATTGATGACCCCGAATCGACATCATTCGGTCTTCCTGATGATTATTTATGGTTCTCAAATATAAAAGGAGCGTTTTCTTATAATGGATGTGAGGTTGGAGATTTTGTCATATGGGAGGCTAAGAACGAGAATGTCCATGAGCTTCTTGGGGATGATAATAATAAACCTTCTTTTGACTATCGGGAAACGTTCTACACCATAGGTGACGGGAAGGTCGTGGTGTATGAGGACGGCTTCCGCACAGACGAGGTCAGGATGACCTACTACCGGAATCCGGTACGGGTGGATCTGGCCGGGTACATCAACGCCGCCGGCGAGCGGTCCACGGACATCGACCCTGAGCTGCCCGATCCTTTGGTGGAGGAGATTCTGGATATGGTCGCCAAGCAATTCAACCTTAACGAGAATGAACTAAGTAGATATAGGATGGATAAGGATAATGTGGCTTCCTTTAAATAAACACCGTTAGTTTGATCATTAAGCCTACTCGGGAACGGGTAGGCTTTTTGTTTTACATAAAATGTAAACATTATATTATGTCGTATACTCACGACCTTATTTTATTGCGGTGATGTTGTTTATGATTATGTTTGCGTTAGGTAAATGATTTTTAAATTAAAAAATTGATAATATGTTGCACAGACCGCAAGACCGGGTACTTTTCGTACCCCCGCACGCTAAGATGGTGGATGTTGACTCCATCTTCTTAAAGGAAGGACAGATCGGTATTTATGATACCAGAGATACTTCCGAGAACGGTTGCAAGGCCGTAATTGACTTTACCGGTAAGCCTCGTAATGATAAGCGTTATGAGATCCGTATCGGTCGTAATGAACAAGCGGCTTCCCGCTCTATATATGATAAGGATTTTTCCACGCCTTTGTTCTCGTTGAATGAGATCACCGAGATTTACGCTTCTTGGCCGAAGAAAGATCATGCTTATGTCGATGATGTTATCTTAGGATACAACGGTGTGTCTGATGACACGGCTTTCTCCGTATCCAAGGGCGACCGTATCGCTATCCGCTTGATTCTCGCCGGCAGGGCTTTCGAGCTTCTTGGTTATGAGGGAGGTCGTATTGAGATCAATGACGCTATCCTTTTGGATGATTGTGATAATACTCCAAATCAATGCGAGGAGTGCGATCCTTGCGAGGAGGTTGATTTGTTGCCAGCCGTCCTGAAATGTATCGAGAGGATGAAGAACCAGCCTATCGCTGGTGGTGGTAAGGTATCTGATTATATTGATATCACTCCGGTTACAAGATGTACTAACGAGGCCACGGAGCCTGAGACGGAGGGCGTGAACTTCTATTGTATGGAGGTTTGCGATACTGGTGATGACCTGGCCTTGGCTGAGGTTCGTGCCCAGTACCCGGGATTGAAGATCGTTCGTGAGAGCATCAACGGCAGCATGTCACGTTATAAGGTGATGAAGAAAGGGGCTAAGCCTAATGACTATACTCAACGTCTGATCTCTATCATGAAAGGATGCGAGGAATGCCCGCCTAGCTATACTGAGGTTAAGGGCGGATGCCTGTATTCCATTTCATTGGAGGATGACGGCGTTGATATGTCTACTACGGTAGAGTCTTTACCTAATGTGGTAGCTGATACGGTTAATAAGATGAGCCAGATCAAGGGATCAGGTTTGTATATTGCCGCTACTTCCAAGAAATTGACGGATGAGGAGATCTCTACTTTCGTGGAGGCTAATCCTACGGCTATTATCTACTATGTGGCTAAGACATCCGATATGTGCGAGAATCCTACGGTTCGTACCGCTTCATGGTCAGCTTGTGGTTCTTGCAAGGTATCCACCGAGAAGTATTATATCACGATCCCGGATGATGAGTGCGGAAACAGTGCTTTGGAGGAAATCAAACAGGCTTTCCCAGAACTGGAGATCACTGACTACGGTACTCCTGCGGCTTGCCAGCATAGCTTCCAGACAACGGTATATACTAACATGTTGTGTGATGAGTGCGACAAGGTGTTCGAGGGATTCTTCACCAGCAAGGCTCCGGCGTCCTACCGCAACCGTATGTGGAAGAAACTGGAATCGGCTCAGGAACTTGGCACTAATTGCAAGTGCGGTATCCGTTTCCGTGGCAAGGAAATGTTATTATCTCCGTCAGAGTGCTTGATGGATAAAATGACCTATGTAGAGGATAGCGTTGAGATCGTTGGCGCTAGCGGTGGTTATCCTGATTCTCTTGATGAGGGATCCCCCATTTGGTGGGATCAGCTTCACTTCGAGAGATTGTCCAGCAAAGCCCCGCGTACTCATGTTGGCGGCAATATGATGGATGATGAGTTGAAGGGTTACGCTCATTTCAACGGCTTCCCGAAACATCAGGACTTCATGGGACGGACATTCATGAACGAATACAGCCGTGTTGAACAAACAGCCCAATATGTGGACTTCCAGATCACGATTAATCCTCATAGATACTCTCAAGGATTCGGTAAGTATCTCGCCGATGATCCGGTTAATTTGATATTACGTGTACGCTATGGTGCTCATGAGGGTGTTCAGGAGATGATCAATATGATCGGAGCTGCCGCTGGTCTTGGCCCGGCCATCGTAACCGAGCCGAAATAAAGAACCTTTTTTGCGTTCATACATTCCTAAAGGGGAGAGATTCAATTCTCTTCCCTTTTTTGTTATCTTTGAGGCAGTAGAATTAAAATATGATATTATGTCGGCTATTAATGAGTATTTAAAGAGACTGGCTTCCATCTTCGGTAGCATGGGTTTCTCCGTTCCGCCAGATGACTTCTCAGGTGTTGTCATAGACGGAAAGACGTATCCGGTCATGATGAGGAATGACGGGTGTTACGTGTACTTCGATGATAAAGGAGTAAAGAGACTTGTAAGCGAGGTCCCTAAAAAGGACTATCAGTTCATTAACATCAAGGACGCCCGTGTGTCGATCGTCAACCAATGTTATCGTACTCCGGGAGGTCAGGTAGAGGCTCGTATCCATACCTATATGAATAATAAGGGTGAGATATTGGCCGAGAAGATATTTATCATCAACTCATCGGATATCGATACTCCCATTGGCACGGAATTGGATAAGATCCCTGCCGAGTGGGTGGCTATAGATTGTAGTATAGCGGAGATGACCGATCGGGAGTTGATATTCGTAAGTAAATGTTATGCCACGGAAGGAGGCAAGGTTCAGATAGAGGGCGTAGAGTCGGTTGATCCCCGCCTGAACCCGGAGGTGTCTCATTATGAGGTGGTGAATACTACTGACGATAGTAACCCTATTGGAACGAAGTATAATGCCATACCTGATACGTGGAGGCGTATAGTATGTGATTTTCCGGACATGACCCAAAGGGAGATAATACCGGTGCTTAAATGCTTTGATACCGGGACCGGAAGGGTACAGATAGAGGGGTATAAGATATTTGATTACGAGATGGGTACCAGAAAGGAATGGTATCGCGTCAAGCAAAGTACCGATCCTGAGAATCCGGTAGGTGAGTTTATCACCAGCATAAGCGATGACTGGGTTGAGGTCGTTTGTGACTTCACGGATATGGAGGATCGTGATATTGAGGTAACTATAGAATGTTATAAGACACCGGCCGGTAAGGTGAAGCTGGAGGTTCTTACGTCATGGGACGGGAATATAGGAGTTAGGGATAAGAGTTATAAAGTCCTGGAGACTACCGATCCGTCACAACCTGAGGGCGCCAGCTTCAGTTCCTTGCCAGACACTTGGATAAGGGTAGTCTGTGATTTTGACGATATGGAGGAGAGAGATATCAAATCCTATATAGAGTGTTATGACAGCGGTAGCGGAAACGTTAAACTTCGAAGGATGGTGTCGTATGACTCCAAGATAAAGGCCAGATACACACGTTTCGAGGTAGTGGACTCCGATAACGCAGACTTTGTCCCAGGAGCCGCCCTAGCTACCCTCCCCGACGGATTCTCTTTGGTTCCTTGTGATTTCGTTGACTTTGAGGATAGAATGCTTCAGTCAAGGAAAGAATGCTATAATACAGATAAAGGTCGTGTACAGGTATTAAGAATAACGTCTTATGATGGAGATATAGATATAAGGGGCGCTGTTTATGTCGTTACACGATCTGAGAATCCCGATATTCTCGTGGATAGGATATATAATGCCATACCTGGAGGATGGGATCGCATGGTGTGCGAGATGGAGGATATGGAGGATCGTGATATCGAGTCTTTCGTGGAATGTTATGATAGCGGTGAGGGTAATGTCAAGGTAAGGAGAGTCGTGTCTTATGATGCCAAGGCAAACGAGCGCCACGTCCGCTACGAGGTACTGGATTCGGATAACGGCGGTTTCGCCCCGGGACAGCGGATATCCACCCTGCCTACCGGATGGTCTTTGGTGTCTTGTGATTTCACGGATATGGAAGACAGAATGCCTATTGATATCGAGGAATGTTATAGGACATCAAACGGGAGCATACGTATGAGACATGTGGTGTCTTATGATGGTGATCTTGGGAAAAGAAACCAGTTCTGGGAGATTGTGGACTCGTCTGATAACGGATATGGTCTAGGGGATAGGATGAATAGCATCCCATCGGTTTTTATCCGTGAAAGGTGTGCCATAGAAAGGTTGGATGATCGTATTACCAGAAGTGCGATAGAATGTTACTCGACTCCAGGAGGATCGGTAAGAATTAAATCCACTTACGTTATCAACCCTTTAAATCATATTAGGTCGTATAATCATCATGTATTGAGTTCTACGGATAATGATATCAAGATTGGTGCTCAATATATCTCTTTGCCATCTAATTTTACTCGTATCGAATGCGAGGAGCCGGATTACATGGATCGGCTTATAGATACTACCGAGACCTGTTATGATACCGGCAATGGTACGGTAAAGATCCGGAGGCAAGAGTCTCTTAACGGTAATCTTGATCTCAAGACATTTGATTATAAGATCGTAGAGTCTACTGATCCAGCATATAGATTAAATACTACACCTACGCAATCTGTTATAGACGGATGGACCGTTATTAGCTGTGATCTCAATATCGTGGATGTAGATGATTGTTATGAGATCGGGGGGCATAAGATCCATCTAAAGGGCTTTAGGACGGTCAATCCTGCATTGCAGGATATTAAGTCCAAGCTTTATGTGGTATATTCAGATCATCCGGATTACGGTGTTGGAGATGAGTTGTCTTCTATTCCTGATGGGGCTAAGGTCACGATATGCGATTACGCTGATAAAAGCCAAAGACATATGGTTCCGGTGCGAGAGTGCTATGAGGTAGCCGATGGCCGGTTCTATGTGGAGGGAAGTCGGTTGGTGGATAACGATATGGTCGTTGAGCGGACGTCGTTAACGGTGATGGAGTCATCCTCTCCTACCTACCCGGTAGGTACGACACTGACCTCCATCCCCGATGGCGCTACTATCGTGGCTTGTTTATGTCAAACCTGTTAATCTGAATGGCTATGGTTAAAGTATGTAATGATTATTTTATGATTGATGCCTTAGCTGGAGGTCAGGTCATAAGAAAAAGGAAATATCGTCGTGAGAATACGATGATAGGATATAAATGGTATGATTATAATGGGGTCGAGGTAACCGACCCCACAGAAATATCTCGTCTTGACGGATTGGCTACTAAGCATCAACGTGTAGATGAGGCTTATGATGATCATGCTATTTTCATGTCGTCAACCAACTACGTTAACAGCGTTTCTGGTATACCTATGGATAAGCATATGGTTGTCGTGGAATGGAGACCGGATAGCGAGCAAGGTTTTGTCACTATGGCTCATGATGAAGGTCTTGACGGGGATAGCTATTATATAGTTGTTATCAACTCCGGAGATAAGCAGGCAACGATCTACACCCCCGTGGATCCTGAGAGTCCAAAGGATGGGACTTCCCGTGCTGTTGACGGCGATAATATCTCCGTTGGAGGATCATATGTCTCTATATCCCCTAAGCAAGTAGAACGGATAAGGGCTACTTTTCGTGATAATAAATGGTACTATGAGTTGGTGACTAAGACATATCCTAGCAATACTGGTGGAATTAAGATTGGAGATGTTGACTTTGTTACGTTCAGGTATTTATGGGAATCAAGCTCTGGAAGGGATTTGGATACTATGACGGAAGCCCTTAATTCTAATGTTCCCGCCATAGATAATCTTGCCGTAGGTTGGTCCGGTCCCGGAAATGGAGATAGCTCTGTTAGAGAAGTCCTTAAATGGGGTGGTAATAATACAGGATCCGGAAAGGAATGTGTTTGGATGTCAGTGAAGGATTTAAGGGCTAAGTATTATGATATCCTACCTGAAGAGACTTATTTCATGGCTTACGCTACATGGTTTGGATCTAAAGGTACAGGTAAATGCTCTTTTGAACTTGTCGGATACAAGGGAGGTACGATGAGCCAAGATGGATATAATTTTATAAATACCGGTGGATCTGTTGTATATCAGAATACATATGATTTTGTATGTAATACCCATAAAGGAGCCGGATCGTATAAGACATCTTACGAGAAAGTAGCTCGTATTACTTATAATAAGTTAATTAATGAGGTTTATATGTCTATCGGGGACGCTATAGATCAGGAGGATAATTATGATAAGTTAGAGCGAGAAGTCAATAATATAAAGGAAAGGCTTAACGATGTCGAGAACGAGTTGGCTGTCGTAAGACGTATAGCCGAGGGCAAGAACACGGCGTATATCTTTGATACGGTCGATGCCATGAATGAGTGGCTGGCGGTCCCGGAGAACACGGCTAAGCTCCGTGTGGGGGACAGTTTCTGGATCAGGGAGCAGGATGTACCTGATTATTGGTGGGATGGAACTCAAGCTTTAGAGCAGGAAGGTCCGAAGGTGGATTTGTCTCCTTATTATACGAAAGATGAGATTAATGATATTGTTAATAATATCAATCAGAAGATAGAGGATAAAAGTACGTCTATTATCTTCGATACTTATATCCAGATGAAGTCTTTCGTAGACGATCCTACTAACGCCGATAAGCTTAAGGAAGGTACCATCTTGTTGATACGAGATAAAAACGTACCTGATTATTATTACGATGGTGCTGGGATAGTCAAGATGGAGGCTGACGTAGAGCAATGTCTTTATATTACTTTAGCTAATAAGCCTACGGAAAGCACTATAAGTTATACTCAAGATCGGGAGGTGACTAATTTCGCTCCGGGTGCTATAGCTAGATGGGTTGACTCTGACGGCAATGACGTGTTTTATAAGCTTGTTGAGATAGTAGGTGGTAAGGCTAAGTGGATTACCCTTATCGATACTAAATACGGCAATGTGACGCTACAGAGTACTTACGACAAGAATTATGAGATCGTTAATATCGTATCTGGGTCTAGGTTACAGGCTATAAATAGCGAGAAGAATGATATCAAGTTCGTTAATAGCGCTACGGGTAACGTGACTGTCGTGTTGAATGGTACTGTATCAGGGGGAGCCAAGAAGCTGGTGAGTATGCTGACGGTGAACGAGGTAGTCTTGACCCCCGGAGCGGCGGTGTCGTTTACCCGGAACGGCGATGAGTTCGTGCTCACGGAGTTGTTTGGCGTTACTATCTTCCCGGATCTGGCGGATGCCAACCGTGAGGGAGAATGGGTGATGAGCGTAGGAGTAACTGGTAAACCGATCCTTATGGAGGTAAAGGAGATGCGTAAGTGGGATGAGAGTATAACTAAGGAGCTTACTATAGATGAGCTTAACGAGAAGTTCCCTAACGTGGATATCGGATTCGCTGTCGTATGCAAGACCATCAACAAGGTATATGAGATGGTTAACGGATACAAGGAATGGGTGTCTTATGATATAACCTCAATTAGTTGATATGGGATTTTTAGTAGGATATGATACGGCCCTGTCCTCGGTGACGTTTTATGTTAACGAGGATAGGTTCCCTTGTTATAATGGGAGGAATGCTGATTATGTGCCAGATCCAGTAGTAGATTCTGGCATTTTTAATCGAAATTTTAATATATCTTCTAGTAAGCCGGGATTTGTTAATGTCGATTGGGGAGATGGGACTAAAGATCAGTATCCCTTGACTAAAAACGGAAGTGTGTATAGGATTATATTCAGGTCTTTGGATATTGAATGGAGAAAGAATCCTGACGCTACTACGTGGTGGTTCAAGAAAGAAGATGGATCTCAATATATACCTATACCTCCTCATAAGTATGATAGCGTACAGAAGAGGGAGGTGACTATGACTTTCTCTAATGTGATAGATGGTGATTTTAGCTTAGATGGAATAGTATTGGATCAATTCCCGTTAATAAATTTACCTGATATCTCTTATTTGAATATGAGTAGATCCGTTTTAAAAAATGGGGATATACCTTATGATAGAATTCTTAATAGCCAGAATGTCGCAAATATACAGATGGGAGGTTTTTCTCATCCTGGTGTATGGAGTAACTGGCCGGAGGGATTTTTAAAAATGAAAAGATTGAAGTATTTTGGGTGTAGTTCCGTTTTTAATTTCGCTGATAATCCCGATTCTAATTGGAGGAGGTTCTCGGAATGGGAGAATCTTACTATTTTTAATTTCAATGGGTGCAATATTCCTTCGTATGACCCGGCGTTTAATTCTATTCCGGCTACGGGTATAGATATCATTAGCGATAGGAATAACATACCTGTATTTGATGAGGTGGATAAGGTAGGGGATAATAAAATACGTGTTTATTTTATGGCTAACGGTAGCTCATGGAAACAGGATTTGGTAGGAGGGAAGTTGAATAAGATTCAGGAGACATATTGTAGGTCATATACGGTTCCGGTAGACGATCTCCCAGACTGGTTATATGAGGTAAGGGAATTTAGGAAATGGGATTTATCGAGTCATTTTATATCTACACAGGATAGGGCTGATAAGTTCGTTAACACGTTTTATGATAAGATAATGTCGTGGAGTTATATAACGATGTCACAGACGGCTTCTGACGGTAACAGGAATCAGTTTTATAAACTTACCTTAGATTTATATACTTCCGCAGCTCCTACCAACAAGAGACCATCTGGCGTTTATCAAGCCCCTGAGGGGTTTGTCAAGGGTGTTAGCAACGGTAATCCTACGACGCCTATGGAGAAGGTGTATGTGCTTGCCAACAACTACGGGCAGACGTGGATCTTGGCGCCTGCCCCGGCTTCTAAGGCTACCCTTACGAGGGCAAGGCGGGCTGGGAAGACGAGGATCGCCCCGTTCGTCCTTGGCGTAAAGGACGGCCATGTATCCGTGTTCGGCGGAGATGTATTGGATGATAATATGAGTAAGTATAATTTCGCTGACAAATACGAGGCTATAGATATCTGTAACGATCTGGGATTGGACAGTTCACCGGTTGTCGAGTATTTCAGGAGAATAGAGGAGGGAGAGGTATGAAATTAATATGTAAGGATACGAATAAAGGCTCTATAACATTTTTTACTAAGGGTAAATACGCTTTTAGGGGCGTTAACAGGAATGATACTACTGATGATGTTCCTGATCCTATATTGGATATTAATAATTACAATGAGAGTATACAGTTTTATTCCAAGACCCCCGGCATGTGCGAGGTCGATTGGGGTGACGGGAATAAAGAGCAATTTCCTTTCGTGAAGGATAGGAGCGAATCCATATACGGGCGATATAGGTTGATGTTCAGGAGAAGGGATATAAGTTATCGTAAGAATCCGGATAGCCATCCATGGTGGTTTTATAAGGAAGATGGGAGTGAGTATATCCCTACGCCTAATCATGCTTACGCTGATGGGCTAGATAAAGAACGGGTCATTACCATGACTTTTACGAATGATATTACATACGTTCGAACAGCAAGGATAATGATGGTAGGGTTCCCGATATTAGACGCCCCAAGTATTATCAACTTAATTTTATCCATTACCGGAGACCGGAATATAACCGATATTCCTAAAGACAGGATACGTAGATCGGTAAATATAGAGTATATAACACTTAGTGAATTAGGCGTAGGGACATTGACATCCATACCGGATGATTGGGATAGGTTGACTAAGTTAAAAGGCATTAATTTAAATCGAACGGCTGATTTTAATGATACGGAGTCTTCTAATATAAGGAAATTCCCCTCTATGTGGCCTAATCTTATAACATTAGCTTTGGCAGGTTGCAGGGTTAGGGTATATCCAAGGGAATGGCTGTCTTTTAGCAAGCTAAGAGAATTATATATATCCCCGGGAGTGGCTATGCCATCGTTTGGCCCTAATACATGCCCGGCTATGGATGAGGTGGATAAGATAAATCCTAGTTTAAGGACCTTCGATCATATAAACGGATGGTATGGGTCTGTCGTGAGTTGGCATCCGTATATGATCGGCAAGGGGCTGGAAAATATCACTAGCCTTGTCGCCTCATATGGCTATAGTAAGATAGATGTAAGCAATCTACCGGATTATATATATGAGATGAGGTCTATGAATAGCTTTTATATGTATCGCAGCTTGTCAACCCAAAGTCGATGTGATACGTTTATATCGACATTATATGAGAAGGTGATGGGATTTGATTATCTCACTATGTCTTCCTCTGCTTCCGATGGCAAAAGAAATCAGTTTTATGGATTGTATCTAAATATGTATTTAGCTTCCGAACCTGATGATAAAAGACCTAGTGGCGTATTACAGGCTCCCTCTGGTTTTATAAAGGGTCAGTCTAATGGCTCTCCGTCGACTCCTATGGAGATGGTTTATGTTCTTATGAATAATTATGGATGGAGGTTTAGTATGGCGCCAGAGGCTTCGGTGTTAAGGTCAATACGATCTTCTGATATTGACACGAGGTCGTATAAGCCATATAAGCTTATCGTATTTGACGATGGGCGTACCTTTGTAGGCAATGGAGATGTTTTAGCTCATGATACGGATAAGGTATTATCGTTTGGGGGTCAACCAGAAGGGGAGTATTTATGTGATTCTATGGGATTGGACAGGAATGTTATTGTAGAATATTTTAACAAGATAGGTAATGGCTAAGACATTATATAAATACGAGGCATCATCCAACAAGTTCGTGTGGTTCACTACATGGGATAGGGCACTTAGAAATTATTATACCGATGATTATAATTATGTACCTGATCCTGTCGTTAGTAATTCTCATAATACGTTTGTCGAGTTTAGATCCGGAAAGCCCGGTATGGCTAATGTGGATTGGGGGGATGGAATAAAGGAGCAGTTTCCTATGACCAAGGTTCAAGGGGAGGATAATTATCGTATTATATTCCGTTCTTTAGCGATACAACATAAGAAAAATCCCAATACTACGTGGTGGTTCAGGAAGGAGGATGGATCGCAATACGTACCTGTGGATAATCATGCTTACGCTGATGGGAGGAGGGACGTACAACGGGCTGTGTCGATAGATTTTACTTGTGATATTTATTATGCCAATATCCAAATTTGCATGATGACATCTTTCCCGATTGTGGATATACCAGGACTTGAGTTTTTGATCGTATCCCATACGCTGTATGTTAATGACGGTATACCTGTAGACAAGTTGTCAAGATCCAAAAAGTTAATTTATATCGATCTTCAAAATATAGGGCAAAGAATGACCGTAATTCCTGAGGCTATAACCAGTAAGACAGAGGTATATTATTTAAATATGTTTAATATGCTTGATCTTAGGGATATAGAATCTAGCGGAATAAGGAATATAAAGAATATGAAAAATCTTCAAACCCTTGAATTGTCTTCATGTTATTTGGATAGGTATATAAAGGAGTTTAATGATCTTCCTAAATTAACTTCGTTGAAAATGCATCCTGGCCCTTCTGATATGTGGAATTATTTTGATATAAATACCCTCCCTTTTTTCGAGGTAGATAAGATAAATCCTAACATTACTGATTTTGATTTTTTAAATGACTGGGTAAGTGGAGAAAGGAGGACGGGTTGGAATGATGATAATATGTCGGGTAGAGGATTGGATCATCTTACAGGTCTTGCCGTCTATCATAGTAATAGTATTAGAGTGGATAAGCTGCCAGATTATATTTATGAGATGAGGTCTATTACATGGTTTGCGATGGATTATTCCACTCATAGCCAAAAAAGATCAGATGATTTCGTAAACTCCTTCTACGACCTTGTTGTAGGATGGGATCAGATTACCATGGCATCCGTGGCCAAAGATGGGGAAAGAAATCAGTTTTATGGACTTGCGGTTTCTATGTATGGTAGTCGATATCCTGACGAGAATCAGCGTCCTTCCGGCACGGAGCAGGTCCCAGAGGGATTCGTGAAAGGCTCGTCCAACGGGTCTCCCGCTACACCTATGGAGAAGATATATGTGCTAAAAAATAACTACGCCCAGAGATGGACGATTAAACCAGAATAATATTATGAATATCAATATTTTAAAACTAAATTGGGGGGGGGTAAAATCCTATTTGCCTTATGATGAGAAGAAGGATGTTACCCAAAAGGAAGGTAATAGAGGTATTCGAGGAATTATCTCCTCAGGATAATGGATATTGGACGGTTCCTGATGGGGTCTATGAGGTTGAGTTCGCGTTGGTCGCCGGAGGTCTTAATGGAGAATATTCCGATATATATAATGCCGGGAGTGGAGGTAACGGAGGTGGTGTACTGACTGGGACTATATCCGTAAATCCAGGTGTTACATATAGGGTGGTTGTAGGAGATATAGGTGGTGATAGTATATTCGGTATATATCAGGCTATTGCCGGTAAAGGTGGAAGAGGCGGATATGGAGTTGAAGGGGATGGTAATGATCCTTCCCGGGAAATCCAGGGCAAGATGGATCATATGTTTTTAATAACAAATATCCTGACCGATACCCTTATCCTATGGGCGCTGGTGGTGGATCGGGAGCTTATACAAGAGGATGGGATAAAGGCTTTTTATCCGGAGGTAAAGGTGGCAATCACGGAGGAGGTGATGGAGCTGGAGCCGAGGATATTAGTGGTGTTACTATTCATGGCGAAAATGGAGGTGATGCCACTTATTATGGAGGTGGTGGTGGTGGAGCCTCTAAAGCTTCTAGTAGTGGGGCTACGAGCGGTCGAGGAGGATCAGGTTATCGTGGTATTATTATTTTACATTATTTTAAAAATGGATAACATGAATAGAAATGATATTATAAAAGAACTAGGTTCGTATTTTGATATAGTGGAATTGGTATGTCCTCATACATATAATAAGTGGAAGGATCGGTCGTGGCAGTTTCTCGATACCGCTTTTCTCCATAATCTTCTTGTATTGCGTAGGGATATAATCAAGCAGTCTATGTATTGCAATAATTGGGACAAGCAGGGGCAGTTTTCCCAACGTGGTCTTAGATGCAACATCTGCCAGATAGTTAAGGATAAGAAAGATGTTTATCTATCCGCTCATGTGTTGGGTAAGGCTGGGGATTTCGATGTCAAGTCGATGACGGCGGAACAGGCTAGAGGCTTGATCTTGGATCATCAAGATATGTTACCATATCCTTTCCGGCTTGAAGGGAAGGTGGGTTGGTTGCATTTTGACAGCCTTGATACGAGGAACGGTATACACGCCGTGGTGTTTTAGGTACTTAACGGTATAGTGGTTAACTTTGCGTATATGGTATAAAATGAAAGACAAAGACATGATAGAGCGAGTGGGGGCTTTATGGAATATAGCGCTTGCGTATGGTGCTTCTTGTTGGGCTTACTTCCAGCCGGTTCATCATTTATTGACTGTATTACTTATAGTATTAATAGCGAATTTTTTGGCTAGGTTAGCGCAAAGCGTAAGGGGCTGGAAGCTCCGTAGAAGCCGTAGGAGGAGGTTTAGTTTCAAGAAATGGTTTAGGGAGGTCAGGTTTACTGATATTCTTAAGGAGTTCGCTTTGTCTTGTTTTATAGTAATGACATTATGTGTTATATATAAGACGTTATACCCGATCGAGGAGGAGGCTAGCATGGTACTTACCGTTACCAAATATGGGGTGTATATAGCTCTTGTTGGATATGTTATGCTTTTCCTGAATACGATAGGGGATGCTTTTGCTGACGCTTATCTGGTTAAGGTGTTCAAGGCTGTATTCAATAGGATAAACGTATTCAAGATGTTTGGCTTCTCTAAAAACATACCTGATGAGACGTTTGACGATATAAAGAAAATTGCGGATGATGAGGTTAAGGATAAGTCTTAGGGCTGTTTTTTGTTTAGGTCTGTCGCTGTTCCTGTCCTCTTGCGGAAGTAGGAGGCAGGTTAGCGACACGTCTATTGATAGCCGGCTAATAAGCAGGATAGAGACGATGATAGATGAGGCCATGGATCGGAGGATCGTAGAGATCAAGACATCTGATCTTAATGCTGATATCGTTATAACTGAGAGGAAATTCGATACGGGCAAGGATGTTGATCCTGCCACGGGGGAACGGCCGGTGTCCTCGCAGACAGATGCCCATATTGTCATTGGCCGGCGGGACAGCACGGTGACAGCCGATTCCCTTGGAGTTAATAAGACAAGGAATGATATAAAGGATCTGGATAATAAGACAAATATCAAATCTAAGGACGTAGATGATAGGAAGGAATCAAGATGGCCTATAGTGTGGATAGTAGCTGGTATCTTGATGATATTGTTGGTATTGGTGTATATATTGAAGAAGACAAAGATTTTGTAATTATATATCATAAAAAAAGGGCTATGATCTCTCACCGCCCCTTCTCTAATTAGTTTTTAAAGGATATGCAAATAGCATAGAGGTCAGTCCCGGATTCGAACCGAGGTATATGGTTTTGCAGACCACCGACTAAACCACTCATCCAACCGACCGTGACGCGAATATAAAGATTTTATTTGACCAGATGGCTTAATTGACCATCTTTTTAACTAACAACTTCCCTTAAAGCCAAATAGTTCTTATTTAACTTCTGGAGCCGTAGAGATAATTGTATAGACAAGTATTGTTTTTGGGTGACTCTTGTTGGAAGCCAATGAACAAGGTGGCGGCGTCATAGCGTGGGGCTGGTGGTTGCCTTCCATGGCCGGCCAGGAGCGGAGCGACTCAAGACCCACCCTGCCGATTCCCTTTGGCACTTCACGCTTTAGCGCAGAAAAGAAGTAAACATATAGGATCATTATGTTTAAAGATAGTAGTCATCTGCCAAATAAGATCGAATGTAAGGATATAGTAAATATCTCAATAATACAATCATAAAGAGTCTTGAGTGGGATTATCAGGATCTTTATCTGCCAACATACTACTCATTTTTAAATTAATGTTTTTTGGATGTTTACTTTAGATAATAAAAGGCGTTAGCTAACATCATTTCATTAATAGGGTTATTAATTAGAAATTGGTAAGAATTAAATAAAGGAATGCTTTATAATGGGATTTGCTTCAGAAAGAGGCGAAGCTTCTTATTACACATGTCACAAAATGGACAACTGTGTTTCAGCTAGTTATGTTATTAATGAAATAATAATGGTGATATATGGGAAAATTAATTCATCTTATTCTTTTAAAGGTCTTATATTTTGCTTATATTTGAAGTGGACAAAATATGAACAATATGAATTTCGACTTGAATTATATAAGGAAATGCTCTTCTATGATAAAGGAATTTCCGGTGTATACCGAGGCTGAGAAGAAGCAGGTAGATGAGGGGTGTACTTGCATTAAGCTATCTAAAGGTCAGCCTATATATCCGCGTAATTTCAAGAAACGTAGAGATACTTTCGCTGGCGCTGATTATACCACGGCTAATCCTAGGAACATCAGTCCTGATGATATTTATATACCTCCCTACTTTAGGCTTAAGATTATTATGGCTATTATCATCAACTTTGATAGAGCTATAGTGTTTAATAGGATATCTGATAAAGATTTTAAGCTAGGTATGACGTACCGGTTTATCTATGAGTATGTAGGATCGTTTAAGTGTTTTGAGAAGGCTTATAAGATGGTATCGATGGTAGTTGATAGCGAGTTGTCGATCATGAGATCAATCGGTGATTATAATTATAAGTGGAATATTCGCAAGGTTTATCCATCATGCTTTGTAGGCAAGGCTAAGTTCAGGTATATTGGCGGCGAGGACAATGCACCTGTAAGTTCAAAGGGGAGGGCTAATAAAGCTAGAAGAGCCGCTGTTGATTACAAAGTTATGATTATGGTGAATATCATAAATACCAGATCTGCGAGTAAGATAAGGAAGATGATTGACTCTGATGGTAGTCTTAAAAACAATGGTAAAAGGTTTGACGGTAGGAATGATAAAGTTCTTTTCAGTATATTCAATAGTCATTTGATTCACGAGGGGTTTAAGGAAATTAAAACCTCGTCCTTATATAAGTACTTGAAAGAGGCCTTAGATTTTTTAGGTGTAAGTTTGTTAGAGTTAAGATCTATTGCTGATAGAGCTATTTCTGACATAGAGGATGGCAAGGAAGGATATGAGCCTGCCCTATGCTCTTATGATGACTGTTTTGATATTAATTCTTTTGTGGAGGATTCGTGATGAGTAATCTTATTATTGTAAGAAGTGGTGATATATATGTCATCTTTAACCATGATAATGATATGTTTAACATTCAAGAGCTATCTGATTTTATTGGATGTAAGAGTGTTTTATCGTCTATTGTGAAAGATCCGCTAAATGGGGCTATGTATATTGTTGAGGATGTATCTGGGCAGAAGTGGGGTGATATCGTGGCTTTGGTAAGATTCGGTTGTATGGTGAATAAGTCTATTGTAAAGGATTTGATCATTAAGTCTATTAGGTTATGGGTGGAGATATGTGACTTCTCTTATGATGATACCGATCCATCTACATCCGATCCTATATACGATACGTTCCTTTTTAAGAGTTATATGTCTGTAGCCGGGGACAACCCTGACCTTAACAAGTTTATTGTATCCCTTAGAGGGAGGATGCTTAAATACGATCTAAGATCTCTTTATCTTTACCTAGCTATATTCATGGCTATCAACGGAGGCATTCTTCTTAGCGAGGACGATCTTCTTGCCTCTCTTATCTTATGATTGTATTTGTGATGTTAATCAAATTAGTATCTTTGTGAAAAAGATACGAGATGAATCAGATTAATATCATACCGAAGATAATTCATGATAAGTTCGCAGCTAGAATTATCATGGATGATTACGATATAGAAAAACCTATCGTAATTACTGTCGTGGCTAGACGTAACGATGGTGAGTATAATACCCAGATATTGACATACCCGACATCTGGCGTTGATTATGAGGGTAATGTAAGGATGGTGTTTTTCGATGTCGCTAGGTCTCATGTTTGTCAGATAACATCGGTGTTTATCAACGGTCATGAGGTTAAGACATATTATACCGATGTCCCGGATCTTGATATGCAAGCCCGTTATGACGATAGCTTGTGCCGGTACGATAAGAAGGTTAATATGAATGATATTAGGCTATCGTTTCAGGTGCTAGAGACACGTGATCCCAAGGTGTTGCAGGTATTGGATGAGTCCGAGTGGGGGCTGCTGGAGGATAGGAAGGCGATCATCGAGATCACTACGCCGGGCATGTCCGACCCCGTTACGTTGTTTCTTGGCAAGAATCAGGTCAATACCTTTACCAGTTTAACACTAGGTCTCAATTGCTTTAATTACGATGATTGTAATGTCAAATACCTTGACCTCCCAGACGGTATATATGATATCAAGATCATAGGTAGCCCTTCCACTTACAATTTCAGTCGCAAGTATCTTAAGACGGATCTTATACGCAGACGTCTCGACCGGCTATGGATCAAGACTGATGTCTTATGCGAGGACAAGGATAAGGATCTTATAGACAAGATACAGGAGATGGAGACACTTATGGTCGTAGCCGAGGCGAATGTCAGGTTGGATAACATAAGGGCCGCCCATGAGATTATTGATCGTGTCGGAGAGCTTCTTGAGATGGCTACCAATTGCGTGGATTGTTGAATAAAAAAAAATAGTTATGGGTTGTAATACTTGTAAGGAAAAGGCGTTAAGGGCCGAGAGAGAAAGGATTGAGAGAAGCATGATGAATCATTCTTCTTCTACCGCTGTTAGCGATATGGAGTACGCTTCTAGAAGCACCGCTGGTTGTATGGTTATGCAAGATCCGTTGCAGGTCATGGAGCGTGACGTGGTTAGTATATATAGGCAAGTTCGTACCAAGGGTGATGGCGTTGGTGTATCTTATCTTAATATGCAGAAAAAGATCCGTGAGTGGATCAAGAATCTGCCGTATGGATGCCCGCCTGACGAGGAGGTACAGGAAATGAGAAAGGAGATTCTGGATGGGCGCTCAAAGCATATCAAACCTTGATAGGATAGATCTATGTAAGGTCGTAGACGAATGGCTGTCCTGCCAATGGGGTAGATATATGAGATACCATAGGTATAGGATCGGGAATAAGCCCGATATATCCTATTGGGGTAAGATAATTCGTCTGCAAAGGTCATTATGTGATAATGATTGCGGGTTATGCCCGGATGAGGTGAGATCGTTAAAGGAACGTGTTAATAAGTTACTGGCATGAAAAAATACAGTTGTTTACATATAACTCCGTCCACTTGCGTACCTTATGAGGGTGATCTACCAGAGTGGTCAAAGCATAAGGACTCTGATGAGTGTGTTATGATCTCTGATGTGATAGAGGAGATATATGGCGAGCTTACCCGTATCAGGGAGGCTATAGATGTCCGGGATCTTGGTGAGTCTTGCGTGAAGGTAAGTGGCGATAAGACTGTAGCTAAAATCCTTTACGCTATTGAGGATAAGATTTGCAATGGGTAATTAATGTCCTGATTTTAGGATATTAAAAATAGCCAATCGGTTTGTGTTTATCATTTCGATTGGCTATTTTTGTATGTCCACTGACTCTCACGAGGGAGTGGACATAAAGTAATTAATTATTAACTTCAAAATTAGATTAAAAAATGAAGACGGTAAATGTTTTGACAAGAAAAACGGGTGATTTTAACGTTTTTCAAAGAACTAGTGATGGTTATTTTGATGCCAACAGTTTACTTAAGCAATGGAATGATAATCCCGATAGCACGAGAAGACGGCTTGATGATTTTATGAATAGTGGTAGAACTAAGGAATTTATTAGTGCTTTATCTGAAGATGAAAGCCATGGGAGAAAAATCGACATTGGTGATAATCAATTAGTTATAAAATTAAAAGGTAAGACAACTAAGCATGGTAAAACTCCTGATAAGGTGTGGATGCATCCTCTGTTGTTTATAAAATTTGCCATGTGGATAAATCCTAGATTCGAAGTTCAGGTGTTGAGATTTGTACATGATCAACTTATAGATTACAGGGATAAGGCTGGTGATGCTTACAAGAGGATGTCTTCCGTTTTATCTAAAATAATTGAATCTTCAAGACTAAGAGATAAAATACAAGATTTGGCCAGATCCGTAAATATTATTGTCTATGGCCTTCATGAGACTATGATAAGAAACTCTGTTGGCGAGGAGGCCAAGGCTAAAGAATTGATGGAGCTGGAGATTGATATAGCCAAGATGATTGAGTTTGGATATATAACTACCGAGGAGCAATTAAGAGATTATCTATATAAGGTTTTGAGAAGCAAAAAGGCTCTTCCTTTGTAATTTGATTTTAAATTGTATCTTTGTGACAAAGTGAATGACAATGGTATACGGTAACAAAGAAATAGTTCGGACGTTCACCAAAAACAACCCGCCTGCCGGGTACGTGGGCGGCTCTGTTGACTACCGGGTCCCGGCCAACGTCTATTTTGGTGATACGCAGGAGGAGGCTGACAGCAAGGCTGAGGATGATATCAACGCCAATGGTCAGGACTACGCCAACACATATGCCGACATAATACCGTCCGTATGGTATAATGATCAGGTATGCGATGAGTTTATCAAGAACAATTGCGTAAGCGGTAAGGGATCCAAGGAGCAGGTATGCATAGAGGAAGGCAGGTTTGTCTCTTATGTATCCAAGAAAGATGCCAATGATAAGGCTAGGGTGGAGCTTGGACGGATCGGGCAGGGGGAGGCCAACTCCGTCGGGGCTTGCTGCGAGGACTGGGTCTCACAGCCTCTTCGTGGCTTGTTTTACAAGAACGATTGCGAGGCTGGCACATCAGGCAAGGAAGGTATTGTATATGAATTGCCAGCCGGAGCTATCATATCCGATATATCCCAGATAGATGCCGATACGTTAGCCTATAGGAAGTTCATGAAAGAAGGTCAGGAGAAGGCTAACGCCGAGGGTAGTTGTTCACCTGTATTCTATAATACGAAGATCGGTGATTGGTTCGAGAAGATATGTCCGTTCGGATATAAGTCCGGTAAAGTATATTACTCTATCAAAGCCAATAGGTTTAGGTCATGGATATCGGTTGAGGATGCCAACGCCAGAGCCCGTGAGGTTTTGATGGTAGAGGGGCAGGAGTACGCTGATCTTAATCTTGAGTGCGAGAAATGGATTGAGAATATTGATCAAGAGGATCAATGTTATTGGTGATGATGCGCGTTTAGTTTTCCATAATAGTTGATTTAGTGTTTGGAGGGGATTGTATATCTCCTCCATTTTTTTTGTATATATATCAATGGTGATAAGTTTATATACTGTAATACACTTGCTTATATGTTGAATATATTTTATATTTGCATACCTATCTATTCATCTCGAACCGATAGGTATTATGTTTAATTTAAAATATTGTTCAAAGTTATGAAAAGTCGGGTTGAAATCAAATCTTCTGATAGGAGATTGATGGGCGTTGTTATACCGGCGCTCAGTGATAATGGTTTTGTTAACATCACTTTAGCTATGAAAGTCTTGTCTGATGATAGGCTTAAAAAGGGCTTATCTCCTAAGAAGCTTAATGATATTATTAAGTATAATGGTTTCCAAGAGAAATGCAGGGAAATAATAAGTAGGTTAGAAAACAGGAATTTATGTAAGCAGATAAAAATCGGCTTACAAAATAAGACCCTAAATCTTAGCGATTTAAACAAAATGGGGTTGGCATGCCGAAAGGGAAAGGGGGATGGACAGATGTGGTATATGAATCCATATCTTTTCCTTGTGGTGGCCATGGAAATGAGTCCTGAGGTTTGCGCTGATGTTGTAATGTGGTTTGTTGATAATGTTGTGGGGATAAGAAATGCCGCTGGTGATGCTTATATAGAGATGTGCAGTAGTGTATCTTCGCTTATAAGTGATAAAAGTAATTTAAAGGAGTTGTTATCAAGGATAGCTAAGGGTATAAATTTTGTTGTTTTTGGAGTACATGAAGAAGGGATAAGGAATAGAGCTTCTTTTGAGGAATTAGATATGATAGTATCAATAGAAAGGAATATATCTTATGCTATTAATGCTGGATATATAAAAGACTACAATGGTGTTATAAATGATTTGGGAAGGCAATGGAAAGAAAGATGGGGTAATCCTGTTCTTAAATTGAAATCTTGATTTTATTTCGTTGTTATAATTCTAGGGTATAGGGGATACGAATGTCGTATCCCCTGTATTGTTTAATGAGGTGTGTTATCCTGTTATTAAATCAAATCTGTATCTTTGCTAAAAACAATAATATTATTGATATGTGTAATTTAGGTGGTTGTTGTTATGATCATTCACGGGAACGTCCCGAAGAGTGTTGTCATGGCGTTAAGATAGATGGGTTTCTTAACAAATGCCCTAACGATCCTTGTGATCCTTGCGATCGGGGTTGTCAGGACGAACCTTGTGTTGGTTATGGATGTCCTATAACCTTGTATGATAAATGTGTCTTATACTCAGGCGATGAGTTGGTAGCGGATGGTATAGAGAAAGGTAATGACATTTCTGTCGTTATAGACTCATTGAGGCGTATTATAGCGTCTAGGGATAAGCAGATAGATTTATACCATCGTGAGGTTCTGGATTTGAAGAAGATTATAAACGAGCTTGTCAACGCCGGTGGTAGCGGCGGGGATAACGATACGGAAGAGGAGACGTGGTAATGAATGGTTGCAACAAAAAACAATACAGACCTACTGTAGACGACACGAAAGTACCGTGCTCTACGTACATGAGTACCGATTGTATTTACCCCGGTGATAAGGTACGTGTGGAATCATTGGGATTATCCCCTAATTGCGATATGTCCGATACCCTTAACGCTATGATAAAGGCTATACGGGATAGGGATGCCGAGATATCCGAGTTGAGAAGAATGATCAACAAATTAATTTGATAATATGAAAAATTGTAATCCATGTAAACCGGAATATAGACCGGGGAATGAGTGTAGTATCTACAGCTCCCAGATCATATATGACGGTCAGTCGTTCCCTGAGGCAGACATCAGGAACGGTGATGGCATGAATAGCGTAATCGAGTCTCTGGTAAGGAAGCTGGTTGCCGTATCTGGCGACACGGCGTCCATCCAGCGTGACTCGTTCAAGGGCGTTCAGGCTGTCAGGTTAAGATACGAGCCGTTGACCGTGCTCAGCGTTACCTATTGTGGTACTATCGTCCCTAATGACGGGTATGTCGTTTCTGGTAGATCCGTTAAGTTTAAGAAGAAATATTGCATGGGTGATGAGTTCACTGATGTTAATATCGTATATACTACATTGAATAGTAATATTTTAAATACTTCTTGTTATGGCTAAGAGAGTGTACGATACGGTCTTGGCTTCCGAGTGTGACGGTTGGGTATGTGGTGAGACCCTCAAGAAAGGATCTATCCCAGTAGATAGGTTAGAGCTTGATTCTTTATCAGAGGCCGTAAGGGAGCTTATAGAGCGTTTTTTTGAGGAGGGATGGTTGCCGGATATGATCTGTGATCTTGGTTGTGGAGGCGCCAGCGTATTTGAGATTAAGCCTACTAACTTCGAGTATCCTCCTGAGGGTGGAGAGAAGATCCTTGAGATTATTGTCGGCAAGAGTGATAAATGGACTATAACGCAAGCGGATTGATATGGCTAGTAATTTAAAAGATATTCTTGCCAAGATCGAGCAAGGCTCCTCATGGGTGTCCTACGACAAGATTTCCGGTACCGGCCCCGACAAGGTGACTATTAAGGTAGAGCCTGGATGGATGGGTAGGTTGCCTAGGGAGACTTACGTAGCGGTCGAGAAAGGCAAGGTTACGAAGCTCGCTACCATAACCCAGAAGGGCATGGAGCGGGTAAGCGTGGATCCTACCAGTATCATGTTCGATATGGAGGGCGGGACGGCGGTCATCAACGCCAAGCTTAACTCCGCCTCGGTCAAGGCCTCCTGTCTTACCCTTGGTGGCTCGGTGAGCAAGTCTTATATAGTCTCCATGAACGTGAATGGCTTATCCATGAAGGTTCCGGAAGAGGATAGCAGATATATAGTGTATGCCGATCCTGAGGATCCCGGAGCCACTGATTTGTATGAGGCTAGCTTTGTCATAGCTATGCCTAAGAATATGGATAACGAACAGTATCATGAGATGTTTGTCTTGAACGGTAAGGTTGTTAATATCAATCAACAGCCTAATGATATACCTTATATCATACTTGATCATGACTTCGATAACGTGACTAGCGAGAACGGTCAGGTTGTCATCGATATCAAGTCCAATACCGAGTATGATATCGAGCTGGTATGTTGCACTTGCGGTGATGGTAGTGAGCCGGAACCGGAACCACCCTTCAACGTGGATCCGCAAAGGTTGACGCTTAATAAGGATGGTGATACCCAAATCGTGAGGGTAGAGGCCGGAGATGATGTTTTATGGAGAATAACTGAAGGATAATATGGCAAGGGAAATAGATAAGAATTGTGTCGAGGGTAATTGCTTTGCCATTAACGACAAGAGCCATGGGGTAGGCGATAATAAGCTTAATATCGTATACAAGGCTAATTATACCGGTCAGATCTGTACGGCTAAGTTCCGTATAACGTCAAAGGACGGTAATATTGCCAAGGAGTATATGATAGCTCAGGACGCCAAGCCCGTTTATTATAATATCAAGATGGTTCAGCCGTTCACCAAGGACGACTGTCTGGCCAACCAGCATGGATCGGTGGTGTTGTATACGGTCGAGGAAAGGGCTTACAAGTCGTTTATCTCGCAGGAGGACGCAGACGCCAAGGCTATGGAGGATATAGCCCTGAACGGTCAGAAATACGCCAACGAGCATGGTGAGTGTATAACCGATATCTGGTATAACGAGGAGCAGAGAAAGACGTTTATACGTAATAATTGCGATAAGTTCAGTGACGGTCAGGAATATGTTTATATCATTCCTGAGGGCAAGTACGTATCTTCCATCTCTCAGGAGGACGCCGATAGGAAGGCTCTTGAGGATATTGAGAAGAACGGTCAACAACAAGCCAATTTGGAGGGTGAGTGTAAGCCTAAGGAGAATATCTATTATGGTAAGTTTAGTAAGACCTTTACCCGTAACAATTGTGACTCCACCCAATACGGTACTGATGTGGTTGTCGATGAGACGATGGTTACAGGGGACTTCAGATCCATCGTGTCTCAGGAAGACGCTAATAGCCTAGCCCAAGCCGCTGTCGAGGCTCAAGGTCAGGATATAGCGAATATCAAGGGTAACTGTGAGAAGATACCGGTATTTACCGGATCGTACTCCAAGGTATTCCAGAGAACCAACTGCCCTGAGGGTTCTACTCCTGTTGACTTCACTGTGGACGAGAAGATGTGTTCTGGATATCCGTTCACTTCTACGGTATCGCAGGATGCCGCCAACAAGCTGGCGCAGGACGCTGTCGAGGCGCAAGGTCAGGCTATCACCAACGAGCGTGGCGACTGTCAGACTAACGTCTACTATAACGTAAGGATGGAGAAGACAGTCACTAGAAACAATTGCGATGAGTTCCATATCGGTCAACCTTATACTTATGTTGTAGCCGCTGGTAAGTACTTCTCTATTATCTCTCAGGAGGATGCTGACAATAAGGCTAAGGCCGATCTTGAGGCTAACGCCCAGCAACAAGCCAACCTAGAAGGTGAGTGTAAGGAGAAGACGATCTACTACGGTAGGTATAATAAGGAGTTCACTCGTAATAACTGTGATGAGACCCAATACGGCACCAAGGTTGTCGTGGATGAGACTATGGTGACAGGAGATTTCAGGTCTACCGTATCTCAGGAAGACGCCAACAATAAGGCTAAGGCCGCCGTCGAGGCTCAAGGTCAGGATGTGGCTAACGTGAAAGGTAAGTGCGAGAGGGTGCCTGTATATACCGGTACTTATACACGTACGTTTACCCGTAACAATTGTGGTACTGGCACTGGTGGTACTTATACGGTAAATGATAGGATGGTTGACGGTTATCCGTTCACGTCTACCGTATCTCAGGAGGATGCCAATAACAAGGCCAAGGCCGCCGTTGACGCCCAAGGACAGACCCTTGCCAATATCCACGCCCTTTGTACGTACACCGGCCGTGCTTCCTTGGAATTCACGAGAAACAACTGTGGTGAGTGTAAGATCGGATCTAAGGTGACAATCACCCAAGATATGGTAGAAGGACACCCATTCCAGTCTAACGACTCCCAGACCGCCGCTGACGCTATGGCCATGACCGCCGTACAAGCTCAAGGGCAGGCTTTGGCTAATACCAAGGGTACTTGCTCTAACGCTACTATGTATACCGGTAAGGCCAGCTTCGAGTTTACGAAGAGCAATTGTGGCGCTAATCAGATAGGAGATCCGTTCACCGTGACACAGGACATGGTAGATGGTCATCCGTTCCAGTCTTGTGTATCTCAAGATGAGGCTAATTTAGTGGCTATGGCCGCTGTAATGAATCAAGGTCAGAAGATCGCCGATGAGCGTGGTACTTGCCATGAGGTTCCTAAGTACACCGGTCATTATAGCGAGGCGTTCGAGAAGAACAACTGTCCGTCTGGTCTTATCCCGTCTTCGGTTACCGTGACCGAGGCTGACGTGACCGGCGGCCCGTTCTATTCATATGAGAGCCAGTACGCCGCAGATGAGCTTGCCAAGGCCGCTGTCAAGGCACAAGGTCAGGCTATAGCCAACGATCGTGGTACTTGCGACAAACTGAAGATATATGTAGGTAATTATAGCAAGGAGTTCACTCCTAAGTGTCCTACTTGCCAGTATGCTGATCCTATCACCGTAACCCCGGATCTTATGGGTCAGTTCTTTACCTCAACCCGTTCTCAGGAAGAGGCAGACGCTTTGGCTAAGGCCTACATTGATAGGATGGGTCAGGCGTTCGTCAACAAGAACTACGATGATACGTGCCATACGAAGACCGAGCAACCGGTATGGGAGACTATAGAGACCGTATGTAAGGACTGTATCTCTCAGTTACATCAACGTAACACCAATACCTGTTATACTGATCCTGATAATCAAGAGCGGTATATAGCCGGTGGTAGCAATACCTGTTTCTGGTTTGGTACGGCATCCAAGGCCTTTACCCGCCAATGCGCTGACGGAGGTGTGGGTAGTTCTGTTACTGTAACCCAGAATGATGTTACGGACCCAAGTCCTAGTTCTGATGGTAAGTTTAAGTCATGTGTGTCACAGGCTGACGCTAACGCCAAGGCATTGGCCGCCGTGAACTCTCAGGGTCAGGCCGTGGCTAACTCGAAGGGTACTTGTACGTGGACAGGAAGCTATACCGGACAGGTTAGGAAGAACAATTGCGCTGACGGCGGCGTGGGCGACATGGTATCCGTAAGTAGCAGCAAGCTTCCGGGACACCCGTACACCTCCACCGTTTCCTTGGCTGACGCCAACAAGAAGGCTGAGAACGCGGTTCGTGGATCTGATGGTCAGGCTTACGCCAATAAGAATGGAGGATGTACATGGACTTACGTGGCAAACCGTGACTTCTATAGGGACAATTGCGCCGGAAGCGGGGTTGGTCAGAGAATAACAGTGACCTCTACGCAGGTTAACGGCGGTACGCCTATCACCAGCAAGGTTTCTTTGGCTGACGCCAGGAGCAAGGCTGAGCAGATCTTAGACCAGAAGGGACAGGATTACGCTAACCAACATGGAACTTGTGTATGGACCGGTACTGGAAGCGCTACATTTTATAAGGATAATTGTGGTACATGTAAACATGGTGTCGCTCTATCCGTTCCTTATAGCGCCTTAGGGTTGTCAGCGTTGACATCTACCGTATCTCAGGCGGATGCCGACAGCAAGGTTCAAAACGCTTTCAAGAATGATACGGCGACTAAGACCGCAGCTCAGGCTTACGCCAATAAGAATGGTGGTTGCGCCGACGATGATGATACCCCTACTTATGGTGATTGGAGTTATTATTGTAGTGGATGTGATTATCGTAGGAGTAGGAATCAGACCAATCCTTGCTCTTCAGCCCCAAATCAAGATGAGTTGGTTGAGTCCGATTCGAGATCTTGTGGATGCGGGTGTGATAATGTATATCATATGGATAATAGCAGGTGTAATAATAGTAATAGCGAGGAGCATTATTCTAGCGAGTGTGATCCTACGGGATATTGGAAGGATGGTGGTGAGCATTGCTGTAACCCTTATGATTATACGATCTATACTAATGAGGTATGTAAGGGATGTTCGGGCGAATGCGGTGATGTATGTGCTCCTAGTAGCCCTATGAAGGTTGTTTCTGCCGGAGAATATTGCAGGAGCACGAGTCAAGCTGCTTCTAGTGCCGCCTATGAAGCTTATTCTGACACTAAGAACGCTCTTAAGGTACTTGTTGATGCTAAGCCATGTCCTTCTAAGGTTGGCAATGATGACCGATGGGGAAATGTCAAGGCTACGAACTGTCCTAGCAACTGTACTCCTAAGACTATCAGTTATAAGCAAATCGCTGGTAAATATGAGGCTTGTACCAAGGACGAGGCAAATAGGATAGCCGACAATAACCTACAATCCGATGGCATCTCTTACGCTAATGGCTTGGCGCAGGCCGATAGATGTGATTGCGTGGAAACATGGAGCGCTTACGCTAGCGGAAGTTTTAATGGAAAATGCTTAAGTATATCCGTAAGCTATGATAATCCATGTGGTAAATCTAAAACAGCATCATTTGATGTGTATTATACTAGATCTGAACCATCTGGAGATGTAGAATATTTCTCTACCACTAAAACAGTCACCATACCATCCGGATCGGGAACGGTATCAGGCGGAAGTGATTGTGTTAGCAATGCTACAAGCATGTATGTATCTAATCCAAGTCAAGGTGGAGGCTGTTAAAAACAAAAAGGAGAGGTTGATTATCCTCTCCTTTTTATATAAACCTAAGATCTTTTCTCTTAGTATGATTTAATATCCTACCAATATGTCTGGTACTTAATCCCGTTCTTTCCTTTATCTTATCATAGATATAACCCTTGGATACGTAAGCCGACATATCTCCCAGATCTTTTATAATCTTGTCATACATATCGTGCACCTCATTATATCTTATGATAGAGCTGTCTCTCATCCCTCTTTCACCTATACCGTCAACTATGGCGTCATTGAAACCAAAGAAATTGATTATTGATCTTATTAGATTCATGTTATTGAATTTTTTGTGTTTTCTTATTAATATCCATATCCGGGTTCTCATCCGTAGGGATCTGCAATTTGGTTACAGTTTCCCTTAATGTTTCGGAAACCACATATTCAAGAAGTTTGTCTGGGCATATGAAATCATAATCCCATTGAGATGTACATGGCTTATCTTTTTCAGCTCCACATCCCCCTAGCTCTAACGCCGCTTTTCTGTCGAGAGTTATAAGATCAACATTTATAGCCTCTATGTTAATATCTGGTATATAGATATATCCATCATTGACATAATAATAGTATTGATCTATATTCCCGTATTTACGTTCCTTGTTGTTAGCGTATTTTCTTAACGATATGGAGGTAAATATAATATCATCCATGATATTTGATACTTTGATGATAGCCGGACCTATACGGGTATATATCATATCGGGCAATCTTTTCTTGGATCTCATAAGTATCCTGCATAGTTTAAACTCATCAAAACAACAATCAATTTTCCGAACCCTCTCCATCTCCATGCAATTGATATGAGTATACAGTGATTCCTCGCCGAACAAGGTTCCATCAGCATACTTCTGGGCTATATATGATCTTGCCTTTTGTCTTCCTATGGATAATATCCATCTCCTACTGACATGAGCGTCCTTATTGATGGAGTCCATATCATTTATGATCCTAGATACAAATTCTGAATTTTTCATATTTATGGTGCAAGGAAACCCACAAATCTTTAGTTTGTGGGAGGAATTGCGCCCTGCTCGCTTTAAAATTAACACTAAAATACTGTTGTCTTTTTCAAATAAATGATTTACATTTGAGGCATGAAATTGACATTGAAAATAAAACTCCTTCCAAGCGAAACTCAAAGCAGGCTGCTTCTTGATACCATCAAGGAGGCGAATGCTGCGTGTAACCGCATATCCGATATGGTGTGGAAGGATAAGGTTTTTTACTCAATTCAATATACATCATCATTGCTACAATGAAATCAGAAAGGATTTTAATCTGTCTGCACAGATGGTGGTCCGCTGTATCAGCAAGGTGGCAGATGCTTACAAGCTTGACAAGAAATCCAAACGGAACTTCAGGAAACTTGGCTGCATCAGTTACGACAGCCGGATATTGTCTTATTCCGAAAATGCGGTTTCTATCTGGACCATAGGGAAAAGACAACGTATTCCGTTTGTATGCCACAACACAAACTATCTTCCATACATCAAGGGGGAAGCTGACCTTGTTTTCAAAAAAGGCAAATTCTTCCTTTTCCAAACGGTTGAAGTTCCGGAAGAAGATGTGGAAGACATTGAGGAGTTCATCGGACTTGATTTCGGAATAACCGATATTGTAAGCACGTCCGAAGGTAAGACCTATTCTTCTGACACACTCAACAGATACAGGGAAAGACAAAGAATGATACGTGGTTCCATTCAATCCAAAGGCACAAGAGGCAGAACAAGACAGTGCAAGCGTGGATGTGCCAGACTCTTGAAACGGCTTAAAGGGAGAGAAAGAACTACCGCAACGATAATCAACCACACTATTTCCAAGCGTATTGTTGCCGAAGCCAAGCAAAGAGGCGTTGGCATAGCCATTGAGGACTTGAAGCATATCCGCCGGACATCCAAGCGGAGAAACAAGACCTTCAGGACAAAACTCAACTCTTGGAATTTCAGCCAGCTTAGGGAATTCCTTGCTTACAAGTGCAGACTTTCCGGTGTGAAGTTGATTGTAGTTCAACCGGAATATACTTCTCAGACTTGTCACAAATGCCACCATATCGGTATAAGAAGCAACAAGTCTTTCAAGTGCAATCATTGCGGTTGCGATATGGATGCGGACATCAATGCCGCAAAGAATATCGCTCTGCTTGGGGCTGTAGTAAACCAGCCTGAAAAATCGGGTATGTTGTCTTGCGCTCTGCATACTTCCGCTTAGGTTTAAAGCTCATAGGTCTTTAGCCTATGGGTAGTTTACATGCTAAATACTGAGGAGGGGATATACCCCTCCGGTTATTACTTCTTTTTCTTAACCTTGCCTCCACATTTCAGTTGAGGTTTCTTTTTCTCGGAGACCTTGCCTCCATTAGCCATTTTCTTTTTCTTATTGCAAGCCATAACTTAATGTATTAATATTAACGATACAATATTAATGATTTTAATTAATAGATAAACAATACGCATTGAATAAGCTAAATTCATATCAAGTCAGACGGCATCTCTTACGCTAATGGCTTGGCGCAGGCCGATAGATGTGATTGTCCACAAAATTGGAGTGCCAACGTGGTAGACTACAGTGAAAGCGGAAGTTGTATTGACTTTACTGTGGAATACAGTAATCCGTGTGGTTCCAGCAAAACCATAACAGTGACAGGAGGAGCGGAAGCGAATACCTCCACGGGTATGGAGATGACCACTAGTACTATGGTTACGATAGGTACTGGTAGTGGATCTACTAGTGGTAGAATGTGTTTTCAAGCGGGCATAAGACCAGGAACGGCGCATGCGGCTTGTACCACAGGTGGACAATGCTGATAATGTATATACAATAAAAAGGAGAGGTTAGTTAGCCTCTCCTTTTTATTATATATCAGACTCTTAACATTGACCACCAGCTCTTCCACTTATATTGATAGAATCACATGGATATCCACGATCAAAAGATATCGTGGCCTTTTTAGTGCCTGATCCAGTAGGTATAGTTACTGTCTTACTCCCGATAGTAGTCCCTAAGCTTGAGGCTGTTACCGTCAAACTCTTCTGCGTAGTACATTCATTACTATACGTAATCTCGACCTCTACTCTTAGCGCTGAAGTGCCCGAAGGAGTGCCATTGCAAGGATCACCATCGACATAAGCGTTGGCTGACCAATTCTTCGTTGGCTCCACGCAATCACATCTATCGGCCTGCGCCAAGCCATTAGCGTAAGAGATGCCATCGGATTGTAGGTTATTGTCGGCTATCCTATTTGCCTCGTCCTTGGTGCAGGCGGTGTATTTTTGTGTATAAATTTCTTGTATTAGGATGAAATCGTTATATTTGTGATATGAAAACAAAGTCATTTAAAATACTTGATCAGTACTTTCTCCGTTTTTATAGATCTATTATGTCTAAGAACGGCAAGAGAAGGAAACATACGATTGTGGACAAGAATGATATTCTCGAATGTCAGTCCTTGATATGGAAGGTCATACGTGATAAGTATCTGGATAATGAGGGTGGGGTTTATATAAACAACATCGGTTATCTGTGCCATAAGATCAATCCTAATCGTAAGATATATCTAAATAAGCTTACCGGTACTATTAACAGACGTGGAACTGGTGGATATTCTTATGTCCATACGTGTATTGATTTTATGCCTCGGAACAAGTATTTCCATCTCTATATTTCTCCGGCGTTGAATAAGGAGTGTAGATTGGCTATGGAATCAGGTAGGAGGTATAAGTTCTTGTACCGGGAGGTTGAGTCGGAGAGTAAGGTATTTGGAGTTAAATGGGTTTATAAGCTGTAGAAGTTTTTGTGATCCAGTTAGCCCGTGAGGGTAGACTGGATTTTTTTTGTATCACGGATTCAAATACATATCTTTGTGCAAAAGACTTAAATATGACTATAAAAGGGCTATTGGCCGAGATCAAGGCCGATTTACATAAATACGATGATAGCGGGGCTATAGATACCTCGTCTGTTTATAGGTGGGCTGAGATCGCCTTGAAAAAATTTGGAGGTGTTATAGCTATTATGTCCGAGGCGGTTGTCAAGACCAACAACAGACAGGCGATATTACCTTCCGATTTCTTCGATATGCTTGACGCTTATAGGTGTGAGCCTCTTGTCTGTGAGATTCCGGGGGGAGACAAGGTTAAGGCTGACCTCCAGCACGAGATCGGCTGGGTCGAGCGCACCGAACGCGGCTTCCGTTGGAACTCCTGCACGGAGTGCTGTAAGGAAGAGTTTGAGAAGACGATCACGGAGAAGATTTATATCGGATCCCATGAGGTTCGTTTCCATTACCATCACCCAGTAAGGTTATCTATAGGTCGTGGATTGAGGCGTGATTGCGCCGCTGACAAGTATCGGGATAAATATGCTTGGGATAATTATGATATAACTATATCTGGCAATACCATGTATACCGGTTTTGATGGATTTATTTATATCGTATACAGGGCTACTCCTAAGGATGAGGATGGCTTACCATATATACCTGAGACGGATTTAGGTTATCTTGAGGATTATGTCGAGACGTATATCAAGATGAAGATCTTCGAGAACGCCGCCGTGAATGGCTTGATACAAGGGGCTGGTGATGCTTATAAACTATACGCCCAGCAGGAGCCGGGTAAGTTCGCTAGGGCTATGAAGGAGCTTAAGATGTCGATGATTACATTAAATGATTATCGAGAGCTGGCTGAAGATAACAGGAGGAGGATGTTGTCTTATGGGCGTATGTGGCCCAACGCTTTTGATAAGTATATTAAATTGATTTAACAAAATACGATGATATGGCTGATTGGATACATTTAGATAAGATAAGTGGTACTGGTCCCGCTGAGGTTAAAGTTACCGCTGATATTAATGAGACTGGCGAGATACGTCAGGTAACGTACAAGGTTATAAAAGAGGGAACCAAGGAGGAGAAGACGTTCGTGTGCAGGCAGGAGTCGGTCCCGGTGGTTATTATCCCGGAGTTCGACTACCTAGTGCTTAGGTATATCTGGGCTGACGAGGACGGCATTGACTTTGACACGGCTACCGGTTTCGATAACACCGGCCTCACGGACGTGGACGGCAAGCTGGTTGGTTGGAGTAAACAGTACCAGACCACGCAGGAGCGGGTAGGTGATTATCTTATCCACGGTGGTGATAACATGGAATCAGGTAATGAGGCCGCCTTGATCCAGATGGGGCCGTTGTTGGATGGCGATAATTATGATAAATTACCTCTTGAGATCAGGTGTAGTATATACGGTAACTGGTATGGTGGTCGTGAGAAAGGTAATATCACTATCAGGTTCACGGCATATAAGGGCGGTTCTATGGAGAAACGTGGATATGATTTTGTCAATATCGGAGGCGAGGAGGTTTATACCGGTGATGCCCCTACCATGGTGAGGATAATTGGCAAAATATAAAGACCTTGTATTCTAAGGTAGGCACGATGATCTACAACAAGGAGTCTCGTGACTGTATTGTAAGAATAGGTGAGTAATTATTCTTTTTCATAATACAAATATCTATCAGCTCTCTCGTCCGTGAGGATGGGGGGGGTTGTTTTTTAGTCCTTTACTTATGACATATTTGATCTTTTATTGCGCAGGAATAATCTAGCCTTGCCGAAAACTAGTATTATGGTCACATTGAATGATGTAAATAACGAACTCCATGTCCGGTTATATATACTGGAGGTACTTAAGGATTATATAAGAGATGATGATTTCGATGGTCTTGTAGATAAGGCGTTGGATTTTGTCATGGAAGGCGTTTCTATGCCTAAGGCTCCGACCAAGGATACCACCATGAGTGACATATCAAAGAGCGTTTTGGCCTTGGTAGCGGGTGCTGGATTAGATGAGAGGTTAAGCAAAAGCTCTTTAGAGTTAGCTTATGACAGATGTAAGATGAGGTACGTATTCGATCCTCGAAATCGGGATATACACGGTGTAGTCGTAGGTTATTCCAATGACTTTAATAGTCTGGTAGCTGTGTGTGATGAGGGATCGAAGAAAGGAGTGGATAAAGGATCTACTGATTTTGTGGATGTCAATGAGAGATACGTGACTAACGGTTTCTTTTACATATCTGTAGAGGATGCCGATAAGCAATCGAACTACATGGGTAAAAATTTGTAATTGTTGTGTTTTTGTACTTTACACGAGCGTTTAAAAGTATTTAGTTCTCCTCCTGACTTGTGAAAGTCTGGAGGATTTTTTTATTTTTGTACGATTTGAATGTTTTGCATAATACGTACTGTTTATTAGAATCCGCCACATAAGTGATTATCTGGTGGATTTATTATATTTGCGAAAAAGATAATGTCGTGCAAAATAACTCTAACATAGCGGTTCCCGACTCCGGGATGAACAGGGATAAGCATCCACAGGATCTATCCCCGTCTGAATATAGTTTCGCCTTGAACGCTACCATAGAGGGTGACGATGGAAGCCAGCTTAAGATCCAGAACGAGCCTAGTACCCTTTTATGTAAGCGATTTGATGGCTATAAGGTTATTGGGTATAAGAATGACATAGCTGGTGATAACACTTATTTCTTTCTATCCAATCCGGATGATAATACGTCTAAGATCACGTTCATGCGGTCATTGGATTATATCAAGACCGTGGAGGATCAATTGGCTGGATCGGGAAAGGACATCCATCGTATCCTTGGCGAGAGGCTTGAGGAGTCGGATGGTCGTTTTGATGAGATATGTGATTTGATGGAGGTCTTGATAGAGGACTGGGTTGATGACCCTTGTCTTAATTTCTCCATTCATCATCCGATCTTCGATATAGAGATCAAGGACGAGAAATGCGGGAAGGTGATATACTGGACCGATGGATATAATCCCCAGCGATATGTTATGGTCGATAAGGCCCTTAACCCGGATGATGATGGTGACTTTTGGTATCATTACCATGGGTATAAGACATGTGGGGATGACAAACCAATAGAGAGGTGTAGGCTGGCCTGCGAGAAGCTGCTGGTGTTCCCGTTGCTGACGGCCCCGTGCGTGGAGCCTGAGGTCGTGGAGTTCGGGGGGAGCCTGCGTGCCGGGACCTACCAGTTCTGCGTGGCGTTGTGCGATGAGTTCGGGATAGAGAAGACCGGATATTGCTCATTGACCAACCCAATCATGTTATTCGATCGTCAAGATATGGTTATCCGCGATGGTTTATGGGGTAAGTCGACCAACATGGGTATCCGCCTTACCGTGTCCAATATGGATAAGCAGGTATCTCATTATAAGATAGGTGTTATACAGAACACGGTTGGGTTTAATGGTGAGCAAAGCCCGGTTCTTGAGTATTTCATAGAAGGTGTACATCCGATAACGGAAAGGACTATCTATTATCTTACGGATCAATATAGCGAGCGTACGACCATGGAGAAGTTATCCAAGGAAATACCGGTATATAAGACAGCCAGAGGCATGACGTCTGTCGGGAATCGTCTTCTTCAATACGGATTGACCGTGGAGAATGAATGGAATCTTCAACCGGTCGTTAATTTCTTGGGTCATTTCGTTAAATGGCAGACATCGATAGCCACGGAGAATCTGTATAAAGACGGTGTGGCTTGCTCTAAATACGCCTCTTTCATGCGTGACGAGGTATATCCGTTGGGTATAAGATTCTTTACCAATACAGGATACAGGACGGCTAGATTCCCGCTTATCCCTCGTCCGGCCACAAGGGAGGAAATGGAGGTTATCGTTGATGAGGACGGTAACTCTGACGACCTGTCGGCTGCGTCGGTGCTGGAGAACAACCCGCAGTGCGCGGGGAACAGCCGCCGTCATCTTTGGCAGTTTAAGAATACGGCAAAGATCATAAACGACCCGTCTTGGGGATTTGATGATTTTGGAGGAAAATGCAAGAATCAGCTAGATGTCAAGCAACTCAGATATATAGAGCAGGAATATGCCACGGTAGGAGAGACCCAATTCGTTATCAATACGATGGGGGAAGATGTTACGGTAGATGATGCTATTGATTATATCGCTGATAATATAGAGAGCCTGTGTGATATCATAGAATCTAATGTAGGTATTACTGACGAGTTATGCGCTGCTATATCATTGCCGGAGGATCAAGACGGTATAAAGGCTCCCGATTTCCCTAGTGGATGTGATGATATCGAGAGGATAGAGACCAGGACTATATTGGATAAAAACTCTTTGGTGGATTCTAGGATTGATTTTACATATAAGCTGGCTAGTGATTATACGGAGACCGAGCCTACCACCTTAATACAAAGTAACGCCGAGTCACAAAGGAAATTCTCTGTATTGTGTGATTTCGATAATTATTCCAATGGAGGTAAGAATATCATAGATCTGGTTCAGGAATGGCTGGATGGTCAGGATGAGGATAAATTCCCGTCTGATATAGACTCCTCCGCTTTGGTCTTGTGTCAGGATATGTCTAATGTCCGGCAGTTATATGATGAGGGTATATGTACTAATGGGTGTTCGGTAGGTGATCCTCGCGTGAATCCTACTATTAACGATGTTCAACTTCCTACATTCCAAGGGGGTAGGTCATTGGGTAAGTGCACATATTTGTATCAATATCCCGGATGGGAAGGAAAGAAGCATACGGAGACGATGCTTGATCAGTTAATGGATACGATGGAGGCTTATTTCCCCCAATATGAGAGTCAGTTTGGTATCGAGAACGCCATGTGTCTTTTTGGCGATGGTGATAATTCTAAGTTTAATACCGGTATAACTACTGACTGGGAAGGTCGTGCGTCTGTGCAGAATGATATTGACGCCAAGACCAATTGGTTTGGTAGAAGTAACTTGACTTATTTCAAGTTCTATCCACATGTATCCTCATACGCCAGATGGGTGGAGTTGGATTACGAGAAATACATAAGTGGTTTATCCGATCCTGATAACGGTATTATGTATATAGAGATGATGGGTAACTATAATTATCCGATCGGCGACTCATCATCATACAATAAGGTTCGTATAACGTTTTTCTCGGACAAGGAAGGTACCGTGGCTCCTAATCCTTTGGCTAATGATGCCAAGAAAGGTGTTATAGTGAATTACGTGGATCATAAGATATTTATGATGCCAAAGTACTTGTTCTGGAATGATGACAAGACTACTTTCCATAAGATATATGTTTGCATCGAGCCTGCGGTATGCGTGTTCTTCACCGGTTTCGCCATGAGGCAGGACATGAAGGAGCTTGCCGGATTCTATACGGCCGGCACCGCCATCTTCCCCGCCCCGTTCTGTTTTGGCATTCGGCCACTAGAGGTGAAATACGTATTCTTCTTCACAAAAGAATTGAAATTAAGGAGATTCGTTACCTATGAGGCGAAATGTATCTCATGTGGGGATAAACCCGCTGACTGCGCTCCCAGACCATATCAGTATGGTGATTTCGGATATTGGGAGTCTACCAATAAGTACCCGGCTAATTTTGAGTTGTATGATTCAAGTAAGATCGGGATATCATCGGGAGGATCAAAGAGGAAGGACATAATAGATTCTTTGACGAAATACTATGGGTCTCCTAGATCCGTTGGGGGTAAGTCTTATTTCACCGGTAATGGGGGTAACGCTGAGTACCCCAATACGTCAACCACGTTTTGTCAGAGACCTATACGTCATTACAAGTTCCCGGATAACTCTGTCGCTCCTTTTATGGGTAATCCGTCTCAACTGACCGGTCAATATGGAGTTGACTCCTATATTTATCCTATGGGGTTGATGCTTGATGACGATATCGTTAATGAGTTTCTGGATATAGCGGTAGAGAACGGTCTTATAGATAAGGCTAGAAGAGATTCTATAATAGGATATGAGTTGTATAGGGGCGATAGGACGTTGGATAAGAGCGTTATCGGAACTGGTCTGGCTTATGATATGTTTAAGTACGATGATCCCGACGGATCGGCTAACCTTTATCCTAATTACCCTTACAACGATTTGTCTGATGATATGTATATCTATAAGGATATTGATCGTGAGGAATTTATAACGCATCCGTTTAACAGAAAGGGTAATATCTGGTATTCGTTCTTAAGTCCTGATATTGCCTTTAACAAGCCTGACGCTCCCACCGAGTGCCTTGTTGATGGTTATCAATTAGGTAAATCCTCCGGTATATTCAGGGAGGTGGAGGATCACCCTAAATGGACGATATTAGGGAGTAAGGCTTACAGTATGGCAGCATCATTGGCTACGGTGGAGGCTATGGCTAATTTAATATCCGCTATAGCTGAGTATACATATCAGTCGGCTTCACAGCAATATGTCGGTGGAGGCGTGTTCTTTTTAGCCAACCCTGTCGGCATAGCGCTGACGGCTATCCGTCTGGCTACGGGTATCGCCAAGGCCACAGCCCAGTCCGTGGTGGATATAGGCAAGTACAGGTATCAGTGGTTAACGGTATTGATAGATAGGGGACCTAGACGGAACTATGCTTATTATTATACTTCTGTCGCTCATTATAATTTATTTTACCAAAAAATAGGGGCGTCGGAGCTACGTGGATTGTCAACGGCCAAATATATCAAGAGCGGGTTGTATCCGGTTACAGACATCTCGTCACAAGGGGAAACCGTAGGTGGTAAGCCTATTATCATAAACAACCTCGATCGTGAGCATTCGTTGTTCATGTCATTTGGTATGGATAAGTATATGCTTGAATATCCGGAGTTGGTTTCAAGTTACGATACCAGTCGTATTCAGGATGAGTGTAATATTCGTAACGATGAGGTGGCTGGTATGACGCCTCATTTTATGACACGTGAATCTTTCGTATCCTGTCCTTATATGAGGATAAAGAAATATTCTCCGGCTCAATACGGGCAGATAGAGGATATCAGGTGGGTATCGTTAGGCGGTTGCGGGTTGATGGATGAGAATAAGCGTAAACCTATTTTTGGAGGTGATGTATTTATATCAAGATTCTCGCTTAAGAGGAAGATGCCTATGTTTTATTTGACTCAGTTCGGTCAGGGGGACATGATACCATTCCCTTATTACGATTATCGAAACATCGGGTATCCCCGTTATTTCGTCAATTACGATACCGGGGAGGATTATCTTAATAAGACCGATACGTATACCGGATCGCTATACTCTTTCCCTAGCCGGAAGAGCGCTTATGAGATGGTTTGCAAGACCGGAGATATGTATCTTAGCGGTCGTTTCTTCCTATACTTCTATGGCATACCTCAGTTTCTTGTGGAGTCTGAGATCAATTGCAATTTCCGTATAGCCGGGCCTGAGCCTTATGAGGGATTTTATCCGGAGGTAGGGGATTATATATCATGGACTCAGGAGCGTAATGTCCCTATATCAAGGGATAATGTGTTTAAGATAAGTCCTGTGTATAAGAATCGTTTTACGCTAGGCGGAAGGTCATTACCAGAGACGTATGATAGCAATTTTTGGGACTGCGCTTACCAAAGACCCAACGGCGTCATATGGAGCACCGCCGACGTATCGGAGAATGGCATGACCGATCCTTGGCTGTCGTACAAGCCTATGGATTACCATGAGTTCAAGACCTCTTTCGGGAAACTTATAAGCATGAAAGGGATAGAGTCGGATCAGATACTGGCTCGTTTTGAGAATCAGGTAGGGTTGTACAATGCCATAGACGTGTTGGCGGAGAGAATATCCCCGGAGAATAGCGAGATAGGGACAGGTGGTCTTTTCGCCTCTCGTGGTATCGAGTATAATAATACGACGTTAGGATATTCCGGGACCCAGAGCCGGGATATGATCAGTTGTGAATTTGGGCATTTTTGGGTCGATTTAAGGCGTGGTCAGGTGTTTAAGGTAGATTCTAATGGTAGGAATCTTACGGAGGTCACACCGGGGCTTAGAAACTGGTTTAAGGAACATCTTCAGATGAAGATCATCCGTAGCCGGATATATAACGCCGATACGGATGCTGAGCTGTCTTATTATGATATCGATAACAAGTTCTTTGGTATAGGTCTGTCCATGGGTTGGGATAATCGTTTCAAGAGGGTATTGATAACCAAGAGGGATTACATACCGGTAGGGAATCCAAGCGAGTACCAATTCAGGGGAGGCCGGTTCTACAGGAACGGGCAGGCGGTGGAGCTTTCGGACACCAGCCATTTCACGGATGTCTCCTTTACCGTTGGATATAATTGTTTGAAGGGTGAGTGGAAATCATATCTATCATACACCCCTGACTATTATATCGAGCACCAGCATTATTTCCAGTCTGGTAAGAACTATTCTAGTGATAGTCGGGAAGTGGGATTGTGGTCTCATGGCTTAACCAATCAATCGTATCAGGTATTTTATGGTAAGCTATATCCGTTCGTCATAGAGGTACCTGTCCGTGAGCAGTATGTGAATAAGATCCTTACGAACTACCAATATCGGATGGATGCCAGAAGGTATCAGGATGAGGTTAATTATCAGGTTAGAAGAACAACTGGATTTAATAAGGCATGGTTCTATAACGATACCAACAACAGTGGAGAGCTTAGGATGACCATCGCCGATAAGAACGACATGAGCCAGCGCCTAAGATATCCTATAACTAACGACGATAGCCGTGATATACTAGTGACGGAAGTAGACCGGAAGATCAATATCAACGACTACTTCAACGAGGTTAAGGACGATACTAATAACCTACCGGTATGGATCAAGGATGTGAATGACATTGACCGGGAGATCGACCCTAGGGCTGTCGATTATCATCGGAGGTGGCGGGATCGTCTTCGTGGCGATTGGTTCTTGGCAAGGTTCGTGAATGACATTGAGAGTCGGTTCAAGATGATAGTAAGATGGTTTAGTAATGATGAGAAAATTTATTGATTTATTAACATATGGGGAGGGGGGGGGGTATTTACCGCCTCCTCTTATATATTGAAATGATATGGAAGATTTTATTGGTAAGTATGATGGTAATCAAATAGACAGTAGGCTTGATAAGGTCAAGGATATGGTTGGTGCCACGGCATCCGGGGCTGGCGCTGCGGGATTGGTGCCGGCTCCCGCTGCGGAGAAGCGTACAGCCTTTCTTCGTGGTGACGGTACATGGCAGGATATAGATGTTCATGAGCCAGGCTTCTTGAGTGATAATTTCTATGATGAGAATGATTTTAGATATATATTATTTAATATAGCTTTTAATGAAGTGTCTACCATCACTCAGGAGCAATATGATATAATAGCTTCGAAATGCGAGGTAGACAAATCGATGCAATACCTGCTTTTAGGGTTATCTACGGCCTACGGTGTTGGGGACGTAATAATAACGAAAGATTCGTCCGAAAATATACAAGCCGTATTACGTACAGGAGGAAAGATCGAATTTGGATATATGTTATCTTATAATGTAATTATTGATATATCCAAAGACCTTACTTTTACCTCCTCTATCTCCCAATATACAGTACATATGGTTGATAATCAGAGTAAGGATATAGCCTTAACGATTAGTGATCAAAACGGAGATAGCAGGATTATCAACTTCTCTACGGCCGGTGCAGGGACCAAGGCTTTGATGGATGATGGGACTTATAAGGAGATAGGTTCTTCTGGAGTGGATATCTCAAGTTATATTTTAGAAGGAATTGATTTTAAGAAAAATACTACCAAGGAAGGTTTCGATAAGATAAAAAGCTGTATTATTAATAAACAGCATATGTATCTGTATTTTTATAATGCTGTGGGTGGTGATGAGGCTTCTTCCTATGCCGATGTTATCGCTGGTGTTTTACATGGAAATTTAAATTTGTGTGTATATGATTTTGGTAGTTCGAAGATTGTCAATATTGATATAAACTTACAAGATTATAGCATAACTGTTAATACGCAATGATATGGTGAAAAATAGATCTGCTGTTAGTAAATCAGGCAAGTGCCCTAAATCGGGATGCATTAAGAAAGTAGGGAGTGATTGGCGAGTGGTTAGTAACAAGACCGGTAAATTATGGCCGGCTAAGTACAAGTCTAAGGAAAAAGCTAAAGGAGCCTTGGCTGCGTACCATATGCATTAGTGTATAAACGGGCAGGTGATTTTATCATGTGCCCGTTTCGTGTTTTTAGGTTTATAATATTATCGCTATTTTTGTGAAAAACGTAGTATATGTCGAAGAAGAATAAACCGGAGGAGATTCCCTCGTGGATAAAGGATTTATATAAGGAGGATCTTGACAGGGTGGTCAAAGGCGAGCGCCCTATATATTTCAGGGGGATGGATGACAGCCCTTTAAAGAACGTATCCCCGGAGTTTGATATCCTTAGCGGAGGAGCTGCTGTTAAGGGTATGAATGGGATAAGAGGTGCGTTGTCTCCGTTGAATAATGGCATGGGTAATTATAATTTCAGCATTAGGGGTATAAATAAGAAGATAGGCGAGCTGGTTGATGAGGCGGGATTGTATTTGCCTGAGAAATTAAGACCTATATATCAGACTGTGGTGGATGTTATGTCGAGATCCAAGGATAAGGGGTTGGGTCATATCACGCAGCCGTTGGCCAACGCCCTGTACCCTGCGGACGAGCGACGAAACCGGCGTCTGGACGGGGAGCATCCCGTTGGTTATGTGGATGCCATAGACGGCATATGGCCTAGGGAGAAATATGGGTTATGGGGAGAGAAAATTGAGCGGAAAGCTGATGGAGGTCCTACTGGTAATGATCCTATGTATGTAAGACAAGATGTATCTGATAGAGCTTTGTATTTAAAAGACATCATAGGTAACGCCGTAAGAAGGAGGTTGTATAAGAATGTCACTCCTGATGTGGTAGCCTCAAATGCCAGTCTTCCCGATAAGGTTAAGGAATTTATATACGGAAGAAATTGCAAAGCTAATGTTGATGAATATAGCGAACAGCTATGGGGTAGATTCTTATCCCAGCCTAATAGTCTTGATGGAAATAGCAAGGAGATAAGGATTCCTGATAATGTCATTACTGATATTGAGAAGATGTTCAATCGTGACACTAAGGATGAGATAAAGAGGCTAGATAAAAAGATTCGTGATACGGAGCAAGAAATATATGGCTCTGATAAGCCGGCTACAGATGATGCTTATGGTAGGCTGAAGCTTTTGAAAAAGTCTAGAGAATGGGTAGATATATTTGAGAAGAATCGTAATTCGGTAAGATCCGGAAAGCCTACGGTTTTTTCTGAGTATGATTTTTACCCCGAAGCTGCTGGTGATCTTACCCCGTTATCAGGGTTTGGTAATTTTACTATTTATAGACGTCCGGATGGGAGGTTAGGTGTTTACGATGTATATGATTTTTATAGTAATGATCAAGAGTTCCCGGTCAATATAGTCACTAAGACATTAGACGCTATAGGTGATAAGTTTGAGGAGAGAGGGTCGTTTGAGGATCGAAATCCTCTTCCGGAAAGTGGAAGGGATGCTCTTATCCGTAATGCCATTACGTCCAAGAATAAGTTGGAGGACAAGGAAGATGGAGGCCCGGTAAATACAGAACGAGATTATGGGGCTGGCAAATACGTTGTTGATCCTCGTAGATCAGATGATAGTAAGATGACTGTGTATGACGAGATATGGGACTACCTAACAGACAAGAAGGGTATACCACAAACTCAAGCTATTGGTATCTTGGCGAACATCGCCGCCGAGTCCGGAGGGGACACCGAAGCCCTAGGAGCCGCCGGTGACTTTGGTATTCAACAATGGCTTGGCCCGAGAAAGAAAGAGTTACAGCGTAGGTACGGCAAGAAGCCTACATTAACCCAACAACTGGATTATCTTGTGGATGAGTATCAAGGCAAGGTCCCGGGGTTAGGTTGGAATTACATCAATCAAGGAAAGTTTTTTGACAAGGACGCTCAGGGGAATGAGTATAACTATTATATGTATTCTAAATCCGATTTCGATAACGCCGTCAACTACAAGGACGCTACCGTGGCATGGAATCAAGGATACGGTAGGCCTCTTGGATCGACCTTAAGAAATGAGAAGAGATTTGAGTTCGCTGATGTATTCGCTAATAGGTATGGTGTCCCGGAGGTCGAGCCAATGAAATATGAGTTCGGGCAGCGGGATTCGGGCACGGGGGACGGAGGTCATCAGCCTATACCTGAGACGGTAGCCCCTTCCGATCCTTCTTTGGCTTCTCGTCCTACCATGGATAGTTGGTGGGAGAAGGAGGGTCAAGATCTGTTATATAAGATGCTAGCTCAATCTGGCGCTAACAAGAAAGCTATAGAGGACATTACTAATAATATCAAGAATGATCCCCAATCAGAGAAGCAGATAGCGGAAGCTGAGCGTATGCGTAGGGAGCAGGCGAAAAGGCGGTTGGTGCTTAACATGATACCGGGGTTAAGCCTTAACATAAAAGGTGTGAGTAGAAATAATAGTTAGTATTTTAATGTTAAATATCTTGTTATGAATAAGTTGTTGTTTTTATTTGATGTGTTATTTAAGGGGACTTGTTTTACCCCCCCCTCCTCCCACCCTAGTAGTTTAGGATGGGGGAATAGATGGGTAGATGCTATGGATGATGATAGGAGGATGGTTATAGCATTGTTAGTAAAATATCTAAAGGGAGGTATGTTATGAGAAGACGTGTAATGACAGGTCCCAAAAGCTTGGATGTATTGTATACATACACTTATAATAGTAATAATTACCATACATTTGTAGCTCCAAAGTCGGCGTATTATCATGTTGAGTGCTGGGGTGGTCAAGGTAATTATGGTTACAATGATAGCGAAGAAAGTTTTACCAAATCTAATGCCCCTGGGTATGGTGGATATGTGGCTGGATTTATCAAGTTAGTTGGTGGTGATGTCATTTATGTGTATTGTGGAAATGGTGGACTTAAGCAGACGAGTAATGTTGTAAAATATAATTATAATGGAGGAGGTTCAGGGCATTCAATGACTAATGAGGGCGCTGGAAGGTATATCTATGAGGGAGCCGGGGGCGGAGCTACAGATTTGAGGTTGTCCAACAATAGCGATCCTCTAAATTTAGATTCTTTAAAGACCCGTATTATGGTATCCGGGGGAGGTGGTGGAGGATGTGAGTATTATTTTATTGGGCACGGAGGATCAGCGGGAGGGTTGAAGGCGTATCTGGGGGGCTATGCCAAGGGAACTCCTGCATCCCAAGTAGCGGGAGGATCTAACTCCGGCAATGATTTAACTAACGGAAATGGAGGTCTATTAGGAGTGGGAGGAGGATGTGGTTTTGATGGCGTTTCGTATTCCTCTGGTGGAGGAGGAGGCTTTTATGGAGGACCAGGCGGCGGGATATCGTCGAACGCTATTCAAGCTGGTGGTGGAGGATCCTCGTATATATCCGGTCATCCGGGATGCGTGAAATATGATAAATATGTATTTACTGACACTAAGATGATAGATGGGAACGGGTTCGTATGGACAGATGTGAAAGGGGAATTAGAAAAAATGCCTAATCCTTTGGGTGGATTATATGATTTAGGAAAGGGACATATAGGCTCTGGATATTGTCGTATATCTATATTCCAATAAATATTTATATATCTAATCAGTTTAGTGTTATATTTGCGAAGTAATTAAACGTTTTAGATATGAAAAGATTGTTATTTTTATTTGCCATGTTATTGACGCCGTTCGTTTTGATGGCGCAAGAGGTAATCCCATCAGAAGGGGCTATCACTATTGATTTAACTACCTTCACCGGCATCATGGCTTTCGTCACGATGTTAGCTACGCAGTTAGCCAAGGTTGTGCCGTATATTGACACCCATAAGTGGGCTAAAGTCCTATCCGCCGTAGTCATAGGTATGCTGGTTTGTATATTAGCGTGGCTACTAAAGGTGTCTCCATTGCTTATAGGGAGTGAATGGTGGGAGGCTCTATTATATGGAGTGGCTGTAGGTCTCAGTTCTGCCGGTTTCTATGATTTGGTTAAGGCTATAGGATCATTATTCATAAAAAGAATTTAATTCTGTACATAATAATAGCATTTGCTGAGAGACTCATCGTTGTGAAATGATGAGTCTCTGTTTTTTTAAATTATCTTTGTGTCAGAACGAAATTAATTAGACATGAGCAAATACGTAATCAAGAGGAAGATACCTAAATATCAAGAGGCCGGGGAAGTCGGGTCGTATATGCTTGGTAATATGGACGGTATACAAGGGTTAGGTATAGAACCTTTGGTGAATACCAACCAAGGATTACCCGCGCCGGTCAATCCGCTAGGGATATATTCTTTGGATACTCCAGATCAGTTGAGGACTAAATATGCTAATGCTTTTGATCAGGATAATGTGTTTCCGGCTAGCTTCAAGGGTAGTTTGCAACGTATAGCTGAGAATTATCAGGACAATGGTATTACGCTTAATAACATAACTGTTAACGATGTTGATAAGTCTAAGACCGGTTCAGGCGAGACGGATGTTTTTGATTTTACCACCATCCCCTACTATGGCGCTGATGATATAGGATCTAGGTTTACCCAGATGGGGCGTGGTATAGGACGTATGAGAAGCGAGGGGTATGGTGATTTATCCACTGGAGCTAAAACAGCTAATACGATAACTACCATAGCATCAGGAATTAGTGGTATCATGGGGCTGGCTCGTAACGTGGTTTCCGGGATAGCGTCTGAGAAAGGTACCCGTACCAATATCAGGTTAGCTCAAGAGCGTGAGGCTAGGCAGAGAAGGCAATCCCAGATGCAGTATAAGGATGGAGGTGGTGTTTATCTAGGACCTAATAATAGGTTCGATAGCGGAAGTCTTACCGGTGAGTATCTGTATCCGTTACCTAAGTCGATGGAAGATCAAGCCAATGTAGAGGTTGAGAAGGGCGAGTACGTGACGCAGCCCGGGGAGGCACCGATGGAGGCTATGGGGCAGAGGCACGCTGATGGGGGGACACCAGTTTCTTTGGAGCAGGGTACAAAGGTTATTACCGATGATACTACCATAGACCCTGATTTCGCTAAATACATCAGAGATACATATGGTATTAAGGCCACGCCGAAGGATACGTACGCCACGTTAATGGACAGATATAAGATCAAGATCGGTCTTAAATCAGCTTATGATGATCAGAAGAAGGCTTTGGATAAGTTGAAGAAGAACGATAAGATAGATGACGAGAATACGAGGCGTTTAAACGCTTCCGTATTATCCAAGGCTATAAATGATAGTAACGAGACGGTTAATGGCTTAGAGGGAAGATTTACGGACTTCGCTAATGTCATATACAAGGAGCAGGAAGACCGGAAGATGAAGAAGGATGAGGATACGTATTTCGCTAAGGGTGGTGAGATAGATAACATCATATCTAGATCCATGAAAGAATATGGTCTTACAGAAGATGATGTAGCTGAGGCTAAGAAAGAGCTGCTTAAGAAAGTGGCTGGTATTCGTCAGAAAATGGAGAAGGGTGGTAGCTCTTTATTTGATTATTTACTTACTTTCCGTCCTGTTGAGAACAAGTATAATAATAAGGATAATACGTTTGGGTATCAACGTCAAGGTCAGGATGGTTCTTATGGCGGCATTAATGCTGATGAGAGACTGGATTATTATAAGACGTTTAATCCTGTCGCTTATGAGGCTTATATGAATGCCACGGGCAATACTAAGGCTAGGGCGCTACAGGACGCTATCTACGGGCAGACGAGTGGCTGGATGGGCTTGGCCACGGCGGAGAACCCGATTATCGCCAACGCCGAGGCGCTTCGGGATTACACGACGCTCGTTTCTTTTGGCGGTGAGGATAGCCAAGGTAATTACCCGGAAGACAAGAAGGCCGCATATCATGATAGAATGAGAGATAATAAGTTTGGTCAATATTCGTCATCTCGTCCTATGATTGGTTTGGATGTAGTTACAGAGGATCAACACAAGGCTCTTAACGACGCTGGTATCACTCATTTCAGTCAACTGTTTTCTGACAAGAATAAAGATGTTGTTAATAAGATCCTTGGGGAGGATATGCTTAAGATGCAGGCGTTAAGATCCATGAAAGGCATGGAAGGTCTTGACTTCATACTCGATCCCCACAAGGCGGCTCCCGATGTTAAGCTGGATATGCCTGAGCTTATTGATGCTAGTACCCTTCCTAAGACGAATACCAATACAAATACAGGTAAGTCGGATAACAATAGGGGAGAAAGAAATATAGTAGGTGGTGGTCTTGATTTCCCTGAGGTGTTCAGGATGACTCCGGGATCCGTGACAACGGAAGGTCTGGAAAGGCATTACGCTCCTACCGTGGATCCGGTGTTGAGATCGGCTGATCAGTATATGGTTGAGGCTAATCGCGCTTTTCAGGCACAATTAGATCAGATGGGAAATGTCCCGGATTCCCAAGGAGGGGCATTATCGTCTAATTTACAGGCTATAATGAGTTCCAATATAGGTAAGTACATTAATGAGGTAGAGCAAGGTAACGTGGCTCAAAGAACTTGGGCTGATAATGTCAATTCTCAATCATGGGCGAATACTTACGACAAGAACATAGCCCAACGTCAAGCTTATCAACAACGGATATTGCAGGGGTTGGCTATTAATGACGAGAATTGGGCTAGGTATTTCGATAGCGTGAATGACGAGATCCAGCAGAAGTGGAACACGGCTACGACCATGAATACATTAAGATCTATATTCGGGGATGTTAAGATTGGTCCCAATGGTCAGTTGATCGCAGATCCTCAAGGGGATATATTAAGTTACAGGAGATTATATCCTGCTCATGAAGTAACTAAAGGCAAAAAGGGATAAATAATGGCTTCACAATATAGTATATTAAGGAATTACGGCAAGTATGTATCGCCCTACAACATGGATGTCATGATGCAGGGTATGGGGTACATGCAGCAGAAGATAGATACCAATCGGCAGGCTATAAACGAGTATGCTGATTATATTATCAATTCTGACATTATAAAACCTCAGGATAGGGAATATCTTCAGAATAGGTTAAATGGGCTGATACAGGACGTGAATAACGTGTATCGTAAATCTAATTTGGCTTCCGACGGTATAGCCGGAAGCATACAGGCTCGTCTTGGAGAAGCTCTGGATACCCGTGTGTTGAATGCTATTGCCGGTACTAGGGAGATCCGGGCTTTTAGCGAGAAGATGGAGGATATGAAGCTGAACAATCCCAAGATGTATAGTCCTATAAACGAGGCTGAGGCTTTTGCGGATGCCATGGCTTGGATGAATGACGGTCAGGTAGGGACACGTCTTAATCCTATACATTATACCCCTTATACGGATTACCACGCTGAGATTGATGAGAAGATGAAGAATTTCATCTCCCTTAACAAGGGGAAGAAAGTCAATGTACCGGTGACTGATGCCAATGGCAACAGGACGGGCGAGATGCGTGAGATGTATATAGATGAGATGAGTTACGCTCGGGTCAGGGATATAGCCATGGCTTCTATATCTGAGAACGGTAAGGCTCAGATGCAATTAGAGGGAAGATATATGGCTAGAACGAATCCTGACTTATTTAATGTTCAAAGCACCTCAGATTTCCTTAAAGGGTATATTGATGATTTCAGTGTCAAGGAAGAATCCATACGAGCCAAGCTAAAGGGCGTTGGCAATGACAAGGCCAAGAGGGCTAAGTTGGAGTCGGAGCTGGCGGATATTATCAAGCAGAGAAATGATTTCGTGGAGGAGGCCGAGGGCGTTATCGGTAGCAACTACAGCCCGGAGCGAGCCGGCATGTTCATGGTACGACAGCAGTTCCTTCGTGGCGTCGGGCTGAGATGGTCTTATAATAACTCATACGAGACGTTGGGTGTTGATGATTATTATTTCAAGGCTAATCAGCAGATGATGGAGAGAGCTAAGTTTAATGAGACAAAAAGGCATAATCTAGCCATGGAGAAAGCAGCGTTGATGAGAGCCAGCAAATCGGGCAAGTCGGAGAATGGAGGTGGCGGAGGTGATGACACGACCGGGCCTACCGTGGTTACCAAGAGCGCAAACCTTGACGATGTGAGCATAAGCGATGAGTTCATGAACGGGTTCATAGCCAACGAGAAGGCGGTGACTACCGGCATGGGTAATTTCGTTAAGTCATTATCAGATGACGCTAGAAGGAAGATCGACGCATGGGCGTCTGATCCTGAGAATAGTAACGTGGTCAAGGATATGGATAACGATCAGGTTATCATGGCTTATTTCAAGGCCAATGGAGGGTCAAGGAACGAGTTGCTTGATTACAATGGTCAGGATAGTTATTTGAAGCTTCTTGGATTAAATACCCAAAGAGGGAAGTATAATAAGATCAATGATGGATTCAATAAGGCGAGCAATGCTGTTTTGGATGGTATTGATACTATAATTCAGAGAGAAGCTAGATCGGACAGTGGGTCAGGTATAGATATTAGTTATGGATTCGGCACATTCAATCTTGGAGATATTAATAACAATGGCGATAAGGTTTTTGATATAAATGGTATAAACGATATAACATTAAATGATTGGAGTAAGTTGTCCGCTTACAGCTCTTTGTTAAATGATAATATAAATACTATTAATTACGGTGCTGGAGGAGAAATGCCTCATGTATCAATGGATTCGGGTCAATCAGGTGTCTTATTGGATCGTGTGAATGATTTAATGGGAACGTCTTTTTCGCTTGATGATATTGAATCTATAATGTCTCTTGCCGTATCTGGGGCTAGTAGGATTAAGCACATTAAGGAAATAAGAGATAGGTTTGCCGGGGATTACAGGGCGATCGCTGTCGCTGCCGCTATATATGATGAGGCTCATAAAGAGAGGAATGATTTATTAAGACATAAATGGAGTCGTGGGGATTTAGGTAGGATCGCTGATGACGCTAAACGTGCTGGCGAGGATTACCTGAGACAATATCGTCATGAGTATGCCGAGCGTGAGTATATCTTCTCCGGTGATTATCCGTCTAAAAGTCAAGAAGAGAAAGATTATATAAAGGTTAGTGACCTATTTACCCGTGGTGGCGGTTTTATTCCTAAGGATAAGGATAATGCCAATACGAAGATAACGTTTACCATATCCCCTATAGGTGATGGTAATTATCAGATCATTGGCAATAATGGAGGTGATGGTCGATCTGTTGTTGAGGTAAGCGAGGCTGATCTGGCTGCGAATAGACTTACTTTCTACAAAGAGGATGTAAGCATCCCGTCCGAGACCTATGATTCCGGTGTCGTACCCATATCTTTCGCCAGCTCAAGCAACAACGCTTATGGGAAGATGGCTAAGTCATTGTTGGTAGCTCCATTCGCTTACGCTAGCGGGGCCAAGGACACGGTAATGCCTTATATAGATATGTTTACGAATATAAATGACGGTAATATCAGGAAGAATCAGATGATGATCGCTACTGACGTGTTGTTCGATAACGCTTCTATGTACGAGTTAAGGGCTTCCGGATATAAGTATAATAATGGTTCTTCTGGGATAAATGTTGATATATATAGCAAAGGAGGGGCTAGAGAGGGTAATACCCCGTTGTATTCAATTGATCTGGATGGCGTTAACTATGCTGATGAGGTAGCAAGGAAGATCGACTTCTGCCCGCAGTATTATTTGGTCATGGCATGGCAACAGATACTTAGCAAGGAGAATGAGGTGTATTGGAGGAGCGAGGGAAGATCTACTACTGATGATTTCGAGAGCTTCATCTCGCCCATAGCTGATATGATTGATCAGGAGATAAGAAACAGGAATAACGGAAATAGTGGAAATAATGGAAACAATGGAAATCTATAATAATACCTCTAACGGAAAGGATCTTGCCGAGAAGTACAGATATCCTACCATAAACGTAGATAATATAAAGGCTATTGGTACGGATCCCTATGATATACCGGATCGTGACCTGCCTCCGGTATTGGATCCGTATTCCGCTTCCGAGAGATCAAAGTCCCAGATACCGTCATTGTCGGAGAGGATCAAGAATACTGTTAAGACAAATTATTATGATGATATGAAACATATGTCCCCATTAGGATATATGGCTTCTGATCAAAGCTATAAGGGCAGGTTTAATCTTACTGGTCCGGAGATATCGTTGGAGGATTCAAGGTATCGACTTAGTAGCGGTACTTGGATACCTAAATACGAGTCTTATATCCCCGGTGTAGATAACGACACACGTTTATCTAGGAGTCAAGGTAGGACTGAGAAATGGATGAGAGGTTTGGGGAAATTTGTAGGTAAAGCCGCTTTGTATGGATTAGGTGGTGTTATTCAGCCTTTTTATGGTATTTACGCCGGTGTATCCAGAGGTAATTTTAACGCTGTTTTTGATAACGATTTCACGAGATGGTTGGATGATCAGGACAAGAAGATGGATTACGGTCTTGCTCATTATTACAATCGTGAGGAGCGGGATATGAATTTCCTTCAAAGCATGACCACGGCTAATTTCTGGTCTAACGATTTTTTATCCGGTCTTGCTTTTACCGCTGGAGCCATGTTATCGTCAGCCGTATATTCCGGCGCTGGATTGATGAACTTAGCTCGTACGGGAGCTAGGGCGGGCGTGGCTTTGGCTAGGATAGGCAAAGCGGCTTCGGATACCAAGAAAGCGTTCGGCGTCTACCTTAGGGCCGCCCGTACGGGACGGAGGATAGGCAAGGGACTGGACACCCTCGCTTTCCTTGGCACATCTACCTCGTGGGAGGCGTCTGTCGAGGCCAGAAGCATGCTGATGGAGGCTGAGGAGAATTTCAGGCAGTCTTACCGTAACGCTTATGGAAGGGAAGTCCCATATGAGGAGCTTATAAAGTTCAGAGCTGACAATGCCAATGCCGCTAATGCCGTATTTGCCGCCAACGTCGGCATATTGTCATTATCCAATATAGTTATGTTCGGCGATATGTTCGGCATGGATCTTGGTGTGGATAAGTTCATAAAACGCAATATATTTGGCGTAGGTGCCGAGAGGATGGATAACGGTACGTTAAGAGCCATAACACCAAAGAAATGGCAGAAGGTAGCCGGAAATACGTTCAATATCATCAAGCGCCCAGTGTCAGAGGGTCTGTATGAGGAAGGTCTTCAGGGAGTGGCTAGTAAGTCCGCCAAGGATTGGGTAGAATCAAGATACAATCCTATGGCTATCCGGCAGAATATAGGCTATATGGAGGCTATAAAGAATGGGTTCAAGGAGACGTACGGGTCTAGCCAAGGATGGAAGGAGATCGGTATCGGTATGATTATCGGATCGATTATGGGTGGAAAGACTATTGGGGGTATAAAGGAATGGAGCCAAGACATGTCCCGGAACAAGGGGATGGTGGAGGCCTACAACGCCAATGCCGGCGCCTTGACCACCGCCGCTGTCCGTGCTATTCGTGGCAGTATGGCTCTTAACGCTCAATTATCTGGTGTAGACACATCGTACGAGAGTGATGGTAGGATCATAAATAAGGATTTTAGTGACGCCGTATTCAATCGTCTCCGTTATGATTCGGAGATGGGGATGTTGGGTGATACCAAGGAGAATTTCAGGACGGTAGTCGAATCTATACCTAATAGCGATATAGCGTCCGATATGAATATGACGGATGAGCAGGTTAATGAGTATAAAGCCGATCTTGTCAACGAGTTTAATAAGAAGGTGGATAATTTTACCATGGCCAATAGGTTCGCCGACTCCCTTACCGATGGTATATCCAATAGGTCGTTTAACGCCTATATCTCCAATATGGCTTATAATGGCCTTGAGGCGAAGGATAATTTGAACGATATAGCCAATCAGTTAAGAAGGATATACAATACGGATATAGGTCCCGCTCTTGATATATATTCTCGTCTTAATCCTGGTTCGAGCAGGGATCTTGAAGAATTAAGGAAGCTTACGGATGATATACAGAGGATGGAGAAGAATATCTTGAGGCTTCAACAAAGTGTCGCGTCGAAGGACGCTCTTGAATCTGATAAGGCTAGGTTGGTCAAGGAGAATGATAGGCTTCTTAAATTAACAGAGGATAGGATCGCATTGGAGAGGAAATTAACTACGTTAATTAACTCAGAGGCTGATATATCTAAGTTGTTCTTAAATAGAAATGATTCAAGGATCAGTGCCGCTGATCTTATGGCGGCTTATGATACTATAGCTGATTTTGAGAACGTCGTATCTATCCGTGGGGTTGATAATTATAAGGAGGCTATGGCATTGCTTAGTGAGTATCGTCATAATCTTGTGGCTTATAAGAATATAAACGAGTCTCTTCGTCGTATGCGTGACAGAAGATTCATCCGGGCGCAGGAGCGCGGGTTCATGAAGATATTATCGAACGTATGGGGTAAGACTTATGAGGAGGATGATAGCAAGTATGATTTCAGGAATACTGATAATCCTGATGCCAATGATCTTTACGCCAACGACCAAGCTATAGACAAGGCTTACCAAGATGGTCTTATAGGGGAGGATGAGGCATTTATGTTCAAGACATATAATCATATGATAGCCAGATCTATGGAGAACGAGATTAAGACCGATGAAGGTAATATAGTCGAGAGGGTTCCTGATGATGAGGATATCATAAATCCTTCTGACGATAGAATCAATAATATAGCTATAAAGATATGGAACGGTAATGAGGATATCTTATCTCCTAGGGAGAGGCAGATATATGATAATAATAAGGATCGTATCAATGATCTTGTAAATGGGTTTGGCGATAATCCTATAGCTAGGCTTAATAAGATTAGGTCAATGATAGATAGGTTAAATACCGACGATAACGTCTTAAATAACATCAGAGATACTATTGATGATATCATAGATATAAACATTAATGGTCTTGATCAGGATCAGGTTAAGGGGGCTATACAGACTTACAATGATCTTATGAATGATATTGACAACGGGAATGAAGTTGATCAGGATAAACTTAATGAGACCATTGATATCATTAATAATTATTCTGATGATCCTCTTCTTCAATTCGTGGAATGGATGAGGCTGTATAATAATGGAAGTATGGTTGTCAAGGATTACGATAAGTCTATACCTATGGGTGATGTTCTCACGGAGAGCGAACCCGGGACATCCACCGGCAGGACGGAGGTCAACGCCGCCCAGAATCCGGTGGTGTTGATGGCTCAAAAGAGGGAGATCGGTGGGGTCATGTATTATGAGGTAGGAGGGATGAGGCTTGACAGGTTTATGGCGGGATCCGGGCTTAAGGCTTTCGTCACGCCCGGTGAATATGTTATGGATGATAAGATGGTGATGGATTTTACTGATGGGACGAACATGTTCAGCGTTATTGAGTCCAAGAATCATTCAAGATGGATGATTAGTGAGGATGACGCTCAGGCTTTCGAGAACGCTACCGGTGTCATACTGGGGCGGCAGACCGCCTTATCGACCTCCAACTGGTTCATGGTGTATCGCAAGGGGCAGGATGGGTCTATTGTCCCTTATTATACGGGTGATACGTTTGGGTCTAACAACGAGTCGGTGAATCAGGAAGCAGCGGCTAGCCTTCGCAAGGGTGATATGGTAAGGTTTAAGATGGATATGTCAGATCCATACACCAAGGGACTGTATGATAAATACAATAGACTTAACGCCGTTGATCCTAATTCTGATGAGACTGAGTCGGCTTACAGAGAGCTGGTTGATAATATGGTTATTAAGATCGTGGATAGCGATGGCAATTTCGTCTCGGTACTGAAAGCCGATGACCCGGACTCAAAAGGAAGTAACGCTGATTTAAGGAGTATGGCCTTTGAGTTGTATAGGGATAATGTAGGATCTGTCGCTGGCGAGATTGATATACCGTTCGTAGGCACAGTTACCAGTGTTTTGCCGGGAAGACCTAATTTTAGCATAAGTGATGATAATGGTACGTTGATGGTATCCGAAAATGACTTTACCAATGAGACGGTTGGTAAGGTCGAGAGCGTAGGATATATAGAGAACGGGGAGGTTACGATGAAGGATAATATTAGGTATAACATATTCCCGTTCTGTACGGCTATCGTTAGGGACAAGTATGGTAATTATAAAAATTCGCGTATCCCGGTTGTAGCTATAAAGACAGGAAATGGAAGAGATTACCTGTACCCCGTAAGATTGAAAAATCAGGATATATCATCATTCTCATCCATGATCGGATCGATGGCTGATAGGATTATGGAAGGTCTAGGCGGAGGCGTAAGTATTGATGATATAATGGATCTTAATAACGCTATAGCCAGATCCGGGTTGGATAATAAGACATATATGATTCCGTTGACGGGAGACGTGGATGTTATCAAGAAACGGCTAGGGGCTGTCAAGGAAGCGGCTAGTAAGATGCCTATGACTACTGACGTAAGAGGGTGGATAGGCGATTCCAGGACTAAGGAGGATATTTTGATGAATGACGTTACGATCAACATCGATCTTAATAACGATCCTTTCATAGCCCCTAAGTTCAGGATGAGTATCAGGAGGGATGAGACGTTCTTCGAGGAGGTTGTGACCCCGTTCGGCAGCCCGTCTGACCTCCAATCGGGGTCCGCCTCGCCCGCGAAGGCTGCTGAGGATAGGTCTTTGGTTTCCGACGGTAACGTAGTATCCGGAGAAAACGAGGCGGAAAATCCTTGCTAAATTAAATATCTTGACTTATCTTTGCGGCGTCAATCCATCACCTGACGAGTAAGATATTTAAAAGTTGGTCCCTGTCGGGTGTGTGATGGCCCCGGTGGGGACTCTTTATATTATGCAATTAGATGCTTTTTTACACCGGAAAATTATGCAAGACCTACGCATCCAGCGAGTAAAGGTCTTGATGATGTTATACACCAGTAACTATTTTGTCGATGTCAGACAAAAGCAGTTGCTTGATCATACATACGCCTTAAGCAGGGATCAGGCTTTTGACTATATGACTGAGTTCAATAAAAGGCTTAGTGATAAGGTTGGTATAAAATGTACGATGGATGTACTTCTGCCTACCGATGACGATAACGCTAATATCATAATCGAGCACAATGGTATTATCAAGGAGTTGATGAAGGAGGCCGAGAAACTGGAACTTGATACCGATGCTATCAAAGCCATGATGCGTGATCTTCTTGACGAGTTGAAGGATGATATTGATCTTAATATCCTGATATTTGACGTAAGCCAGTTGCTTATAAAATACAATCTATTTAGGTTGGAGGCTATAACCGAGCAGGAGTTCAAGAACTCTTTTGTCAGAATGGATAGCAGGAATATGGAGATAAAGAAACTAACTTTATCTGATATCAAGAAGGTGGTGATGATGATGGAGGATAGATATAATCGCTTTGTATGGTGAGAGAATATGATAGATTACAATTTTTGTAAAAATATCTCCTATTTGTTTGTAGTTTCAAAATAAGGTCTTATATTTGCGGTGTCCATCCGTTATTGGACCATAAGAAGATATTAACTCGCCTAGGCGTAGGCGATAGATGAGGGCTATTGGTGGAATAACGGACGCCAACGGCCCTTGTTGTTTTGTATTATGTGTAATATTGTTTTGAGCGATGACTTATCTATCAGATCGTATTTTGAAAAGGTTTTAAATCTAAGTAAACTTGGTGATAAATTCCCTGTTAATTTAGATGATGTATGGCCATTGGTTTATTCGGCTAAGGAGAAAGCTGTTAGAGCTTTAGTAAGTAGTGATCAGTTTATGCAAGGTATTGATTATGAGATTTTAGCCACAAATGGCGAAAATACGACAGTAGGAAGACCTGTAAATGTTTATATGATTTCTATATCTTGTATGGAGTATTTTATAGCTAGAAAGGTTAGATCTGTATTTAATGTTTACAGGGATGTTTTTCATAAAGTGATAAATAAAATACCATCTAGCTATTCGGAGGCTTTACGGATGTATGCTGATGAGGTGGAAGCTAGAGAAAGGGCTGAAAAAGAAGCTAAGCTTGCATTAGAGGCTAAAAGGATATCTGATAACATCATCAAAGAACAGGCTCCTATGGTTGAGTTTGCTAAGACAGCCGAAATAGCCCAAGAGACAGATATGTTGATCAGAGAGGTTCGGGAAAAGCTAGAGGCTCATGGATATGATATAGCTGAGAAGAATCTTCGTATATTGCTTGAGGATAATAAGTTCTTCGCTAAGACCGGTAAGAGGTGGTTGCTTTCCCAAAGGATGATAGATCGTGGTTACGCTCGTTATAGATATCGTGATGATGATGAGTTTTATGGAACTAACACTGTTTATGTGACTCCTAAGGGATTCCAGTGGATCGTGTCTAAGATATCTAGGGAATGGATGTCTAGGTTCTTGGAATTAAAAGGTAGGGTTCTCAGTAGATCAGATAAGGATATTTTCGCTAAACGATAAACTCCATTTTTTATAATTTAGGATTGAGTTTTTGCCTGTCCGTGAGGATCGGCAAAAAGATTTGTACTTTTCGGAGAAACATAAGGTTTGTTATTATTGTTATTTGGCTCCCGTCCGCTCGTGAGAGTAGGCGGGATTTTTTATATCTTTGTGTCAAAACGATTTAGCAATGGGAAGATCTTGTTATGTGATAAAAAATAAGGAGGGTGGGGTAGATAATGTCCTTGCCCCTAACAACCAACCATCCGGATTATACCAAAGGGCGATGGAGGTGCTGGGCGACCAGAAGCAGGCCTTATCGGTCTGGGGTACGGCCTACTCCACCGACTTCGTGTCTTTCTTTGGCGATTGGATGTCCATGCCATCGGAATATGACCTAGATAGTAACGGGGAACCTAGGTATGATGATGTCATGTCCTTTATCAAGCGGAAGAACTATTTCGCTGGCAATTTCATGGCCGATGAGGTTCAGGATATCAATAACACCCTTACTTCCTTGGGAGTCGATAATATCAACGATCTTAATGATATGATCATATCCAATTTCCTCTCCGGTGGTGATATATTTCTCAATAGGTACAATCTTGAGCGATCCGGGATGTATGACGCCGATGAGATTGATAATATCATGACCAACAGATCGGCGTATGAGCGGGTAAGGGATATGATGAGGAGGGTTGTCGATTTTATGTCTGACGGGGATCTTAATGAGAAGGATATGTATTTCCTATCCTCCGAGTCAGGTCTTGGTGATGATTATATGATATATGAGGATACATATGACTCGTTAGGAAAGAGAAGGGGCTTGAATCCAATAGAGGTAAGGGATACGATCATGAGGGCGGTAGGCGGTATCAGCGACCGCCGGGAGTTCGATCAGGCTTTCGCCTCCATCCCATACCCTTCCTTGGCACTCCGGTATCAGGAGGATCAGGATTACGCAGATCGGATGTATGACACGTATCGTAATATGACCCGTATGGAGGTTCGGAGTCAGGACGGAAATACGATTACCGACTCGTACTTCAATAGTACCACACCGTATATCAGTATGCCTAAGGATATGAAGGGTCTAAGGGATAAGGTTGGGGAGATAATCGACATGGATGATTTTAAGGACATCAAGGACGTTTCCGGACGTCTGTATGACATAGCTATGGATCTTGCCGACATGGGCGTGGATATAAGCGAGGCGATCAGCGATGAGATGGTTATATCCAGACCGGAGGATATCCGTGATCTTATGGCGTCGCTGGATGTCATGTTATCTTCCATACAGGCCGGCAATTCGGTATACGATAGCTTTATCTCCGATCTTGATAGGATAACAGGAAAAGGGAATCCGATATACGAGGTTCAGGATACTTATTCTACCAGTGATAGGATGGTGTATGTAAGATCCGGGAATACATCCCCTTCCGATATGTATGATAGGAGCATGTTGTATATGGGTAGGAATACGTACCACAACACAGCCCCGATAACCGACACCGATCAGGCCTATGAGATGTTGGCCGATATCGGGATAGAGCGGCCCTCGTACTTGCCGGCTGGCGTGATTCCCGCCGGGGCTTCCCGTTCCGATATTGGTGTGGTCAAGGATAATATAAAAAAGCTGGTTATGTCCAACATCTCATCCTCGAATACCGAGAACATGATCCTTACCAGATTAATATATCAGCATCCCGTAACCCCTAAGATTGATGATGTCGATATTGATCGGGAGTTCAGGAGATACGAGGCTAGGCAGGGAAAGGATCGGGATTTTATCAAATCCTGTACCTCGTTGAGGAAGATCCAGATCAAGGAAAGGTTAAAAAAATCGGATTTATATAATAATGTCTTACGTTTCCTTGATTTTAATGGATTTTATAATGTATCTTTGAACCACCATGACAGAAGTACGTTAAAAAGCATGGAGATGTCGTTGCCGGAAGGTCAGGTAAGGGATCTTCTGTTTGACGTGGCTATCGAGTCCGGTGACAGTAGCATGAGAAACCTTTTCTATCTGGATAGACAGGATAGGATGATGGATGCCGGGTTTTATAGGTATCTGTACCAAAGGAATCCGGGCCTGCTCCGGGAGGTCAACGGCGGCGTCGAGGCGAGACCGGACGGTTCGTTCTTGGCTCGTGGAAGGTATGATGATTTCGTGTCGTTCCAATCCGGCTTATATGAGAAGATAGGTGAGACGGTTGATGGATCAATATATAGGTTCGTCGATGATCTTATATACTCCGATCCATCATCATATCAAGAAAGCGTGGTACGAAGGATGGGTGATGTTACGGTAAGGAGTGACGATAACCGCCTGTCAAGGATAGAGGATAATCCCTCATCCGGTAAGATAGTTAATGAATACACTGCTAATACAAATAAGTTGATGCGAGATTTTTCGTGTAGTTAATCTCTCTTTGATGTCGTGAGACGTTTTCTTTCGAGCATTGAAACATTGGATTTTATAGATTTGCGATGAATCCGGGTCGTAGTGATACGCTCCGGATTTTTTTGTCTTGCATGGGTTCCGGGAGCGGTAGCGCCGCTAATGGTTTATTATCTATGATTCCGGGTATGTTTACCAGCCTTTTGGGTGGTAATAAGATGGACCCGAATTTAGTCGCTGCGTTGATGAACGGTCGTAACAACCAAGACCAGTTCGGAGGGGCTAACGGTTGGTGGTTGTGGATCATTGTCCTGTTCTGGTTATGGGGCGGACGTGGTTTCGGAAATGGTTTTGGTGGTAATGGAAATGATTGTTGCGCTAACGGTCTTCCGGCTCAATTGAACAACGACTATGGCCGTGAGCTACTGATGCAGGCTATCCAAGGTAACAGAAGCGCTATTGATCAGATCTCTAACGCCCTTAACTGTTCTACCTCTCAATTACAAAACGCTATCTGTAATGTACAAGGCGCTATTGATAAGGTGGCTGGCGGTGCGGTGCTTCGTCGGTGACACAATCAAATGGAGTGATATGATTTAGGTTTGATACAACGTTGGAGAACCCTGTCGGCAATAGAATACCGATAGGGTTTCTTTTTGATCGTAGCCTTATTATGATTACATTTGTTCGAGGTAGATCTTTTGTTCATAGGAAGGGTGGGCGGGAATGAAAAAGGCATCCTCGCGGACACCCTTCCCCTTTGGTTGAAAATCACTTAAAACATTATGAGTTACTACACCGCGAATATAGATAATTAAATACAAACTGCAATGGGTAAGGGGTATTATTGGATAGAGCCAGTGGATCAGACGTTAAATGATTTCCAGTTTTATAAGGCACGTATCGTAGGCGATCCTGAATATGACGAGAGACATCATCGAGTTATATTGAGAACTGATAAGTATTTCCCTGTTGGAAGTATCTTCCATGTCTTAAAAGACCCAGAGATGTTTGTTATAGAGAGGAAGTTTAAGACATGGGGGAATAAGTATGTCGTTAAGCCTTGTGAGGGTGAATGGGAATGGGGGTCTGTCCAGAAACTTAAAGACAAGGCTATTATATTCCGTAGCGGATTCCTGCACGGGGACGGCAGTTTTTGACACTTACCCGTATCTTCCCCCCCCCTCGATTTCTTGGTATTTATGTATATAACTATATTTGAGCAAAAAATAAGTTTGATATGGAGGATTTTCAAGGTAAATACAATGGTAAGCAGATAGATCAGCTTTTGGATAAGGCTAATGATATTGATCTTACCAAATATGCTCTTAAGACGGATAATGCCCCTACCGCCACGAAATTACAGGCGGCTAGGACCATAGCGCTGTCCGGGGCTGTTACCGGTAGTGTCTCATCGGACTTCGGAGGCAACGTAACTATCTCCACGACATTGGCCAATTTTGATGCCTCTAAGATCGCGTCCGGAACCATCAGCATAGATAGGTTACCTAAGGCGGCTTTGGAGAGATTGGTCGTGGTAGCTAATGATACGGCTAGATTCGCCCTTACCACCGCTACGGCTCAAAGTGGTGATACGGTAAAGGTCACGTCTACAGGTAAGATGTATCTGATAAAAGACGATTCTAAATTAAACAGTGAGGATGGGTATGAGCCTTACACGGCCAGTCAGGCTTCCTCCGTGCCTTGGTCAGGGGTTACGGGCAAACCAAGTACCTTCACACCTCCCACGTCCTCCGCTACCGTTCTTGGCGGTATTAAGGTGGGATATACGACTTCCGGGAAGAACTATAAGGTACAACTGGATTCGTCCGGCAACGCTTACGTCAACGTTCCATGGACGGATAATAACACTACATACTCACAGGCCACGAGCAATAATCTGGGTCTTGTCAAGATCGGGTACTCAGCTGATGGGAAGAATTATCCGGTAGCTCTTGACGGAAATGGTAAGATGTATGTGAATGTTCCGTGGACGGATACCAACACGACATACACCAATATGGGAGCCGCTTCTGCCTCAGCGTCGGGAAAGGCCGGCTTGGTCCCCGCACCTGCCGCCGGAGCGCAAGCCAAGTATCTTCGTGGTGACGGGACATGGCAAACCCCTCCTAATACCACATATAGCAACATGGGTGGAGCGACGTCCTCAGCCGCAGGATCGGCGGGATTGGTACCGGCTCCGACTGCCGGCAAGCAAACCTCTTTCCTTCGTGGCGATGGTACGTGGGTGGTTCCGACAAATACCACATACGCCAAGGCCAATACCACGACATTAGGATTGGTGATGATCGGATATACTGAGAACGGTAAGAATTATCCGGTAGAGCTGGATAGTAGTGGTAAGATGTATGTCAACGTGCCTTGGACGGATACTAATACAACGTATGGTGTTGTAGGAGCTAATGGGTCCACAGGATTGGTCAAGAACGGCAGTACCGTGACAAGTGCTTCCGGCTATACCGCCTGTCCTATTGTCGGTGGTATCCCCTATTATAAGGATACGAATACTACCTACGCCAATATGAAGGCGGCTACGGCCTCGGCGGCTGGTGCTGCGGGATTGGTACCGGCTCCTGCCGCTGGTAAGCAGACGTCCTTTCTTCGTGGTGACGGGACATGGGTCGTACCTACCAATACCACATACGGATTGGCCTCTACTACAGCTAACGGCTTGTTGAGACAGCTTAATGGCAGTACATCCAGTTTCATGCGTGGAGATGGCACTTGGGCTACACCTCCTAACACGACATACGCCGTAGCCAACGAGTCTACTAACGGGTTGATGGCGGCGGCTGACAAGAAGACCATGGACAGGCTTATAGGAGTTAATACGGTCACGACATTAGCTCACCTGCCTATTAGCAAGAGAAGTATCACGGCTACGTTATCAGCCGCTACCACCCTATCCGTGCAGTCAGGGATGCAGGTAGGGGAGGAGCTGATGATCAGGTGTGTACCCTCAGCGGCTTTCACCCAAGCGATACCCAACTCCGGGGATTATGTCAGCATGAGCGGAACTTCTATAACCACTACGGCTAACAAGCCTTTCGAGGTAAATATCTGGTGTTACGCTTCAGGCAAGTATAGCATCGCCGTTAAAGAACAAGATTAAAAGCTATGAGTTTTACATATATAAACAGGGAGATATATCCCAAGATGTTGGTTCAAGATGAGCCTCTTGACGATAATTACGCCAAGGGCTATAGTTATGATGATTACTCCAAAGGTATTCCCGCCCCATGGATAGAGCTTGGGGAGGAGCAACTGGCGTTTAAGGAGGCTAATCCTAAAGCTACTGTCAAGGAGATTATCGAGGCTAAGCTGGATGAGTCAAGGCTTCTTAATGAGGAGAAATCAGTTAAATACGAGGAAATAAGAACTTATGAGACCGGAAATCTATATGAGTTCTTCTTGGATGATCAGAATATCTATATTCCTGAACATGATAGACGTAACGCCTTGTCTGATGGTGCTATAGCTGGAAAGATAACGATCATGGGTCTGGAATTCGATATAACGGAAGGCAAGATCTTGATCGGGATGATGGATAAGTATGATAATGATCTTATGTCGGCGTTAGGGGACAAGCAAAAGCAGATCAATCTAGCCACTACCGTAGAGCAGGTAAGGGCTATTGATGTCCAATCCGGATATCCAGACAAGATAAGTGTCACCACAGCATACATCCAGCAACAGGCGAAGGAGAAGGACGCCTCTGATCCTCAGAAGGTGGCTGTAAAATTTTCTAGAATGGTGGTTAATAATAAAGACTTATCCTTATCCTCTAACGATAAATTGGATATTAAGGTCCTATTCCCTATATGGGGACAAGAAGGGGCGGAGTTCGGGCTATCCGTGGATACCGGATTTTGTCTTAGGGTGGTTAAGGAGGATACGGATATCCTTTATGAGGTTATCCAACAACATACGCTGTCGGAGGAATGGGAACCCGGACTAAATACGGCTTCCTTATACAAGGTCATTGATAAGGAACATGCCGGGACCATAGGGGATCCTATCCCGTATTTCCCTCCAATGGAGATATTCAAGGATAAATATTACATCCAGAACGCTGATGTGTATAAGTGTACTAGGGATAGCGGAACTCCTCTCAGCCATAATCTACAGGATTTAATAGGTCTGTACGTGGAGCGGGTGTAGTCGTAGTGCTATCTATCCCCCCCCCCATATTTTATGGCTAACATTATATAAGTTATTTTTGGCATAATAAAAGGACATTTATAAATATATTTAAGTATGGCATCGCAAAGATTCGGTTTCGTAACCGTAAACCCTGTATCAGGATCAGGAGATCAGGCGGTTAATTTCTCCGGTGAGAAACACACCGGTCGTCTTCAACGCACTATCAACCTTACGGTCACCACGAACGGCGCGGCTAAGAAGGCGTTGGTAGTTAATCAGGCAGCGGCTGCTGAGGCGGTAAGATCAGACAGCTCTAACGCTTCCGTACAAAAGACAGGTGGTAATGTTACCATCACCGGTAAGTCTAACAGTACTAAGCTTACGTTCGCGGTCACGCCGGCTGAGGAGAACGGGCTTACGTTACAGCTCCCGGCTAACTACACGGCGGCTGGAAAGACTACGGCTAACGGAGCGGTTATCGCCGACGACCCCGGAGCCGCTGGCGAGTTCGTTTGGAGCATCACGATCCCGGACGTACCGGCCAACGTCACGATCGAGGAACTGACAGCTACATTGAAGGTAACTGCCGCTGGTGGCCAGGCAGCCAACGTGACGGTAACGCAAACCGCTGGAGACTCTACTATCGAGCTTGACAGGGAGACTATTAGCTTGGATGTAAATGGTACTCAACAGACGGTTAACGTAACATCTAATGACAGCTGGACATGGGCGCAAGCTGCGGCTAGAACCGTATTGAGAATGATGGGACGATAATCAGTTTCTTTTCGCTTACTCAGACCCCGATCGACTAAAGCCGGTTGGGGTTCTCTTGTTTTATTATCTTTGTGGGTAGATGATAATTAAAAGACATAATTATGAGTGATTTGAATATTAATTGGAAGGACGGGGTAGGCGAGGTAACGGACCAGCCTCTGACCGTCAGTCCGGGGTCCGGGGCCGGAAGCGCCCCCGTTTCCTTTGGCTCGGTGATGAACAACGGTCTTGATCGGACTCTTGAGCTGGAGATAACAACTCCAAAAGGTGTTAAGAAGACGCTCACGGTGAATCAGGAGGGATGCCGGCAGGCTTATATCACGAGCGACGGCAAACGATGGCTGACTAGCGACAATCGGGTATATGGGGTTTTGAAAAGCGATGCTCCATGCGAATGCACGGGTGATTGCCCTTGATATTTTGTTTTTACGAATTTTGTAATTACATTTGTGGCGCATGTCCATCACCATGCTTTTCGTCGCTAATTTATTATAAGGGGATATAGGTCTGTGATGGGATCGGTATCCCTCTGTTTTTAATATGGAAAAGATATTGGTAAGATCATTAATGCTGATATCAATGGTGCTTTTAACATCATTAGAAAATCAGAAAAAGAATCCTTTGATGTAACGATGTTACCAGAAGGTAGAGGGTTTTGGTGGAACCCGGTACGGATTTCCGTATAAATGTGTACTATTTTACGCTTTTAGTGTAAAGTGGTATATAATCACCTGAGCGTATGTTAGTTTTGCAATATGTCTCTTGGTTTTAAGGTCGGAGAGGATGAACACGCAGCGTATATAGCCGGCTTCGCTGGTGATTGCGTTAGTGAGTTCATCAATAGCAAGAATACGGATTAAGTCATAAATTCTATAAGGAATATGAGAATATCAGCCTCCGCTTATTTGTGGGGGCTTTTTGTTTATCTTTGTCAAAAACATGAAGTTATGTCGAGTTGCGTAATTAAAAGGAATAAGGAGGGTAAGATAACCCGTGTCTTGACCCCTTCCGGAGAGGTATCCACCTTGTTCGATAAGATAGCGGGTATAGCAGCCGTAAGTGATCTTGATAAGGCGGCTGAGGCTTATATGACTATTTATAACGACAAGTTCAGGTCCAAGTTCGGTGACTGGGCTAGATCCGTGTCAAGGAATAAGGAGGCCGCCAGATCCATAAGCGCCAGACTTAGCGCCAGCGAGTGGGGGCAGCTTATGTCAGCCAAGGTCTTGTCCGCCATAAGCGATATGGATGCCCCGGCGTTGGCCAGAAGTCTCGGGAATAGCGACAATGTCGTGGCTTATCTTACCTCCGGAGAGGTAGGTGATGTCAATGATATGGCTGTGGTAGATACATCTACGGTACAGGAGGTGGATCTGGATTCCATAAACGAGGATAATATTGGCGATACGATACTGAAAGAGGCGTCATGGGATGATATAAGGGCTATCAGGGAGAATATAGATATTAAAGAAACAGCCCGTATGCTATGGAAGGCCGTGGAAAGCGCTTTTACCGGTCAACGACCTAATATCAGGGTGAAGGGCGGAAATATAGACGGGGAGATCATATTTTCTGGTAATGTCTTGCCGTTAAATGATATTGAAGATTATACGCCCCCATCTTCAAGATTGGTATATGATTCCGGTGAGCCTCGCCTGTTCTTTAGATCGGATGACGGCAAGATACACGAATCTTACGCCAACGCCATAAAAGGCTCGTCCGGTGGGCGGGTCGAGGCCGGGTTCTTGGCCGGCAGTGTCGAGGAGAGCGACGTCCCGTCCGGTACGGCTGACATCTCCTTTGGCTCGTCCTCCATAACCCTTAACAACAGTGATTCGTTCATCCCGGTCCTTGGCATCAGCTCAGATTCTAATATAAGTACCCGTGGAGGGTTTGTCAATTACCTTATCAAGAAAGGTCTGTTGAGCGGGGAGCGTATAAGGCTAGGAGATAGGTATTATCTTACAGGGACCGGCAACTCCGATGGTCTTAAGATCTATAACGCTATGGATGCCTTGTCTAGGCTAAGGAATAGGTTTGGAAGTCAGTCCTCCGAAATGAACGTATTGGGTTCTATAGGTTTTGATACGGAGGTAAGTAATGATCTTGATCTTATCACGACATCAGGGGATAAGGTTACGGTAAGCAGATCGGAGATCAAGGGCATGTTAAGGCAAGGTAAGTTTGAGGAGCTTAACGATAAGTATGATGGGTTCATGGAGCTAGCCTTGTCGTTGATGATGGAGGATAACGCTTTGTACGGAAGCAATGTCCGTGGGGTTATCGAGAATGAGAAGGCGGAGGATCTCCAGAATAGGACTGATATCACCAATATCTTATCCACGTTAGGTATCCGTGTGATGGGTATGTCTGAGTATATGGATAAGTATAAGATGCGTAATGGTGTCGAGCCTTCGGCTAGGGCATTGTCCGATATGGCCAATGGGGTTATCGTTTTGGCCGAGGGAGCTACGGTAGAGGATCTTAATGAGGAGGTGGCTCATTTCTTGATCGATACTTACCGTAACCAACAGGAGATTGACGAGGTTCTGGACTCTGTTGTCGGCACGCCATTATGGAATCAATTCGCCGGTCGTTACTATGAGGTGTATGGGAAGGAATACCAAGGGGAGGAACTGGATCGGATGGTGAAGCGGGAGATCCTAGGTAAGACGTTGGCCCAGCGGTTCGTACCGGGCATGGAACAGGCGGTGGAGGATCTGGCCTCGTCCGAGGACGCCCAGCTCTCCTTGTTTGGCAGGATAATCCGGGCTATAAGGAATTTCTTCTCTACCCAAAGATCAGACTTGAATAAGGTTCTTGATAGGATAAAGGAGTCGGCGTTAGCTGATGATCCAAGCGCATTTGACGTGCTTCTGTTAAAGGATAGCGACCATCTCATGTACTCATTATCGGATGTTGACGTGGCTAATAAGTTGATCAAGAACGGGAGGTCATTGGAGAGGCTATACACTAGGTTACAGAGGATGAGGTCAAGCCAGAGCCAGAGGATCGGGGAAAGCATCTCCCTTCTACGTGATATAGGCGAGAAGGTAAGACAAGTCGGGGGTGAGCTAAATAAGAATAACAACCTATTATCCACCAAGAGCGTCATAGCGACCGCCAAGGCTGAGGTGGAGTATTTGGTCACTGTCGCCAGTAGCCTACGTAAGAGCGGAAAAGGATTGGATTATGAGACGATACAGGTTATCGATAACGTATATGGGGAGATAGTTCCTCTGATCAGGAACCTTCGTGGATTCGTCAATAATCAGGCGGCTGATTATTATGGCAGCAATAAGGTTGGCATGGTAGAGGATATGGATGATATATTACGTATGGCTGAGACATCCATGTCTGATATAAATGCTCTTCGAAGTGATCGTGATGAGGACTGGCTGGATGGACAGCTCAGGATGTTTAATATCCCGGAAAGATATTGGAATGGGATAAAGAAGTTGATAAATAACATCCATAAGGATATCAATGTCATGTCCCGGTTCTTTGGTACGCTGGAGCATAGTGGTAACGCTATTTTAGGTATGTTAGGCCAACGTCTAGCCAAGGCCCATAATGAAGCCCATACCGAAGGTATATCTAATATCAATAAGATGACTAGGATGATGAAAGAGCGTGGATGGGGGATAAAGGATAATGAGGATCTTATACAGAAGATAAATGGGAAGAACTCGGATTACCTTGACTCGTCCCGTGATTTCGCTAAATACGATTTGCTATACAGGACCGAGCAGGCTAAGGCTATTATCGATATATATGATCTTAAGAATGTTACGGGTAAGACCGAGAAACAGCTTATCGATCTTCTTCTATCCGATAGAGGCCTTAAGGTGAAGACCCGTGACGACATAGTAGGATATGACGGGGATAAGCCTATTACGAAGGAGGTATATCATGTATTCAAACCTACCATCCAGAATTTTGATATCTCGGACATGACGTTCGAGGATCAGCAACGATATCTTGACGCGATAAATAGGTGGTTGGACGAGAACCGAGAGAAACCTATGGTGCAGGCTTATTACGATAAGATCGAGAAAGTCAATAAGAAGGTCGAGGAAAGACTGGGTCGTAGGGTATCGCAAGCCACGTCCGATTTCATGACCCGTATCCGCAGGAGCAGGTATGTGGCTATGGATAAGTTCGTGAGGAACGGGAAGGTCGATTGGAAGGCGTTTCAATCCGATCCTATAGCTTGGAGATCTTATCTGGATATCTTACGTGATAGGGCTATAGCCAAGAGCGAGTGGTATTCCGATGGGACACCAAAGGAAGAGGGATCCGAGGCTCTGATGATGTCCGAGGAGATCAAGGCATGGGACGAGGCGTGGGCCGAGGAGTTCGGGAATACCAACGATGGTCGTAAGGCTTCCGCCGAGTTCAAGGAGATACTTCGTGGGATAGAGCGGTCCGAGGGCGGTAAGGCGGCGTTCGAGTTCCTGCTGGCTGGCGGTCATCTTGGTTTCTCTAAGGATATGTGGGGATCCGAGGAGGGTGATTATTACGAGAATCTGGTTGATAAGATCACGGAGCAATCTGTATCATCATCAAGGATAGAGAAGGTAGAGGAGGCGATGGCGACAATAAACGAGATCAATGACCAGCTAAGGCCTTTGCTTATCCAGTACCGGGATAGCACGAGATACGGGGAATATGATTTCGATAGGTTACGTGGATCCGCCTCATTAAGAAAGATAAACGAGTTATATGATCGTCTGGCTGAGGCTAAGAGCGTTATTAACGCCGTCTCTTCCGCTGAGGCTATTGAGATGGATATTCCTGATACGGTGGAGAGTGGAGTCACGGATTCTTACCGTAACGCTTTAAGGGATGCCATGGCATACGACAAGGGTATGGATGAGATTAAATTCGCCAAGGAACATATGTCTGCCCGCTCACGGAGTCAGGTGGATAGGATGGCCGCTAAGCTATCTAGGAAGAACCCGTCATGGACGACCGTGGAGGTATCGTTTTTGGGAAGGAAATACGGTTCTGACTTCAATAATAAGCTAGCTAACGACATAGCGATGGGTAAGACTGATGAGATCCTTGTCGAGTACGCCAGAACCCGGTTGTATCCTTATATGAGGAAATACTCTCCCAAGGGATATTCTGATTTCGTCAGGAAGATAAATAACGGTACGTATAAGGTATCCGAGTTCTTTGATGCGATGGAAAATGGTATATCCAAGGAAGAGAGCGTATCCCGTTTCGGGTTCGATATTAATATGATCGACCTGACGATCAACAACCAGTGGCTTGATGAGGCCGACGCCGAGAGTTCTTTCCGTAATCCTAATTATAATCCCGATCTGGGTTATGGGTATCATACGCCTAGGTTCGATAAGTACAAGAACGAGGCTTTCTTCAAGAAATACGGTATTACCAACGAGGGGGAGGAAGCTACGATCAATAAGGATAAGTGGGAGATGAGGAAGGAGCTGCTTAACATAAGCCGTAAGGCTATGGAGGATTATGATGAGCGATTCCGGAACATCTACCAAATACCACAGATATCCAAGGGCGGCGTGGAGAGGATGGTGCAGGCCGGGGTTGACCCGAAGGCGGCCATCGGCAACGCCGTACGTGATATCGTTGGCGAGAGGGTGGATGACCCTATACATGGTCAGGGGCAAGACCTAGGAGGGATTGATGAGAACGATAACAAATATCGTATGATCCCCAAATACTATCTTAATAAATTGGAGAACGCCGATGACGTGTCCCATGACTTCGCCTACTCCTATTCCATGTTATCCTTACAAGCGACCTCTTACAAGTATAAGAGGGCGGCCTTGGATGATGTCATGGGATACAGGAACATGATGCTGGAGACGCAATACGACGGCGGTAAGAACCCAGAGGCCACTCACGCCTATAGAATGTTTCAGGACTGGGTTAACGCCAGTATCTATGATGTTAGGATAAATAATAAGCGGGCAGAATGGAATATAGGTAATTATAAGGTCGATCTTAATAAGCTGGCTCTTATGTTTACCAAATTCGTATCCAAATCCAACTTAGGCTTCTCCCCATTCGTCGCGGCTACCGGCGCCCTTACCGGGCAGGCCAACTTCCTTTTGGAGGGTATGGTAGGGCAGTATATAAGCAAGGACTCCATGAAATACGCCTATGGGGAAGCCCAGAAGCAGTTGAGTACGTACGTGTCTGAGATCGGGGACATAAACCGTACCAACAAGCTATATGTCGTTGGAGAGGCCCTAGGTGTGTTTAATGTCCGCAACCGTGTACGATCGGCGGCGTACAACAAGATCTGGAGAACCTTATTCCGGGATCTGCCGTTTAAGATGATGGAGGTTCTTAACTCCCCGTTGGATCCGCAGGTTATTATCTCGGTCATGGATGATACCCGCCTATACGAGGGTCAGTTCTGGTCATACTCCAATTTCAAGGAGATGATGATGAAAGACAGAAATATGTCCGCTAACGAGGCTAAACGCGATTGGGAGCGTTTAAGGGATTATTCTATGTGGAACATGGTAGATGTCAAGAACGGAAAGATCGTGGCTAAGAACGAGGCTAACAAGGATATTATAGACCGATATATACCCACCTTGTCCAGTAGGGTAAGGAGTATGGTGCAGATCTGTGACGGCGCCTTGAACGAGCAGAACCGGGTGGGGGCTAGCCGGAACGCTATCCTTAATATGGTGCTGCCTCACCGTGGATGGTTTATATTGGCCGTACAGCGGGCGTATAAGAAAGCCGGTTTCAATTTCCAAACCAACCAGTTTGAGGAAGGATATATGAGAACGTTATGGAGACTGGCCGGTAATGTCTATGGATCGATGTCCGAGGGCAGGATGGGAGAGGCATATGACGTGCTTAAGGAAGAGTATGATAAGCTTACCCCCTACGAGCAGATCAATATCAAGAGATCGATTATCAACATGGCGGTATTCGCTACGATGATGGCCATAGGACGGGCTTTGATGGGATATAGGGAGGATAATGAGGATAGCTGGTTCGGGCAGTTCATTACCTACATCGGGTTCAGGACGATCAATGAGATCGCCTCCCAGACATCCCCGTTCATGGAGCTTAACGCTATAGATATGTTACAAGACCCGCTGGTCACGGCCCGGAAGCTAGGTGATCTCACCGATCCTCGGAATTGGGATCCGTTCGCTACCGTCCAGACCGGCGTGTATAAGGGCGAGAGCAAACTATGGAGGCAGCTCATGAAGTTCTCGTTTGGTAAGCAATGGTATAATATCAAGACGGCTAGGGATATTAAGCAGACATCCGACTACTGGTTGATGACCAACGGCATGACGATGGGATTCTTCTTAGGAGGCAGGGATAAGGATGAGTCCGGGGAGGACGCTAATTGGTATTTTGACAGGGGAAGATAACTGATATAGTATGACAAAAAAAATAGCCAGTCAATTGTTTAAGACAATTTGATTGGCTATATTTGCATCATGAAACAATGAATGACGGGATCTCACTTCAAGGTCATTCAATGTGTAAGATATTTTTGGCTCATTAGGATTTGTCGAGGTGAGATCCGGCATTTCCTTTTGGGCCTATTTTTATATTATGTGTAATATTGTTTTAAATGACGATTTGTCTATTAGATCGTATTTTGAGAAGGTTCTTGAGTTAGTTGAATCCGGAGAAGATTTTCCAGTTAATTTAGATGATGTTTGGCCTTTGATATACTCTGATAAAGGTAAGGCCGTTAGGGTTCTTACTGGTGATAATGGTTTTATCAAAAATATTGACTATAAGGTTTTTACCCAAAATGGCAAAAACCCGGTTGGCGGTAGACCTACGATCGTGTATATGATCTCCGTATCTTGCATGGAATATTTAATAGCGAGAAAAGAAAGAAGGGTATTTGATGTATATAGGAGTGTATTTCATGGCGCGGTAAACGCTTTGAATAAGGTGGAAAAATCCGTGGAGAAGAATCTTCCGCATAATTATATAGAAGCGTTAGAGGCGTTGTTGGCGTCCGAAAAAGAGAAGCGGGCGTTAGCTGAGGTCAAGAAAGTGATAGAGGAGGAGAAGAAGGTCGTTCAAGCTGAATTAAATACAGCTATAGATACTATAAAGGAGAATGAACCGGTAATTGATATGTTTAAAAGGTCTATTCCAAGAGAGGGTGTCCTTATCCGTGAATCATCAAAGTATTTTGAGCAATTTGGCTATTATATCGGGATTAAGAACATGTATCCGTTATTACAGGAATTAAAATATGTTTTTAGGAATGAGAGAGGTAGGATAGAAGCATATCAGTCCGCTCGTAATTATGGATTAGTTACATATGGGTCTGATCCCGGTGATGAATACTGGGAGGCTAAAGCCATGACCGTCATGATAACATTGAAAGGATTTGTTAAGCTAGAGGAGTTGTCAAGGAAGAAAAGAGATGTTTTTAAGAGATATGGACATTTCTATGATAATGTATGAGTATTGTAAGGATAGAGGCTTATAACCTCTATCCTTATTTATATACTACTCGTCCCATTGCTCCTAATAGCTCTTTATCATCCTGCTCCTTTACCTCTACATAATAATATCCCTTGAAACAAAATTTTTTTTGATCGGGATCTGACAAGAACTTTTTATATTCCTCGAATCCTTCATCTGAAAGATGATAAGCCTTTCTTTTTTGCTGAAGTAATTCATCTGATTCTAATATCTGTTTTTTAGTAGCCATAATAACGTCATTTTTTTTATTTTACGATTTTTAGACGATGAGGTATTCTACCTACTCCACAAAGTTCCCCATTTTCTGATTTGACAATTTTTACTCCATCAATAGAATGATAGATGTTTTTTGTAGGATCATTCAAAAAATCTTTAAAACTTTCCAGTTCTTCATCTAATAAGAAAAATTCTTTCTTGCAAAGTTTAATGTCCATATAATGATTTTTTAAGGTTGTTATATATCTTGTAATAAATACTCTTCTATTTTCTTAGCCATATCAATAAGCATCTCACATCTAAGGTCGTTAAGATCCTTACAAAACCTCATTTCCTCCTCATGCTTTCCTCCGGCGATCTGTTATCACTTACGCTGTAGCATGGTGATGAGTGTATCGGTATGGGCTTCATGGCATCTATGGCTAATTTGATAGCCTTTTCTTTGATATCGCTCATACTATTTTCTTTTTGTTCCCAGATCATGCCGCTATGAAGGCAATTAGGATCATCAGCATGATTTATTAAACAAATCCCTTTGTCGTAAAAACAACATCCCGTACAACTCTCTTCTTCTATCTCAGGGATAGCTATGTATTCTTTCCCTTTATATATTTTAACTTCTCCTTTTCTTATCTTATTCATCTTATTAGATTTTTATATCCTACATGTTTCAACTGCTCTTCGGTAGCTTTCTTCTTCGGGAACTTCCCGTGCCATTTTCCGGGCACCACGACATCACGGCCGTCAGGGCTGGTAGCCAGCCTCCCGCATTCGCTGCACAGCCCCATGCCCTTGTACGGCTGTAGTTCCTTGGCATAGTCGAATTTATCCACCATATACTCGTTTGTCAACATCCAATAACTAGACGTAGCGGTAGCCCCCCCCCTCTCCTCGCCGCAAGGGAAAGGGTAACGGCTACCGCCCCGTCCGGCACAGTGTTCATTGGATTGCCTTCCACGCCATATTCCCGTTAAACATCCTCATCTTTCTTTTCATCATCAATCCTCTCCACTTTAATCGTCCCCATATCACCTGAAGGTAACGTAATATCGCTATACACGTTATTCCAGTTCTCGTCAATAGCTAGCTGATGCAGTATAGATCTATATATCTGGTAGGTATTTCCGATAAGTCTCTTTCTATTGATCATATCTTTACTACCTCCATCATACCCTATATGTTCATAGTCTTCGAGATCCGGGAACAACCTTCTTCTTATCGCTCGTGAGTTATTGACTATAAAGCTTCTTATCCCCAGCGTTTCCGTTCTATCCATATCATTTATCAAAGTTTCCGTGGTATGCTGAAGATCCATGTCTCCGGCTGCGTATCTGCTTATGTCCTCCACGCACCGGGATATCAGCATCAGTTGTTCCCTTGTCAATGTTATTTTATAAAGTTGTTTGTTGTTCATATCCTTCTATTTTATTTATCATCTCGAATATTTTCACCGCTATCAACGGCACTATGGCATTACCATAAGCCTTTATTGATTCTTTTCTCCATTTCCCGTAAGGAATGGTAAGGTTGTCCACATTAAAGGGTAGCCCATCATTTCCTCTACAAATAGGGGACTGAGTTGGAAAACTCTTCCATTGAGTCGATCCCCGTCCATCCCAATCACGGCAGGCATATTTCTTAAAGAGTCTGTTCTCGGTGCTCCGTTGCTTTTTGTCATCTTCCTTATCGTACAAGAACCTGTGTAATCTGAGGCCACTGGTGTCGGTAATAAGTCTCCGTATTTTATCCCTTGTTTGGGAAGTGAACTCAAATCCATGAATCTTGTCTTCCCGTCCTTGTCGCAAACCTTCAACCCTTGCGTCTGAACAGTCGGAAGCAATGAACCATATCCTATACCGTTTATGTGGCGCTCCGACACCGCAAGCTGGAACAATGATCGGTTGGACGGAATATCCTTCACGTTCAAGATCGTCGCAGATGGTATTGATGATATATTCTTGCTCAAGTATCGTTTCCTTGTAATTTTCTTCATCTTGATCACTTTTCGTTTCCACGTCAGTTTCACTACCGGGTTGAACCATATTGGTGATTCCAGCAACATTCTCGCCAATAACCCAGAGCGGTCTTGTCTCTCGTATGACTCTAAGCATTTCCGGCCAGAGATAACGGTTATCATCCGCTCCCTTTCGTCGTCCAGCGACGCTAAATGGTTGACAAGGGAAACCTCCGGTGAGTACGTCGATTTTCCCTTTCCATGAAGTGAAATCAGTTCTTTTAATATCTTCATATAATACTGTTTTTGGAAAATAATATTTTAATACACTTTGACAGAATGGATCTATCTCGCATTGAAAGACATTGTTCCATCCTACCTCTCTAGCGGCTAAATCAAAGCCTCCTATACCTGAGAAAAGACTAGCGTGATTCATTTCATCTTATTTGATATTAATTTTTCTTTTATATGTTTAGATATATCAATTATCTCATCTTTTATATTGCAGTCATCTTTTAATAATGAACCAAATATACATGATATGGCGCCCTTTAGGCCTAGCGCTATCCCTATCTCCAATATTTTTTTATCGGTATTAGAGATTTCTACAGGTTCATATAATATTGATGATATGTTGTTAACGACGTATATTATATCATCTTCATTCATTGATGTAGATTTATCGACAATAGCTATAAAATCTTTTATAATCATAATATAAGCTATTTTTATTTCTTTTATCGTATCATCGCTTAGATGTCTATCTCTTATATGCCTTTCAACATACTTGTTTGTTAGATTCTCTATTTTGTTTGATTTGTCCATTTGTACTATCAATTATTTAGTTAATAATAGATCATAGTCCTCTTCATCTATACTCCCATTATTGTTGACATATATAATGAAATCATTTAAAAGCACGGACTTATCCTTGGATAAGGCTTTTATAATAAGCTCTCCATCATCTTTCAACATCACATGCACAGTATCCCAGATAACATATTTTTGACATTCTTTCTCAATCTTCTTGATTGTTTTAAGTATTATCTTATACGTCTCCTCATATCTTTTTACTATTCCGCACAGTTCAGTCGTATTATATTTACGTATAGCCGTGAATATATATTCCTTTTTACAATCCCAGCATTTTATCAGTCTTTCTGATCCGCACGCCTTATCCTCGTAGAAGAAACAACCCTTACATGGTTCATTATGGTCGTAGCTTAATACCACAAGCAGCTCCACACCATTCTTGTATATCACGTCTCCTTGTTTCATCTTGTCTATTTTATTAATCTCATTATCAATATAGTAAAGTTGGATATTATCCATACTACAGATATCCAGAACGTTGTACTTAACATAAGACCTATATTCCTAGGTATAGGATCTACTCTCCTGAATGTCAGGATCATGAATACAAATGTCTTGAAGTTCATAATTTACGATATTTTTCTATATAGCTAACTATCAAGTCTTTAACTCCTTTTGGGACATCTACCAGTTTGAGATTACCTTGGAATATGTCCTTGCCGTACTCATCCATAATCTCCCCGAATGAGGGATTCATGACTCTTGTTGACATAGATATCGGTTGATCAGTGTCAAATTTGATAACGATCTTCTTTCCGCCGTTTATCGCCTTTTTAAAAGCCACGTAAAGCTTTCGACCTTTTATTATATCACAATTCCCTTTCAGGATATTAGACATATGTATGACATATTCTTTCTTCGCATCTCCTGGGTTGTTCATAAGCTTAAGATCTCCTCCGGTATCTCTCCATTTCCTGAAGCACGGGAAACATAGACCGTGATTTGCCTTAGCGTGTCTAGGTATCATCCTGCTGCTGCCGGCTGGGATCGTATCGCCACAGCAGATACACGTCCTATCCTTGTTGGTGCGCATCGGCACATAGCTCTTTATTGGGTATTCTTTTCTTTTATACATCTTCTTCTGTTTTCAAAATTATCATCACCATACTCATAATTAGGACAAGCCTTATTGCTTGGCCGTCTCGCATAAGTCTTTTGCTCCCTATTATATTTTCTATTAGGGTTTATATAATGGTCGCGCACTTGCCAAATAGAGCAACATACCTTCCCGTATCTTTTCGCCCAATCATTATCATGCAGATGTACGCATGTAGAACAAGTCGGATTCTTAAGCTTATCCTTGTTATCATCTATGATCTTATTAACCCGATCAAGAATAACGGACATATGCTCAGTGTACATAACATTGAATACGTCCGGTTCTGGAAGATATGTCATCGAGCTTATATCTATGTCCATTTCCTTGGATTTGTTGTAAGCCGATTTGTATTTCCTTACCATCAAATCTTTTAACTGATTTACCTTCTTCTCATATGTTCCCATGTCTCATTCGGTTTTCCATCCCTGTTTCCTTAATAAATCCACCATCATCCCTTTTATCTTAGGGCTAATGGCTTCGGTAAGTATATCAGCGGCCAAGTTAATAGAGAAGCTAGTCATCCTAGATTCTCCTATATACTTCTCGCTGGTAACTTCTTTCACATAGTCGTGAATATCCTTGATCATTTCATTTTGAGATCTTAGGAGATCCAGTATCTTATCGAGTTTATCATTCATCTTTTTCCTCGAATATACCTGACAATAACCAGAAGACCACTATCAAAAAGAAAAATAGCCCAAGAGCCTCATCCGGATAATCATGCATCGCCTCTAAGATACTTCTCATAACTTAACATCCATTTTGTTGATTATCTTATAAAATATATCTCTAGTCAGCTCAATATCGTAAGTAGCGTCATGGAGCTTATTCTCGTCGATCTCAATACCCATAGTTCCGGCTACGGTCATCAACTTAAAGTTCTCCATATCGTTTCTTACACCCATCAGGAACGGTGTCACCATAACATATACATCCATACAGTTAGGATAGAACCATGATCCGAAATACTTATCCCCACATTGGGTAAATAAAGCCCGTAGGAAGCTGTTATCGAATCCAGCGTTGTTATACCCCACTAAATACATTTTATCCCTCTTGTCGAGCTTATTCACGTATTTGGACAATATACTAACGAGCTGTCTGTACCCGTCTTCCATAGGTTGATACGACTGCACCTGCTCCAAGGTAACGCCGGCCACGTCCAGTGCCTCTTGCTCTATCGTGGCGGCAGGGTTCGGGGCTAGGCGGATGTCAAACCTCTCGGCCTCCTGCCCGTCGATATCCACGATCCCTCCTATTTGGTGTATCCCGTTTCTCCAGAACTTAACCCCGGTTGTTTCTAAGTCGAAAAATAATAATTTGCTCATATCTATTGATTTTTAAAATGTTCCTTAATCTTCTCCAATGCCTCATAAGACAGATAGCTGTTTATGGTCTTATTGCTATTTACTTTCATCAACTCATCAAACAGATCTTTAGCCAGTACTTTCCACCGTTCTCCCCAATCACGGAGATTCTCGATCTTTGACCGTATATCCTCGAAATAAGAATCTACGTCTGATTTGATTGATTTTGAATAGTATTTAACATCCTCCTCATCCCCATCCATAATATAATCACATTGTGTCCTGATATCTTTTATATGGCTATCTATATCACTGCACATATAATCAACAGGTTTACGTATATTGAATATAGCTTCTGACGTAAGACCGGTTATATCTTGTATGTCTTTTAAATTACCCATGATTTAATCAATTAAATACCAACCATCCACCTGCAAATCCCATTGCGAAAATAGATAAGATTATAGATGTGAATAATATCCAATCTTTTGCGCTTAGCTCATTATTATCTCTCTTTATTTTCTCAAGATAATCATATATAGCTGTATAAACAGCATGGTGAATATTCTCGTCTCTAGCCCTTACGATATTATCATATTCATTATATCCTAGATTATGGGTGGCGCTTTCGATCCTCATATTCCCCGTAACTTTTTTGTTTACATCAAAATCGAAACTAAATACCATATCAGTGGTTAGAGCGCTGGCGATTTTGCTTTTTATCTCATCATTACTGAGATTAGCATCGTGCACTAATCGCTCATAGTCTTTATCGTCAAGAATTATCTGTTTTTAATGTTCATATCCCTAATATTTCTGCTACATAAACAAATCCATAACATATATAATTATCAGCGTCATGCTCACCCCAATTCACATGCCATACGACGGCGCACGGGAAATATAATGGCATATCCTCAGCCATAGGATCCTCTTTGAAGTCATCAATGTTTATCTTCTCCCTCCACCTCCACAGGTCTTGGATATCGTTCAAAATTAATTTCTCCATAACTATGACGGATATTAGATGTTAGTAATTCTATAGCCAAGCTGATCATGGCTCCCGCTTCCGTAAGTTTATTCATTTGGGCGTACACCCTGTGCTCTGCGCTACGATAAGTCTCCCTGCTGCTTATGGTATCTAGCAAATCATCTATAGCGTTTCTAAGAAGATTGGTTATTCCTCTTTCTCCCATACCCTTGAAATAATAAATATCACGACCAGCGTAAAACATGTCCTGATATCTTTTAGCTACGTACTCTATTCCAGATAGATGATATTTTTCGTTGTCTATCTCCACCTCCCCTTTTTCTATAGCCCTTAATAGTTTCCAGTCTATCTTTACATCAGCTTGACGATTTTTTACCTTTACATAGGCATATCCGCCATAATGAGAACCCAGCGTCCTCATCGTAAGTTCATTGACTTTTTGTTTGTCTCCATCCATAATAATCTGGTTTTTAATGTTGATACAAAAGTAAGATTTAAACAAAAACAAAAGCATGAATAATATAAAAATAATATCAATCATGCTTAAATATAAATATATCCCTTCTAGTTCTCACGGATATACGTATTCGTACTCATCTGGAGGAGATGTCTTATATTCAACATCGCACTCCATATTGGTGTAATAGTTATCCCCTTTTCTGTATACTAACGCTACCCAACAGTCATATTTTTTGCTGTATCCTATAAGAGGGACATCGGCCATAGGCGGATTATCCTCAGTTTTGTACCTTATTCTTGTTACTTGCTTCATGTTCTCATGGATATAAATATTCATATTCTTCCGGTGGATATGTTTCAAATTCAGCATCATACTTCATGCAGGTGTAGTACTTATCCCCTCTCCTGTACATTACTTCCCACGGACAGTCATATCTTTTGTTGTATCCTAAAAGAGGAACACCTTCCATAGGAGGCTTATCTTTCGTTTTGTACCTTAATTTTGTTATTTGCTTTATGCTCATATAATCTTATGTTTAAGTAATTCCATCATCATCGAAAACAATGTGTCTACAAGAAGTTTCTCGCTACTCCAATACATAGGAATCTCATCTATATCTCTATACGTTACAGACCATGCATGTTCTAGCTTATAACATTCGAATGTAGAACCCTCTATCTCATATGGGAGTAAATTCAGTAACGTCCCTACATCCCAAACAGGATTGGATACATCAGGGGTAACGGTCTCGATCAGTCCTATACGACCAGCGTCATCCTCCATAGAATGTAATTGATCCAGATACTTGTCTCTGAAGCCGCTGGCGGTGGAGATAGGAAGGCCGGCCTCGACCAATACCCTCCCCTGTTCTTTTGTGGTAAAAATCCGTTCCTTCATGGTTTTTGCTTTTTCGGTGACATATCATCCAGTTTCTTTATTCCCATCAATATCGGGATACTATCATGCATACCATCCATCATCTTCCTCTCTACCGTAACGATCGTATCATTATGCCATCCCCCATGAGCCACAAGAAGAATCTCCTGCTGCTCGAAGCCAAGCCCGGCCCCTATACCGCCGGAGTTCCACGCGCAGGTAATGACCACCCCGCCTTTCTTGGTGATCCTAGCTATCTCCTTCTTCTGCTTAGCCCAATAACTAGATTGTGTTGTTTGCATATCAACAGCACCCCCAAGTCTTTTATACGACTCGGATACCTGTCTCGCGGAATATGGTGGATCATATAGTACCATATCAGCTATATTATCCTTAAGACCACACAGGAAGTCCGTGGCGTCTTTATGATACATAGCCTTAGTCTCAGGATCAAGATCGTTGGTGATCGTCCCTATATCGCTGTTTCTGGCGAATGGATCCACTATAACCATCCCCTCTTCTCGATATTTATCTATAAGTTCCCTTATCGGTCTTATGCTGAATGTCTCTTTATTTGGCATTGACCATTTTTTAGTAATTATCATGATCTATGAAGTTTATCCCATTCTTCTTTATCTACTCTTTTACCTTTAAATTATATTATAATGTTAGGTAATTATATACAAGTTTACACCATATTTTAGTCTCCATGTCTTATTTGTTAAAAGAGTAATATAGATATAAATACATAAATTGAATAGGGCTATTCACCATGCCCTTATCAGTAGGATCATCGTATTTGTCAAGCCAAAGACGAAGCGCCTCCCAATCGATATCCTTACGGTCACATACCATGCAGGCTAGGTTAGCCCCGAACAGTTCCCCGTCGCCGCCCAGCGACTTGTTAAACCTCTTGGCTAGTCTTTCCTTGAATCCCTTATCATACCATATCCCGGAGGTAGCGGCATAGCAATAATAAGCGTTGTACTTCATTTTCACGCCCATCTTCTCAAACAATGGTGTATGCCATATCCGATCTAAAAAGAACACTATTCCACGATATATAAAAGTCCGGAGATTCTTCCTGTATTCTTTCCCCAAGAAATTATCCACACAAGATATAGTTCCGCCTGAATAATACCAGTTATTGGCGCCTCTCTTGACCTTATCCGTCATCTTGAACTTATTCTTCCTATCCTCTACCCTATCCCAAGGCTTTAATTTATCCTCGTTAAATGTCGGGCAATAATGATAGTAATGATTGATCCATGAAAGATATGGGTTGTATATCGTGTATCCATTATCGCTGACATATGAGTTTATATCATATCCAAGTTCTTTGGCTAGAATAGATCCCTCATCAGCTAATACCTTCAATATCGGGTTCAAGTTCCATATCTGATCTTGACTGACGAACATCGAGTAACATGGATCCTCATCCTCCCCATACCATCCTCCCATCCCGCTCACTATTTTATCCAAATCAAGTGAATAATCTTTCCCGGGTAAAAAATCATCTCTAAGAAAAAAACCTCTATATGGGATCATATCATGTATGCCGGGTTGGTCGTCAAATATGAACTTAGCGTTCTCGGTCAATCTAATCAATGTTTGCAAGACAGAGGATATATCTATGGGTGCATATTCACACCCATAGACCTTATTATTTATCCAAAGATATTGAAGAAGCTCGGCTATATCAATAGTCCCGTCCTCCACATATCCTGTCTTGTTATCGAAATTTATTTTGGCTAGAGGTATATTACTTCCTTGTGGTTGATCACTTTTTTCATTACAACAATGCACGAACCTGTCAAAGAATATATCTTTCCAACCAAAATATTTATCCCTTAGCGTCATGAGCCTATTTTTTATCGTATAATGACATGACGTTAATAAGATCAGCCTTTCTGACCATCCCCTCAAGTTTATTAAAGCCATCCATGTTATCTCCACTGATGATAATAGTAGGATATACCTCTATACCGTACTTGGATATCTCCTCCTCCGTGGCCTTGTTCTCCGGGATCTGGTTCAACGTAACCTCACCCTCATACTCCTGTAACGTGCTGGCGATAATATATCGCATGTAGTCGCTGTATTCAGCGTCTTTCTTCGTGAAAAAATCAATTCTTACCATCTCAAATAGTTGTTAATCTGTTAATAATCAAATCAGCGGTAAATATAGCATTATCTACCTCATCTATACTCATCTTTCTCCCATCGAAATTGTTAGATAATAAATCCTTAACAATCTGATATCTACGCTGCTCCCAATTTACGTTTACATCAAAATTCAGATTCTTTACATAATCATAATTTAATTCATTATAACTGTAACTGAGATACTTAACTATCGGGAATAGGCTATCATCAATAGTGCGCTTGATTACATTAACGTATTTACCTGTTCTTTTGTCGATAGCTCTTAATCCCTCATCTACTACTCTTTCTCCTGACTTTTCCATTCCACTAGCCCTTTATTATGTTTATCGTAATACAACATTGCTATAGCGTTCCACACCACCTGCGCAAGATGCATACATCCTGTATCCGAATCAAATCTCTCCCCTTTCGTATAAGCAACTAAGTGCCGCATGGTCGCACCTAAATACCGATTGAATCCATCAGGTATATCTTGCCATGAGTTATCGGCGTACTTCTTGGCGCCTTCCGTATATACCCTCACGATATCCTCTATCTCAGCCAAAGGAAGGAGATCCCACCGGAGTTTACCGTCGGTCCTGTCGTCCTTCCCGCTGCCGTCCTTCCCGACGAACGGCGCATCTGTCGCTTCCAGCTCATTGGTATTACATAGGCCCTCGCCGATAGAGCTATAATCCGTAAGCTTATCGACCGTTTCCTTATCAATAAGCCTTAATTTAATAGCCCTGTTTAATGATACAACCATTTCCTCGTCAACCCAAGTATATTTATATGATGCTTTAAATAATGGGACTAATTTCATTAGACCTGTACGATCAGCAGTTTCAAGTACCTCAAATACCTCACCGTCATAAACAACCTTTTCGTATTTGCTAAATTCTTCTTTCATAGGTAACTATATTTTTAGATTAATAAAATTCACTAAGATCCCCGCATTCTGGTGTCTCACCTGTTATGGAATAAAGCTCACCAGATGATAGATATACGCAATGCGAGGTCTTCCCGTCCCTCCACTCGCTTTGCTTCGTAATCCCACGAATAGCGCAGCGTTGGATCCCCCGGACCTGCCTTTACCCACGAGTGTCGTACGTTTTTCTTTCTCGTCCTGTTGGTGTTGTCAAGTTTCCTCATATTAATCCTCCAAAGTCATTATAATCTTATCTTTCCCGATAATAACCTCATTCCCACTCCTTACATCAAAGCATTTCTCTCCTTCCGCCTCTTTAAAATAAAGGACACCATTGTACTCAAACAAACCGAAGCCGTAATCGTCTAGCTTCATTTCGTTAAGTCTCTTGAATTTGTATACCTTTCCCATATCTTTTGTATCTATATTTTGTATTACTAAGCACATCAAAAAAGATAGATAGGATTGTCGCTATTAGCCCTCCATAAAATTTAGTCGAATCATTCTTTTCATTTCCTTCTACTATCAAATAGATAGAACACGCCATTATTATAAAGGTAGATCCTAATCCAATCATAACATTTTCCTTGTTTTCAAAAACTCCATCATATCCTCCACGCTAAGCTGGAAGCCGGCCGCCGCCTTATGACCGCCGCCACCGGGATTGGCCTTGCGTGCCAGCGCCGAGACATCCACCTCCTCCTTGGTGGTATAGAACGAGCATCCGAAGAATCTGCCGTTCCAGCAAAATGGCATCATCAAATCGTGTTTTCTAGGATCGTACATAGACTCGAATGTGGTGGAGTTAAACTCCGTAGTATTCATACATATCGCCTTGTATCCAAATATATCTGCCTCGAATGAGAACATCTTCATTTCTCCTCTGTTTTTCTCGATGATATATTCTATTATGGCCTCGCCATTTCTTATCATATCAGAAACAAACTCGCCATTCGCCTTGTTTAGCACCTCCCTGACCATGTCAACGTCAAGCCCGCAATACCCTCTCATCCCATATTGGAATGAAAGAACGTCACTCCATTCGAAGCGATCATGATCCCATACATCATAAGCGCTCAATAATTTTACCACGTCAGGGGTTTCGATATCATCGAAAAGATATTCCCACGTAAGCTCACAAGCCGCCGTTCCGATACGTCTTTTGCCTTTGACATTATAGTCCTTCACAGCTTCTATCGCCGTCTTATGGTGGTCTATCCATGTGACATCTATCCCCTTGTCTTCCCATTCGTCGAATAAGAATCTCGTTCTATCGCCAAATGACACGTCAACTACAAACACCTTATCATATTTATTCACGTCAGGTATTTCCTTGCCGTAATTGTAAGGAAGAAGATCAATGTCCCCTTTGAAATACTTTTTTACTATAGCTGCTGACATTACTCCGTCAAGATCAGCCTCATGATATATACAACCTATCATAACTTATTGTTTTTAATTAAAAAATCTATATATTCTTTTATATCCTTGTTCCTATCATTATCCCAGTCAAAGGTCTCGTTTATGAATTTGAAATACGATACTGGAATCGAATGAAACATCCATCCACGATACTTGCCGAATGTCATCACCGTAGATCCAAGGGGATGATCCGGCCTTCCGGGAACAGGGGCGGCGGTTACGCCCTGCGCCAGCCCCCTCCTACGATCTTTCTTGGCGGCTTTGATATCCAGATCTGTTTTCGTTACCTTATCCCCCATCGGGATATTAGTTATTAGCTTATCGCCGATAAACATTCCCCATCCATACCCCTTGTAGTTCTCTATACTAAGTTTCCTTATATCACCGAACCTTGACGAGTTGTTACAACAATCAACGACCAAAGCACTATCCTTTCCGTCTTTTATACGGACTGCCCTTCCAAGCCACTGATAAAACGACGAGAACGAGAATGTCGGCCTTCCTACTATCACGCAATCCAGACCCGGATGATCGAATCCCGTACCGAGGGCGGAATAGTTGAACACTACCTTCGTCTTACCTGACTTGAACCCCTCGACTATAGCCTCCCGCTGTTTCTTTGGCGTGCCTCCGTGAACCGCTTCCGCCATGCCAGCGCATATCTTTGCGTTCATCCATTCGGCGGCGGTATTGCAGCTCTCAACAGAATCCATAAACACCAGTATAGATCTGCATACATCTTTTAATACCATCAACCGACGTAAAATAAGGTTGTTTAAGCCGTTTTTTCTCACCGCCTCACTAATAGACTCGGCCGTATATTCGGAGCCGTTAGAATTAAGTTTAAGGGCATCTCCATTGAAATTCCATGTCTCATATTTAAGAGGTGTCCAAAATCCTTGCCTTATCATCTCCTCCACCTGTATGACATGGATTAGGTTCTTGAAATATACCGGTCTCATACGAGTGATGAAATTAAGCTGGGAATATGACACCTGCCCTATCGACATCGTTTTAAGCCTGCATGGTGTAGCGGTAAACCCTATCACCTTTTTCGGTTTCAGTTCATTCATGAATGTCATGAACTCACTGCCGTCCTCCGGGCTATACCCAGCATGAGCCTCATCTATCAACACGTTCCTGATCCCCATCTCCTTAAGCTGACCAACAACCTTCTTGATAGACCCTAACGTGGCGTATATCATGTTAGACAGCTCTTTCTTTCCACAGGAAGCGGAGTAGATGGTAGCCGGTATGCCATACGACGTTATCTTGTCGTGGTTCTGTTGCAGCAATTCTTTTGATGGTTGTAAAATCAGCGTCTTATCTCCCATCAATCTAGCCGCCTCTGCTATCAGCAGTGACTTACCGCAACCTACAGGACCTACGATCAATGCCGGATCATGTCTATCAGAATTTATGTAATCGGAGGTACTTTTAACACACTCCTCTTGATATGGTCTTAATTTGTAAATCATTTGGATTTGTAGTTATCAAAAACGTCTTTTACGTACTCTAGTCTTATAGGGCATTCCCGACCATCATCCATCTTCACCATCAAAGTCTCTTTGGTCTTGCTTATGGCTATCACCTCTCCTACTCCTATCTGGGTATGGACTATATCGCCTAGCTTTATATTATATTTGATCATGGTCAAGCTTTTTATTAAATTCCTCTATCTTGCTCCTGTCTGTCTCCTGGGTCATCTTAGCCTCTTCCTTAAACATATCATACCCTTCCCGGATATTGTCGCCAACCATATTCTCTATCATCTCCCTTAGCTCATCGCTTCTTACGGCAAAAGATATCTGGAATGATTTACTTGCGCCTTTCATCAGGTAATCAATCTCCTTCTTACATTCTGTCATTAACCGATCCAGATTATCGAACTTAACGAACTTGGAGTTGCCATTGGCTTTTCTTACCCCATCCTTGAAATCCTCCAATATCCCGTTAAATACATCCGCCATACACATCATGGAATGTAGCCATACCAGCATATTGAATTTATATTCATTATCAGCGTTATTCATCAAACTCACCAAAGACTCGCTTTTTGTCAACATGATCTTCGATTCCCGGTCTACGATATCCTTTATCTCCTGCCGGCATTTCATGGCACCAACGAAATCCATTTTAGAATAACATTCATTTGATTTCTCTACCAATTTCCTAATATCCTTTCTAGACATCAGAAGATCCAATACCTGTTTTTCTCTTTCGTTTTTATCCATAATCATTTATTTATTGACACAAATATAATTAAAGCCTAGATATTTACCTAGGCTTTTTAATAAAGTTAATCTTTTTTATTCTTTCTTTTTGACTCATCCCAATCCGATGAATACCTACATGTGTTTTGTTTGTGGATTGAGAAATCGCACCAAAAACACAAGGGCTTGGGGCGGGGTTCAAGGCAGGCCGGCTGGCGTCCCATGAGGTAGCGCTTCTCGTACTTATACCCTTGTTTGGCATCGTCCCAAACGTGAGCTTGATAGCTATCTATTTTATTTGTCTCGAAATCATACATGTCAAGGAGAATATCGTTAAGTTCCTTGACAGATCTCTCTACTTTCTCCTTATCTACCTTCACGTTCTGATTGTCCAGCATGCGGGTAAAGAAATAGCTGCACATATCCGGCAATACCTTGTACTTTCTCAGTATGTAGAAGGCGTATATCGGATGCTGGAGATTATGAAGCAGCTTGTCTTCATCGAATAACTTTCTCCCGGACTTCCAGTCTATCGTATACATGGCTATCCTGTCCTTTGTCTTATACTCTCCACGCCAGTCCACCGATCCTATGATATGTACCTTATCGTACGTCACGCCATCCAAGGTAAGTGGCTTGGGTAGCTTATAGGGCAGGACGAAGCTCTCCTCCACGCCGGCCGGTCTCGACCCCCGGACCACCTTCTCCATTGGCGTAAGATCAGACCATGCCTTCTTATAATTGCCAGCAGCATCCTTCTCAAACAACCCCACAATCCATCTTATTAGCCTAGCCGCATGTTGCATAGACTCGATCTGGGATTTTACGCTATCAAAAGGGATCTGTTCTATATCGGCGTAGTAATTGAAAGCCTTACTCATATCCTCATAAGAAGGTCTGCATCCGTTCTTGAAGAAATACTCCATTGTCTGGTGGATAACCGTACCATATGACGTAGCTTCGTGCTTTTCCGTGGATCTGTGACCCTCCACGTAAGTCTTATACCATTTATATGGGCACTGGATGAACGTGTCTATCTGCGAGTAAGAGGCGGCGAGAACCTTCTCTCCGTTTATAACCTTACATAATAAGTTATTCTCCGGTATTACCATAAAGCTTATCTATTTTTATGTCATGTCCGTATAAGTCCATTAACAGGTTTTGTAGATGGTGAAGATTCTTAATCTGAATAGGATCGCTTAGATCGTCTTCCAGATCCCTAAGCCCAAGATAATACCCATCATCAAAAATCTCTATAGATATTCCATAGCCTCGATATACATCCCGCCCCTTATCACGCTTGAAATAGATAGTATCAAGTATATTATCATCTATCTCAATAGGTATGACATCATCTTCCACGGAATACCATTTCGTTATCTCATCATCAACCTCACATTCAAGGATCAATGACTTACTTTCATTACGCATACCAGTAACGCACCCTACTCTCCATATATTGCCAGCCTTGTCTTTTACAAGATCCCCTATCCTTAGTTCTTTAGCCGAAATCATACTCGTCCTCCTCGTTGTAATCGTCATCGCAATCATCGACAAGAGGGGTCTCTAGCCCCTCTTCCCAATCATCATATCCGAAGTCCATTACTTACTCTCAAGCCAATCGTACAACATATCCACAAAAATCCCTACAGTTAGTTCATCGACAGATTTATCGCCAAAGACATCATCCGGTATCCTTATATCCATCTTTTCTTCAATCCCTATCAATACCTCTAATAAATCAAATGGATCCATAGCTAGATCGGATGACAAATTACTGTCTTCTCTTACATCGTCAATTACCTCTATATTATTAATGTAATTGAACTCATGCATTTTCTCGAATATCTCTTCCCTCACTATCTCCAATAACTCATCTCTTTTCATAATCCTTTAAATAATTGTACAACATATTTGTAAGCTCTCCTACCGTCAATTCGTAATAAGGCTTGACATCAAGCACTTCATCAGGTATACATCTACCAGTTCTCTTCTCTATTCTCATTATGACTTCCACGAAATCAAGGGAATCCAAGGCCATATCCGCGCCCAGCTCATCATTATTGGTTATCGATTCAGGATGATTAAGCCCATTAAATTCACCTACCTTTTCGAATATCACCTCTTTTATCATTCTCAATAATTTATCCTTTTCCATAATCTAAATCGACATTTTCAATCTTCTACCTAATTCTTTTTTTATATCCGATATCCTTTCGATATCCATCTTAACATCGCCTGTGATAGCGTATTCCTTATCCATTCTCTTTGGGGGATCCGGAAGCCGGCTTATGGCGAACAACCATACCAGCTCCTTGTTCTTGTTCTCCCTAAGATACAAGTCAGACGTCATGCCATACATTTTTATGATCGTATCGAATAACGTTGATTCCGATAAACTCATATGCGCGCTATACACATTTGATGGTTTCCAGATCAAGTTATCCAATCTCATCGTATATTCACGTTTAAGATCTATGTGAGATATTACGGCCCTTACTATAGGTTCTTCCTTGAAGTTGGTGTTAGCCACAAACCAGATAAGCCTTTTTTCCACCTCCTTGATAGCTCCTGTATCCTTACCCGTATCGTTATATACCCCAACGATACGGTCCCGGATCCCCTCGACCTCCGGTGTCAGACCGGGTGTCTCTATCAGCATCAGCAGCGATCCTCCCCTTGGCGTTATCTTCCACTTCCCATTCTTCTGAAGCTCAATATAACCAGATGCTTTATAACTATCTATTTTCTCCTTTGGAATGGTGTTAGCCATCTCTTCTTTTTGCCGGATCATCAAAAGATATCCAACATCAGACATCGTTAATCCTGATGTCATCATCTGTTCAAAATTTATATACATATGTAAATAAGTTAAAATATTGACCTAATCTTTCTGGCTACCCTCTCGACTATATCGGGATGATCATTTCCGTTATATATATCTATTAGCGTATCTATTATATGTAACCTTATGTTTTTCTTTGATGAATGAAACCAAAAATCTCCATTTTTTCTGTTTACAGGTTTGAACATCTTCAGTTCTGGCATAAGATAACACGCCACACATGATCTTTCAGCAAGTGATAATTCAACCGCTGTCCTTTCTATTGCTATGCATATAAACGCATAATTATCATTCTTTATTAGATTGTAAGCTCTTCTCAACACCCTAAGGGCGTCTGCTTTCGATAATCTCTTTCCCTTTTTCATATTGTTTTACTGTATAAGATTCATTAGCCATACCAACCCTACCAACTGATATAGATTGATTTATAGATTGGTTAAGATGCCCTACAACCGACATCTTAGCCCTAACCGTATTGGCGCATCTTAGAAGGATTCGATAATCCTCTAACGCCCTCTCGTATCTTACGTCCACCCTAGCCCTTTTATCGGCGTCAGTCATGCTCTTACATGTTCCGTCCTTCCTCAGGCTTATAGCGATCTTGTCCCGTATGATTCTGATATCATCCTCGGCTATCACCAGTTCGGCGTCAAGAACCCCCTTGTATGAGCTAAGAAGATCCTCCACCGCCACAACTTCCCTTTTTAGGTTCTCCAATTCCAATATCATTGAGTTGTCATTTATCCTTTTATACTCCTGTACCTTATTGGATACCTCATCACAGATGCTCATGATCTCCTTTTCCCGTTCCCGATTTATGATATATCTGATGCTGTATTTAGCCATTTCCTTTAACGAGGATATAATTTCCTTTATCCCCATCTTATCCTCAACCGACAATACGGTCTTTAAGAACATTTCCAGCACCTTTATCACTACAAGCAAGTAATTATGTCTCAATCTCATGTCAATAAGGTGTTTCGTCATGTACTACATTGAAATCATCACTGGGCGGTATATATTGTTGCTCCAATGGAACACCGGGAGGTGGGGGCGGAAGCGTCACTACGGTCGTGTCCGGCTTGCCGCTACCCACGGGGGCATCCGAGCCTCCCGGTCTTTCTTGGCGCACCACCCCTCCATCAGGATAATATCGCTCATATCCTTTCATGATATCTACATGTATAGCGTCAATCTCCTCCAATGATCTTTGACGGACCTTTACGATATGATGGAACAATAATCCATCCACACGGAAGGATCGTCTTGACTCGCTCTTGAAACGTTCCAGATTAGGATACCATCCTTGCGGAAATTGCATGTATGAGGAGTACCCGTATCTTTTCGGTATATTTAACGCTACCATAGCAGTACATAACTGTCCCAATGTATCTGATTGATAAAAATCAGATTGCTTTGGCATATGATCCTTTGGATCCCGCCGTCCTTCGATATCACGATTGAGTTGGGATATTATAAGAAAGAAAATATTAGGAAAAGTTCTTTTAGCGATATTACACATGGTTATCAACGAGTCGATATTTCTTTTGGCGTCTCCTGAACCTTGTACTAGAGCCGTATGATCTATAGACACGAATACCATTTTCTTATCCTTGTTTATTGGCATATACTCATTCCATAGAAAGTTTTGAAGCTCATCTACGGTTGATGGTTATTCTGCTAGAGTTCTCTTCCTTGAGGCATCTCTGCATTTCTTTTACCTCATCTTCTGACATCTCGTTAAGGAGTATATCTTGTATGTCTTTCCCCATTTTTTTTGATAGTGAACGTAACATCAAATCTTCTGGGTTCATCTCAAACTCACATCTTAACCATACATAATCATCTGCCTGTGGATTGATATTGACATTCATCACATTGCTCATGATTTTTTGCGCCAGATAAGATTTGCCAACTCCGGGCCTAGCGCCTATAGCCACCGCATGTTGTGGGTAGAACCCGCCCAGTAACGCCTTGTCAAGATAAGCGTATCCAGTACGAGCCGGGAGAAGCTCTCCCGACTGATACTTTCTTATCCTCTCATAGGCATCCATGATAATCTCCTTGGATGACCTCCATATCCTATCCTCACTCATCCTCTTGCGTTTCTATCGCCAGCCGTATCGGATTTAGATCCTCTGTTAGCTGATCTTGATTTATATTTTAACCCCTTAGCCGTATGGCATAGATCCTTCCCCTTCCGATAAGCCTTACCCTTTAGCTTATCGGTCTTGTAGTTCTTGCGACCCAACTCCCGTCTCTTGGCTTTCTGCTCAGGTCTGGCGTTGATCTTCTTATCCGTCTCAGCCTTCTTCTTTCTGGCTTCCGGATGTGTTCTGTAATATTCAGTCGATCTCCCCATCCTCTTCGCCCTCCTCATCATAATCATAATTTTCTACGATAATATCCTCTCCATCCAGATACGAGGCTTTATCCCCGAGCCTATCTCTTATGCTCTCATAAGGATCATCTCCATCCTTTATTTCCCACACACATACGTGTGGACCTATTATATCGATTAGCATATTAGCCTTATCCTCGCTTATGCCTTTTTCTATCATCTTATCTCTGCATTTGTAAAAACCACATGTCTTGTTAAACACTGATCCTCCTACATAAAACCCTGTCTGTTTGTGAATGAAAATTACTTTCATGCTCTGTCAATTTTTATTAATAATTGTTTTTTGTAATCACCGTAACTCATGTCAGCGTCACACACCACCAAGTCAGTTACCTTATCCACTACATGGAATAGATGCTCCTGACATCCGTGGCATGCGCTACCGCCTATCGCTATCGCCTTATGCCTAGGGCAGTTATTCCCCCTCCCTCCATCATATATCTGTATCCGATTATCACTATATGCCTTGATATGTCTCATGATTTTAAGTAATGATGGCAAAGACATCTTGTAAGGGGATATATGCTCCTCCGGTATCATAAGCTCACCGGATAGTTCTTTGTAAAGATCATGTCTATCCTGTCCTGTTTTTATTAAGAATACATTGATCTCGGTCATTACCATATCCATAGACCTAAGGAGATCCGGCTTGGCTAACCTACCTACAGGTTTACCCGTAGAATCGGATCTCATCCAAGCCCCACACTTCTCGCACCCAACTTGCTTCCCCTCCACCGTATTTATCATAGTGGATGGGTTCTTGCAATACGGGCATACGGATCCGTTTAACATAGCTTTCTGGGCTAAAGACAGTTCTTTCATACCTTTTCTTCTATCTCAACATTAAATAGATTGCAGAATCTATCAAAATTTCTGTTCTCTATTCTCATATCCTTCTCATACCTGTCAACCGATTTGATGAAATCATTATAACAGTCCTCGCACATCCATTGATTGATTACCGCCACGTAATAGCCCACGTACGTAGGTCTGTTACACATATCGCAAATACCTAAGCACCCATATCTGGTGAGCTTATCCATCATCTCCTGTCTTGTTATTTCAAGCACCTTGAATTTCTTGTAATTGTTAACTACCTTTGCCATTGTAAATTTGTTTAATAATAAAATAATCCGCTATATCCATTCCCTCATTTATATTGGGTTTTGATTCTAGAAAATTACTTATCTCTATATTCATCCCCCTCATATCCTTGTCTACCTTCTTTCTCCATTCGTTGAAAGCGTCGCCCTTATCCGGGTACAGGACTATCCGCCTCCTACCCAATGTCTCTATCATCTCCCTCTTCAACATATGGATACCGCCACAGGCCATAAACAACCTACTAGGGTACACAATATTGCAGATAACAGCCGTCTTCTCTGACTCTACTATATACACCGGAGCGTCATTGGGATAGAAGTTGATAAGAAACTCCCCGAACAGGCATTGCCTAAGCAGGTAATCCTGACCGTCCAGTATATGCACCCAACATACGTGATCCATGGGAACCTTTACCCTCTTCCCGTCAGGCCCGTAGTCCATTATCTTTCCGGTCCGCACTACCCAATTCTTATCCAGTTGCCAGAACACACAGCACTTACCCCAGTCCCCGAATCTCATCATCCCCACCTTATACAAGCTAAATGCCCTATTGGTATGATATGATCCGAAGATATTGGATAGATAATCCTGAAGATCGGATGTCTCGAAAGGATTAAGCGTCTCAAACATCTTGCTTACCGGAATGCAGTTGGCTATATCCGGATCCATAGGAGGTCTGTACCTCCCTAATACTTTGTTTGAATCGGTAAAAAGATCATTGTTCCCAAGTTCGCTCCCTGTTGGATATTTAAAGTAACCACATTTATTTTTATGATCACACACCCCAAACTGCTCTCCAACGATCTGACCGGTGGTTACGTCCACGTACGGCGTAAAACACTTATCCTTGCCGCATTGCGGGCACGTCAGCTTCCTCCTTGGTTTGCTATGATCCAGCTCATACCGATGAACGCTCTTATTGAACTCCCTAAATCCCATCATCCTCTCCTCTCATTCATGACTCTATATATATAGTCCCTCAGTGGTTCTTTTCTTATTAACTTATTAACGTCAAACTCGCCTTCTATGTCCAAGGATCCGACTCTTGATGTAACCGTATAATTAGTTTTCTCGAACTTATACTTTCCTTGAAGATATACTACGGTAGCCATATTCAATATAGGGTTGTCAGTCTGTCTCTTCAACTTATATTGGCTGGTCTTTGCGGTAGGATCACCCGGAGCGAAGTTATATATCTCCTCTATCTCCAATATCTTTCCGTAGTTCTCCAGTATCATTCTTCTATATAGCTCAAGCTGGAAAGCGTACTCGTCATAGAAATTGCCCTTCCTGTTTGATTTGAAGTCCAATATAGCGAATATCCTCCTGCATCTCTTTATCTTCTTTTTCTCCGTCTTAGGCTGACCTTTCTTGGCTCCCGTCTTATAGAACTCTCCTGTCTCGACCTCTATCTCCACTGTCTCCGGCTCGCTATCCATCTCCACCACGGCGTCCACCGAAGAAGCTACCTTTAACCTGCTTGACCTCAACATCTTCTCGATCAATACAGGTTTTACATGTCTTTCCTTGCAGAATATGGCAAATGATATTAGATCCTCTATTAGCTCATCAATGTTATCTACTAATATCCGCTCCATCCTATACTTGTCTATTCTTAGCTTGGCTTCCTTGACCACCTTCCTGATCCATGTCGGGATCAGCTTTATGTTAACCCCGGTCAGATACAACCCAAATAGATAATGCATGATAGTACCTAAGTCAGCCCTATAGTTAGCGTAATCATCAGGGTCCTTGCCCTTGAGTCTCATCTCATTCTTCCATTTCTCCAAGGCTCCGGACGTATCACAATACCCATTGGCGATATTGTTAGTGGCTCCATCGTATATGATAGGATACCCATCAACATCCATCTCATAATACACGCGTTTGCCGGCGACAGTCATTCTATATAACACAGGTGTCGGGATATCCTTTATCCATTCGGCGGCATAATACTGTTGCTCTGTCTCCAGATCATACTCAACCTCCATCTCCTCATTAGGCTCGTTTTTAGGCTCTTCAACAGGCTTTTCCTCCTCAACCATATCTTTCTTTGGGATCGTTGACAAAACGTCTAATATGCCAAAGAAAGCGGTAAATTTAGGATCTGTATGATATGATCTTAATATTGGTAATGATGATCGCCAATAATATGATGGCGCATTCTCGTCCATTGGCTTATTATGAACAAACTCTATTACAATGCCATCATCCGTGATAACCACACGATGTTTTTTGGATAAACGGACTCTCATATCATCAAACGATTCTTGATCGCTTATGACTTCCATATCCATTCCTTTCTTATATATCGTATCACTTATAGCCTCGTATCCAAGAGCTAGAAGTAATTTTTGTTTTCTTCTATCCATAATAATAATCTGGTTTTTAATTTACCATCCTCCTCGACTCTAGGTGCGAGATCCCTCATCCTTCTGGCTGCCAACAGCCATACGTTACCAAACTCATCCAAGAGCCGGCTGAAATCCATCGTATCTAATAGATAATCGAATCTTGTATGCTCATCAGCCGTCAAGTAAATAATGTTATCGTTATCCTCGGCGACCGATTTATATTTCCGTTTAGGGTATAAGTGGCATATGTTTCTTACCCCAGGACATGGTATATATGCGCCGGTAGCAGATCTCCTTGTCATACTCAATCTAGCCACATGGGCGCCAAAGAAAACAGCTAGGATCTTCCCCTTCGGCTTGGCCTTCACCCGTATCGCCGTCATCCCCTTTGGCGGTAGTTCCTTGGCTCTGCATGCTGGACATAACCCCTTGCTCCTTATGGCTACCATCCTCCCGCATCTCTCACACGGCAACATCCTACCCTTCATAAAACAGGTTCAAGGAAACCCGCAAGTCTTTATCTCGTGGGAGGGATTGAACCACTATCCCTTCTTTGATTAATAAATTTATTTCAAATATTTGACAATTAGATATTTTTAGTATATTTGCTGTATGAAATTGACATTGCAAATAAAGCTGCTTCCAACATGCAAGCAAGTCGAAATGTTGAAAGATACATTTAGTGTTTTCAATAAGGCTTGCAACGCTATTTCTCAAATAGCGTGGGAGCGACGTGTATTTAAGCAATTTGGTCTGCATAAGGAGGTTTACTATCCAATAAAGGAAACGTATCGCCTTTCCTCTCAGCTTGTCGTACGCGCTATCAGCAAGGTCGCAGATGCGGACATTAACGCTGCTAGAAATATTGCTACATGGGGGTATGTAAACACCCATGAAAGATGGGAATTGTTGTCGTGTTCTATACATGATGATATTTCTACGTCTAAAGCCCATAAATCTTTAGTTTACGGGTAGTTTACGCCTTTTTCTTTTTATAACTTTTGTTGAACTCCATAAGGCTCATAGCCCTATATCTTTTAAGCCTATTAATCTTACCCTCAGTCCAATCTTGATCTTTGAAGTTGATGATCGTATCGAATATCTGAGCCAGCTCTCGGATATTAAAATTCCTGTTCTGTATTTTTTTATAGAATCCGGACCTACTATACCCTAACTTGGAAGCCAGATAAGTCTTATTAGATAATGTGAGGATACGATAAATCGTACCCTCCATCTTACTTATCTCCATCAACTTCTCGGCGACGGATGACATGGTTTCGTAGCTAGCCTTGTTGCTTACTATCCTCATGCTTCTCCGGGTTCCTGATCTTACCGTCAAACTCATAGAAATCCATCAACTTCTTCTCCTCCTTAATACAGGTTACCACGAAGTCTGATATAGTCCCTTTCATGCCCTCCTCGAAGTTCTTCTTGGCATGATCAAGGTCATTGGCCCGAACGATGTAGTTAAACGCCTTGCGTTTCTCATTACCCGATTTCTCGTCTATCGTAATATAATCAGCCGTGACCTTATAGAACCGGTCTCCATCCATGGCAAACAATTCCGCTATCCTGAATCGTTTGATATCAACGCTAAACTCACCGGAGATGAATGGTCTCATTTCCTCTATGATTCTAGCCTCACATTCGGTATAAGAAAAGGCATCTACTAAATACTCTTCCTTTACCTTCTTCATGCCGTTCTCGGCATCGGTCTCGTAAGAAACCGTACATTTAAACCAATTGTGCATTTTAATCTATATTATTATTAAACAAAGGATAATCTTTTATTCCTTCACGAATATATCTCTCCGTATCATCATCCACATCATAAGCCTTCTTGAAAAATATCATAGCCTTGTCCGTGTCGTGATCCACCAACGGGAGATATTCCTTTACGAAAATAACTTTAAGATGGTTCATATGATCGATCTTGCGCCTTACATCAATTACTTTTGACCATATCTTGGCACGGATTTCACACATCTTTTTTGTGTTCTCCTTATATTTATCTACCTGATCTTTATATTCATTCTCGATCTCACCGTTCTTATCCTTGATAGACTTGTAGGTTTCCTTATCTTTCGTGTCAAACATCGGAATATGTTTGATATTGATTATATCTAACTTACCGCATAGTTCCTCATTGGATACAACGAAATCATAGCTAGTCCTATATAGATCAAATTCACTTAAAAACTTAGCTATCTTAATAGCATCATTCTGATCAAGAACGGCTATACTCAAACCTTCTAAATAGTAGAAGAAATGTGATGGAGAAATAGGCTTATAGTCATATGTCTTCATGATTGGAGGCTCATCTATGAACCTTACGCCTTCCTCCACACATCTTGTTACGATCAATTTCTCTACCTGTTCGTCAGTAAGATTATATATCTCCTGATCGGTCATCTTATCAATTGTCTTCATCATCCTCATCCTCCGACATCGTTATAGTCTTTGTAAACTTTTATTTATAAACCTCACTCATAAGGCAGTCAAAAGTCCTATCATCCATATTAGCCATAGTATTGGCTTCTACCGTAAGATCCATCTCAATGTTCTTTACCGTGATTTCATAATTATCATCACTTTCTTTATAGAAAATAACTTTACCACCATACTCTAAACTATCATCCTCGGTCTTAACCATATCGATGATCTTCTCTAACTCCTTTATAAATTTACTCTTTTTCATATGTGTAATTTTTTATGCGTCTACAAAAGTAGACATTTTGTTTTTAAATTAAATTAAATAAACATTATTAATGGTTAATATGTTTCTTTTGTTTCATCAACTATATTTTGCCCCTTGATAAACTCGACGCAGCATTTATCCACTCTGGTTATCTCCCGATAATCATCGGTACGAATACCATATCCTTTATAACTTTTTGTTATAGTACATATCTCCCCTTTTTCTATGACTGTACCTCCTTTGCTTTTCAAAGGACAAAGAGTTCTTACTTTCGCTCCTATTATCTTTCCCATATACTTATATTTTTAAGTTTCTCCATCTCCATATTATTATCCTCCATATATCTTAAGCCCTTTTATATTGTATTTGCTTATATCCATACACAAATTACACTCTCCATGACAACAACACCACGAACAAAAGGCTAGCCGCTCCCGCTCCGGCATACCTTGAAACTCCACCGCCGCCCTATACCATGCCGGGGATAATACCTCGACCTTTTTCGGTACGGGCGGCGTCATGAGCATCGATCGCCGCCTTCCTTTGGCATCTTCCCTAATTCTCATTTGGATTATCCTTTAACAGCTCAGCTATCTTATCTTCCTTCAACATATTTTGCTTTCTCATGTTATCCACGATAAAGGTAGCGAACGCCATATCATATCTCTTCCTTAACTCATCGACAAAAGATTTGGCTCTTGAACTTATCATTGTACCAACATTGTCATCCACGATCTTTTTGATCCTGCTTCTTATAAGCTCATCTACTGTCAGCTCCTCTTCCATATAATCAACCCTAAATCTGTATTTCTTCTCGCTAGCGTTTTCGATCAGATCACTCATTGATTCCCTCGCTATATCCTCAAGCTTCTCTGATATCGGATTTGATATCTCCTTCATCAACTCGTTCTTGAACCTATCCTTAAGTATACATAGCGTCATTAAACACGTCTTCTAAATCTAATTCTACTTGTATTTTCATATCATTATCTTTTAATAAATTATAAATCCTTTATATAATCACCTTTATTTATTCATGAAATCAACGACTTTATTCAAATACCCTCTTGTCATCTCAATAAAGTTCACGCAATCCAGCTTGTTCAACTTGTAAATCAAAGCCGGGTTATGAATTACGGCTATAATTTGTGTTTGCGGTTTATGAAATGACAATACATTGTACAGATCCATGATATTGTCAACATCTAAATTCCTGTCCGGCTCATCCATAAGGATTGTATACTCAAAATCCTTCTCCATTAATACCACATGATTGTCTTTGTAGTATTTTAAAAGATTGTCGATCCTGTTTGCCCAGAACTCATTTGACTTTTTCTTAAATTCCATAAGCTTCTGTATCGGAAACGCATACTCATCTTGGTTAAACACAAAATCAAAAAGCGAGTTCATGGCATGAAGGTTCTTCTCCCCAGAGGACCTAGATGCCCCATTCATATACAAACTTAAATTATTGATATTATTCAATATATCATCATTTCTCATTTCAGTTTGCTGTAGGAGATGGAAGACTTTCCCAATATAATCCGACTTAATACTGATCCCGTCAAGCACCTTGTCATCATCAAATATATCCTGGAAATACAATGCTTCTGACGGTAATTCAGAACACATCTTTTTCTCGCGCAACATGTACTTCGATATCATATTCAGGAGGGTTGATTTCCCGCTCCCGTTCTTGCCTACAATCACATTCACGCCAGGCTTGAATATAAACTCAGAGCCATTTTTGAACGCTTTTATCTTTGGGATATATTTAAATGGAGTCTTCTTGTTGTCGTCTATCCTTATAGAAGTTATCATCTTATATGATTTTGTGTTGAATTATTTAAGCCTTTCATCAATCGCCGAATCAAATATCTTATCAAGACATCTCCTCATCTCCTCCGCATACTCAAACAGATCCTCTTTTGAAAGTATAGCATCGTTTTTACTTATCATATCCTTATGCCCAAATATTCTGTCAATAAACTCAATCATCTCATCATTGAATGATCCACTTTCCTCTTGTAGCTCCCTGCATTCATCCTCGGTCAATCCACAAGAAGACACCAGCTCCTCCGCGGCTTGCGTCCATCGCCCGTCGTGGGCTAGCTCCTGAACCGCCAGCCATATCCCTTGGTTCATGCCCTCCGTTTTTATTTTATCTAAAATATTTTCATTTTTCATATTCTCAATCATTTAAGTCCTTATTTCTTACGATAATTTCTATATTATCTAACATCTTATCTCGTAATACCTTTTCTACCATCCTTGGAATGACGTTAAAATCTCTTTGTTCAAGCTTATTCTCCACCATAACCTTAATCCACCGCTCTAAATTATTATCATCCCCATAAGTATTACGCATACACCTCTCAACATGTTGTCTTATATCAGATCTAATTACATTGATTATATCTTCCTTGGTAAGCCCAAGCTCATTATGGATATAATTCTTTATCGCTTTATATTCTTTACTCATGGCTTTTTATTATTACGATTTCTATTGGCTCATTGGCATTTGAGCTTTTGATCTCTCATTTCATTCTTATCCTTAAATATCATTATCCTATTTACAATCCCCTCCGATTCCATATACGTTGAGAATCCATGTATCCTTAGATATTGGATAGCTGATAATGATTTCTCTAATATCTCCTTATATTCCATATCTGTTTTAATTGCTTCCCTCATGATCTTTTCCCTCCATTTCTTCTAATATAATTTTAGCCAGATATACTATCTCACTTATCTGGTCATAATAAACATTCACTCCCTTAACTTTCTCATTATCGTCATCATACCCATCAACCATCAAATTATCCTCTCCTGATAAGTATATAGATGTTATTGATAAACAAACCAATCCATTATCAGTGAAGATCCTTATCTCTGCCGGGAAATCACGTTCATCTTTCATATCATTCAGATCAAGATTAAGCCTTCCTGTTTTCTTGATCAAATCAACCATAGTCCCATAAGCTACTACGTTCGCATTTAATAGCATTTTATTTAATGCATTTACTCTTTCTATGTCCTTCATAAACTCCACCCCCTTTGTATTACATCGTTATATGTTATCCCATTATCTTGAATCAGTTTCATAAAAGAATCTTCGGTATAAGCCAGAGATTCCCCTCTGTTAGCCCTCTCTATATTCTCACTCATCATCCCTATAGCCTGTATTAAGGCTGCTGAGGAGTTGGCTATCAATTTAGCCGCTTCCATTATCCTATTATCGTCCATAATCATATTACTTTAACCTCCTCGTTCCACAAATGTCTTTCATATACCATGGTGATCCCTATCAGGATTCCGGTATCTCCTCCCCAATAATTAAGTATTTGATATTTAAACTTATGGGGTAACTCTTGTATCCCTCCTTTATCCTTGTCATAAGGATAAAAATCAGATAATTTTACTGTTTTCATCTTTTGCCTTATTAACGATACATTTGTAAAACAACCCTATCTTCCGCCTCCCCATCATCAGGATGGACATCAGTAAAATCAATGATCGAAAAATCATATAAACATGGTGTGTACTCTGTCTCGTAACCATCACCGGCTACCGTCACATTTATTTCTGCCTTCTTGTTCACGACAAGCATTAATTCGTTAATTAAATCCTGTACTGTTACTATTCTTTTCATATCTAATATTTATTTTGAAAATCTGTAATCGCCCGCATAATCAATCCACACACGAAAATCATTTGCATGTTTTACAAAGTCATCAACTTCTTGCGCTTCCTCGTCAGATAACCCCGTCCAATCATCATCTATCAAGGCTCCAACCCAATAAACCGGGAGCCTGTATCTTATTACCTCTATATTCATAATCTCATCAATTTACAATGTGAATTTTCAAATACGGGAACCATTCCATGCGCCCTGAAATACTCGGTCGCTATTTTAAAAGCGTACAAGGCAGGTCTTTCTTGGATATTTCGTGTTGTCTCATAAAGAGATATTGGCTGGCAAACATAGAATTTCTCATTACCAAGACACCCAAAAACCCCATCCAAATAACTTTCATCACAATTAGGGCCTCCCAGTATCAACAAATCACATCCTGTCTTTCGTGTTCCGAGAATAAATGTCTTGTTCTTGTTTTCCGGAAATCCCTGTTAATGGACAATTGTCTTCATATCCCAATATTACCCGACTGCGTCTGCACTTGTAATTATATTTCCCATCTATATATTTGCCTATAGAATAATATTTACCTTTCGTGATATGTGGCATAATGTTGTTATTGATATACCTGAACAATAATTTACCGCATAGATTCTTAGGGAATATATCACGATTATAATCTGTAGGATGTTCATAAATAGGATCATTATATTTAAACTCATAACTAAAATCATATCTCTCGTATCCAACTTCCCAATTATAAACCCTAGTATCTGTCATATCCTCAAAGGCTTTCATCGACTCTTGATAGTCTGTACTATAAGCATCCATACATTGCTCCATTACATTCCAGTGCTCACGCTCTATGATCCTTTCTTGTGAGTCTTTTGACAGCTCATCAAACTCATACGGTTTTAATACAATCTTTTTCATAATCCCTCCTCTTTTAATATAACTAGATCCCTAATGTCAATCGAATGACATACGTACCTCCTTGTGTTCACGTTTAGAGATATGATTGTGGCTATTCTCACGAACCACCACAATCCAGATTCAGATATTACTCATCCTTTATCTTTACGAATGGGTTTTCTACATAAAACTCCACTACATCCTTAGATTTTATAGATGTCACTATACCGGTGGTATCCACAAATCCATCTGTTTCATCCATTGTCAAATCTTCTATTTTATCTCCCGGCAGAAAACAAAGATTATAGTCTTGATCAATATACATAATCATCTTTAACCTAACCATGTCATCAATGATGCCTTTCATTCTCTCCACGACATCCAATTGATCATTACTAAGCATTAATCTACTTTTTGATGATTCCACTAACCTTATGTCTCCATTCCTGTCAACTACAGTTAAGTCATTGAATTTATACACATCTTCACGTGTTCTGTAATATGTTTCCTTACAATAAATTTTTCCTTTATCATCTATTTCAACATCAAAATATTCCAACTTATCCTTGACAGCTCTTCCGTTTTTGTATTTCCACACATCACCTATTGGAATGAACCCATATAATGACTCAAAAACATCATATATTGATAGTCTTGTCTTAGGAATGCTCTCGCCCTTTTTAAAACATTCTTCGGACGAATAAAATAATTTCCCATCTAATGTCTTCTCAGTCCTACATCCTCCCCATGTTCCTACATATCTAACTGCTCCATATGTAAAACTGATCAAGATCTTATCAATCTCAAACCACTTTAATCTTCCTGACATATCGTCAAAAAGATATCCACTCTCTAGATAAACCGATAAACATTCTCTAATTTCCATAACAATTTATTTTTTTTAATTAAACAACATCATTTGCCTTGATCACTATCCGTATCAATATTATGAACAAGCTCATATAGATCATAATCACTACACTCTGCTAAACATAAAGAGAAGACGTTCCTGTCGTTAATCAGGAAATAGCTATCTTCTAATATGAAGATAGATCTTCCTACCTCTAAAAACAGTCCCATAACTCATTGCCTCTTTTATTGCCAAACACTTTCTGAAAAGTATGACGATCTGCCTTATTCTCGAATTTACGCATCCGTCTAATCCACTCATATCCGTGCCTCACTAAATCCAAGCCGCCGGCTTCATCGAAGCTCCCGTTTTTATCAATTCATTTATTTACATCTATCAACATACTCCCTTATAATATTACATTAAACAACTCGTTTAACCTATCTATCTCACTTAGGTATTCATCTTCTTTATCAAATCTAATTTGCGTCCCTCCCTCCAATCCAAAGGACAGGGTAAAGGATATGACCCAGCCCGATCCGTCCACGGCCTGCTCCTTGGGAACCCAAGACATCACCGCTTTCTTGGATATCCACCATCTCCCTATCTGAACGAAATCAGGATAGTTGTCTATTAAATATACCATCTGATTAGCCATCTTATTAACATCATCAAAAGGCACTATATGATACTTGTTTCTTATCCTGACCTTCACGAAGGGGTTATCCATATTATATGCCGCAAATGCTGATATCACGGAACTAGGATATCTAACTCCTTTTATTATCACCCATTTCATATATCACCCCCTTTTATATAACATAAATTCATTGGATAAAATTTATCCGCGCTCTCTTTTCCGTCTCCGCGAAAGTCAGCCAGCCCGCATGTCAGGATGCTCACAAGGTTATCCACCACCTCCAACTCGCTCGATTTGAACCACGCCAACTGACTGTAAGTTTCACCTATCCATATTATACTCATTCTCCCGTCCCGACTGACCTCCTTGACCAGCCCTATATGGTTTTTAGTGTCCTTAATCACATTTGATTCGTCAATATTTGTAAGCCGAACAAAATCCATCGGTCGTATCACTTTATCCTCGTCCATGTTAATCCTCCTATATTTTTATTCTCTCAATTTGTTTTTAACCTCCTTGACATATTTAGGGGAATGTAGTCCCCTATGCAATCTTATAGCCCGATCTATATCCTTTTTAGGATTATGATGAGATTGATATATCTCGAACATTTCCCTAGCCTTGGAAGGATTTGTTCGATCATCATATCTATACCGCTTTTTCTTCCGTTTAAGGCGCAATATCCTATTAACCTCATCTACATACACCTTTTTCATCTGCCACCTCCCTAAAGCCCCGGAGGAGGCGTTATACGCACGATCGTCATCCCTTGACTCCACGAAAGACAAGGCGTCCGCCAGCTTGTCCCATACCCGTGCCTCGACCACGGCTGGCTTCGGGGCGAGGGGCATGCCTCCGCTTCCCTTTGGCGGTGTCAATATTATCATCGCCATCACGAGTAAGTATCTCATCACTCTCCCTTATTTTTATAAAACTCCTCCCCGAATTTCACGTTATCCACATAATCCTCCATACACTCATGAACAATTATATGAATATCCCCCTCCGCATATGTTACCTCAGACATCATTCTCTCATTAGTCATCCACCAAGAATAACTATCAATATGCCGTATCTCAAATCCACGACCATGTAACAGGCACATAACATTGTGTCTTAAATCCCTACCCATCATTATACACTCATACACGATATATCCGTTTATATTTTCATGAGACTTTCCGAACGTATAAATATACCTGCTCATCAACTTATACAACTCCCTTGCCACAGGATTCGGGATCGCCTCATCCATATCAAAATCATCACCCGTATCAATAATCTTATCCACGTCCCGTTCATCAATACAAGCCCTAGGCATTCCTATCGTCCGTACATAAAGGCGTGATCGGTGATCCCTACTTAACACTGTCCCGATATACTTTTCTCCTTTAGTGTATCCTATATTATGGTTGCCGGTTATATTAAACACAATTTCATCTCCTATATTAATCTCATCCATATTCAAGATATTTATATTACTTGTTATTTTTTTTATACAAAAAGAGGATATAATGGCATAATATTATGATGTCAAGACACAAATACGTTATCTATCATATTGCCATACATATCCTTCATGCAACGTTATTCACGGCATTATATCGTATATGATGCCGCATGCCATAAATACATCCAATCAATCCTCTTTTAAGTCTTTATCGCTATTAAGATTATCAGCTATATCCAATATCTTCGAAATAAGAGCCTTTTTAGGCTCATACTCGTCGTTTATGCTTATAATCGAGTAGTTGTATACCACACCTTCTTTCGATACCTCCACACCCACGTATTTAGGCGCAACGGCATCTTTGCGTAGTACAATAAATGGGCTTTTCCTGTCCAACTCATTTATTAACCGGTTAAACTGTCTTCTTGTCATCTGATAGTGATATTATTTCCATGTTATAGATGCGATCCCTCTTTACCCTTATCTTCTCGCATAGCTCATCGAAGCACCCATCCTCTTCTAACTTATCAACATAATATAATACACTTGATTTAGAGCTTCCTTGAAGATATATATTTCCTCTTATGTTCTTTGAGAAAAAATTAGGCAAGACCATCTTCTGTCTCTTATCCTTATTATCCATGCAAGATATAACAACAACCCATAATCCCGGCTCCCACTCTTTCACTGATAACATGAGATCAAGGTTTGATTGTTGATCGATATATCTCCTGCCAGTTTTATCATAACGCAGGATGGTATAATTCTTTCCGCTATTATTATCAAACATCGCAACGATAGGACAATTCCCCTTCCCATTATCACATAATATTCTTACCTCTTTCCCATCGCGTAGATATACCTTATCGTAATCTCCTCTTTTATATATTTCAAAATCAAATTCTATTATCATTCTATTTCCTCCTGTTGATGTATTGTTGCGTACGACCTTCCTCTATCTTCTCGAAATAAAACTTATTCCCATATAATCGGGTGAAACAGATGTTATACCCGAAATGCTCAGCGCGTCTGATCTGCGCATAACCTCTACCGATGTCCTTATTATCAATCAGCGTAACAAAACAATGTGATCCTACTTCTGTATTCAAAACCAGATTTTCCCAATCCTTTACTTCCATATCAAATTCCCTTAAATATTTTTTTGTTATGATTATTGTTATTGTACCATCCATCAATATCCTTATATTGTTCCGGATAAACCCCATGAGACTTACACCACATAGGTAACGGCTCGTTTAGCACGTCCAGTGCCGTCGCAAGATCGAACGTAGCTTCCTCCTTGACACGACATCCCGATCCACTTCCACGGTTCGGTATATATGCCCTACTATATGCTACGCTCATTCCATATTCTCCATGACTCAGATACCCGATGTTGGGTGAATCAGGGAAGGCGTAATACAACATCGTATAATCACCCTTGTTCCAACTCCTGTTATAAAAATCATCCTGCCATGCGAAAACCCTGCAACCAGCTTCTTTTAATTCCGCTGCCGCTCTTTTTAAAATATTATCTTCCATACTACTTATATTTAAATTACGCCAAGGTGCCGGGAACCGGCCCCGGATCATATCCGCACACGTACGATTATGATATATCCTTCCACCCCGCCAAGGTCATGGTCACAATATTAACAAACTAAAATCTAATGTTCATATCATTACACATCTTGAAGAAAACCTCCCTTATGATCTTTTTGTACAAGATGTATATCTCATCATCATCATCGAACTCCACTTCCCATGAACGTAACAAGTCTTTGATCTTATAATCTGCTACATCTACACTAAATATAGATGGCAGAGTCATTATATAATCCTCGAAAGCTTTCTCAATCCCATCCCTTTTGATATGCTCTTTATACTCATCCTTAAATACGTTAAGCATAAAAAACCAGATACTCCCTATCATATCTAAACTGCTTTTTGTAATTATCAGTATCTATATGATCTAGTATATATATTTCTATAGCGTCCCTGTCGTATTTTGACATACCTCTTCCTCCTGTTTTTGATATTTAATGACCCTTTTCTCCCCATACGCCTTCGCTAACTGGATGAGTTGACCGGTAAATACCTTGGTACGGTGTTTCACGATCTTATCCATTAATTCCGGGCATCTGGTTTTCCACCTGTAATTCACCTCGCTATGCGCCTTCTTCCTATAGTATCTGTAAAACGTTACAGCCACTATTATCTCGCCACTTTGCTCAAAAGCAACCAAATCGTAATTATTGTAAGTTACTCCTTCCATGATTTTATTTTGTTATCCATTTTATATATTCTATCACTTTCTCTGGTAAGGTCATTATATCTTTAACCCTTTCCCTAAATTGTATGAATATCCCCTATATGGATAATAATCGCACACATATATTCCTATTCCTTGCGGATGAAATGGATTTTCGCCACATGCGAACATAGGATAATATATCAACCCACTACTGTCCTTATCCTTGTCACTCATACATATTATCGTGTATCTATCTGCCGCTTCATCGCCAAAATCATACACCCTTACTTTTGCCTTCACGCCATTAGCGTTTGTTGTAATATTATTCATACGCACCTCCTTTGTTGTTCACTATCAAACTAATCTATCTCCCTACCATATAGGGTATACGATCCACACCAGCCACGATTCTCATTCGAGACCCTAATATGATCTACAGGCTTATCTCCTGCCATACAATTGGCGTAAGATAATACTTCCGACATGTTTCTGAACCCGGAATCCGCCGCCGATTTTATAAGTTTCCGATCGTACCCGAATACCCATACCTTTACAATATCCCTTTCCTTTACAATTCTTCTTATACGCATAAACACTTATTTTTGCCAAGCAGAAAAAACGGCTAACGACAAGACCTGACCAGCCTCACCGCAGCCGCCCGCATTCCCCTTGGTGGTATTAACTTCCTCCAATAATCTCATAATCGAATTTCACATTAATACTCTCATCAATGTTTAATTCTTTCTTCATCCCAAATACAGTCTCCCCTTACCGTATCAAAATCCAATAATTGATCTTCGGGATTATTCACAAGTTCTCTCCGGTTATTTTTCCTAGGTTCCCTAGACGTGAGAATATATTCCGCACAACAGCTTCCCTCAAATATCCTTACCCGAGAATACCATATATCACCAGATCCGTATCCAACACATATGTTCATGTTTATGATAGTATTATCCCACGCTTCTTCCGGGAAACGTTTGAATATCCTACCAATCCATTCAGTATCAATACTTATATACGGTGAATCCAGATCCGACGTACCTATACCATTCGTATATAGGATAATCTCTTTCTTGTCCTTAAATATTAAGGCTTTTACCTTAACCTCCCTTTCTTTCATTCTATTATCTCTAATTTCCCATAATAGGGATAAAAGCTACCGTCCCTATATACTTCGTACCTTAATCCACCATTTCTCGCCTTATAGATAGTAACCACTCCGGAATTATAAAATGAGCTTAACTCATTAGCCACAAATCCTCCACATTCCTTATATGATGAAGGAGTATCACGTAATGGCCTACCTTTGTATATCCTTACTTTCTTGCAAACTTTATCCCCTATACGAATATCTTTATTCTTATAAGCTGTTAATTCCATGCTTCTCATATTCTTGTGTTTTTAAATTATATATCACTATTATAAGGACGGCGCACGACCGGCAAAATACCGCCATACCGTGCTACCGCCCCTGTTCCCCTTGGGTTACCAGACGCATTCTACCGTATCAATTTTCATACGATCTTCCCAATTGCTTAAATCCGGATTCTCCCCTCCATAAAAGCAATAGTAAGCCCATACCTCAATATCGCCCACTTTTATGCATCCATCACTGCACCATTCTACAATATTGTCACCGAACTTTTTCTTTCGCTTCTTCTTTCGTCATATCACTATCCTATTTTTAATACTACTACCGCCAAAGGAAATAGGTGGACGGACGACCTGCGGGGCCAACTCCACGCCATCGCCGCCCCCGTTTTCCCTTGGTTTCCTCCGCATCGCCCCATACCAATAAACAATATCTACCCGCCATCGCTCACAACCGCCTTGCCTTGACCGAAAACTCCTACCACTTGTAAACTTTTACATTTGATCGGAAGATAACCCTTGCTCGAAAGGCGTTTTTCTTGCTCGAAAGGCGTTTCCCTTGTCTGGAGGCGTTTCCCTTGCTCGAAAGGCGTTTTTCTTGTTTGTTGGTGTTTTTCCCCTTGTTTGGAGGTGTTTTTTCCCCTTGTTTGGAGGTGTTTTTTCCCCTTGTTTGGGGGTGTTTTTCCCCTTGTTTGGAGGTGTCCCATCACGCAAACCCCACCCCTCCCTCGAAATCCCCACGAAATCCCAAGACCTTCCGCTACTTTGTTCCACGTGGAACGCTGATTCAGTCTAGGATATCGAGGTCTTTGTTCTTGATTGCCTTATATACTTGCTTTATACAATAGATTGATAATAAAGCCAATAAAATAACTATGATTAAAGGAAGGGCGTCGCCCGTAGCTATAACATACCGCCCTAACTCAAACGCCATGTACCCACAAAACAAGATGAGTACGAAATATATAAATATACCCATAAAAAATATACAATAAGTAACCACGATTTTAAAATTGAACACAAATAACATAATTAATTGAGTATCAATAAAATAATATATATCAACCTCTAGAGCTACCTCTAGGGAAAGATAAGCCCAAACATAGATAAAAAATATACAATAAGTACCTTCTATTATATACCTTTTAGGATCGATTCAAACGCAAATCCATACATAAGGGCGCAATTCGCCCGTCCATACGGGTATGAATATATACAAAATGATACATAATAAAGTATTTTACTTACATATTTATAATTAAGGCTTAAAATTTACCGACTCAACACTTTTATGCGTAAGTAAAACATATGATTATGCTATCATTTTGTAAAATATAGGCACAAAAAAGCCCTTCCGTCCTATATCACTACGGTACGAAAGGGCAAACTTTAAAATCAAATAAAAACAAACGACTATTGCCGCAATTTGTTTGCCATGTAGTTAACACGTTTGCGCCTACATTTATCAGATCCCCTACTACAATCTAATTTATTAGACTTGTATAGATCTTTGGTAAGCTCGATATAAAAATCGATTTGAGACTTTCTTGCAGCGTCTAAAGCTTTTTCTTTTTTAAGTGCTAGCTTTCTATTAAGATTATTAAACTTTCTCCTATACATAATTTATTCGTTTTTAAATTGCACCAATAAGAAACGTAAGCTGGGGACAATACGGCCGGCGTTATCGATACAACCAGCCGAACGCCCGCACGCCCGCCAATTAATTTGTATTGGTCCCTTTGCCGACAACGAAGCCGGCCAAATACGCACATACGTTTCCCGTGATACGTACCGACAAGGCGCACTTTGTCCGTCAATTTAACCGCACAAAATACCCTTGTAAGGGCCGTTATTTTGCTATTACATATAACGCATAAGTACTTAAGCAACCTTAAACGTTATTGCCTTGATATATTGGCACGGTTATAACACCGTTATGCACTCCATACGTGCTACTCTAGCAACGTATAGACATACGCCCTATATATGCGTATATACACCAATGTACCCCGTGTTTTTACACGGCCTACTAGGTTGACCTAGTGTATTTACCAGATCGATATAAACCAAAAGATAATAGCACTATCCTGGACTAGGATAGCGCTTAAACCACATTGCTAATTGGCGGCCTATCTACACAGGCTATCGTAACACTACCTACCTGTGTATGTTTATATCAATAAATTAAAGATCCTGCCTGTTTTAGTCTAGTCCAGTGGCACGACGGGGACGTACAGGCGTTGCCACCATAACGCCCCCTATGTGATTAAATAGGGGGCAAATCGTTTGCTATCTATCATTTTTAGGATGCGTCAAATAATATGTAACGCACTTTGCAATGAGATTAAATGTATACCGTTTGATAGGTACGGCGCATTTTATGATACGCTTGTCGGTACCATTGAACGTTTCATAATATATACCAAAATCAAACTCTATAGGCTCATTATATCCAAAGCGTTTATGAGAAGAACCGAGTATTGCTATATCCTCTATTTCACTCATTTTAAGCTTTTTGTTTTTATACTGTTCGTTTTTATCATAGTATTCACGCTCTACTTCCTTGTATGCGCAAAACGTATTATTTACTCGTGGAAGTATTTCTTTGCAAAGTTGTATTACGACTTCCTTGTCCTTTGCCAAATTGACTAAAGCGGGGACGATCGATTTGTCTACTTTAATCTCATTTTCTTTTAAAATCTCATTAATTTCTTTCCCGGATTTAAAGAGCTGGCACCATGCCTTGACCGCACCTGTTAACGTTTTCTCACTTGATTTTTTTACCTCATTTTGTACTTTGTTAATATCTTTACCTGTCATTAGATTTGCCCTTGCCCTAGGGACTTGTACAGGCATCTAGCACGCCTTGTTTGTTAATATTGTTATCTCACATTGCAAATATAATAAATGTTTTATTTTCAAACAAATATTATGCAATAAAAACTCAACGATTATATATAATAAAACTAATCAAATGTAAATGTATATTAAAATATTGGTTTATATCATTGATAATCAACAATTTAAACTAAAAATAAGCATTCTTTTTTCGGCTAGCTGGTCTTTCCCCGCTCCTGTTTTATGATTTCCGTGGGTTGGGGGGGGTGAGACCAAAAAACGGCAGCCCGACCGGGCCGATTTCGGGGAGGTGGTTCATCCCGCATCCCGCATCCCGCATCCCGCATCCCGCATCCCGCATCCCGCATCCC